TATTGACATTTCTTACCGAAGGCAACAAAAAGTCTTCGGTATTTTTTGTTTATATAGGTCCTTTTTGAAAATATTGAAAATTTTTGGCCAAAATTTTTTTGAGAGTAGGTACTACTTTTTGTAATGCGGGGGGGGGTCTAACAAAAAAATCAAAAAATTCCATGACGGATCACGCAGCAAACAGCCCGCCCCATATTGATATAGGCGTAGCCAGGGAATACGTGGGGGAGATTACCGTAGGGGGGTGTCGGGTAGGTGGTACGTAGGTAGGCATAAGGTAGGGGGTTATGGGGGCTATCGTAGGTAGTCCTACTTATCATACAAATCTATTCTTTGCCCATTTATTTGTGTTCTAAGCGCATTAAATTATTCAGCAGATACATTTACTATCTTTACAAATAAAATCGTTTAAAATCGAAATTATTTATATTAGTTTCATTATGGGTAATATATTATTAATAAACGAAGTTTATCAATGATATTTATATTACCTATAATGTTTTGCTGATAAAATTGCGTTGCGTGTATGTATATGTCCTAAAATAAGAAAAATCTTCACATATAAAAATTTTGGGGCGATTTGCATTTTTTTCTCTAAAATTTTTATTATTGAAAAAATTATAGTACTTTTGCATCGTGTTTGATTGACAAGCACATTTGTTTTACCTAAAAAGTGTGGTCACACTATAAACGATTTTTGCCTTATGAACAAAACTATTCTTGCTGCAAGCGACATCATTAACTTTATGTCGAACATTAAGGGTTGCCGTCAAGGTGCAATTCACTACTTTTCTAAACTCGCGTTCCCTAAAAAGAAATACGCGTATGCAGGTATCGTGGGCGAGGTAACCAAGTTCGTTGTTCGGCAGTGCCAATTCAATCGCGACTATGAAAATAGTGTGAACAACCAATTAGTTCGCGAGGGCAAAGACGCAGCATTTGAGAGTGCTGGTCTAAAAGCGGGAGAGCGCTATATGCAAGGTCTTTACCGCAAGGTAATCGAGAACACCATAACGGGGCAAAAGTATGTGGTGTGGTATCCTTATGAGGGTGCAAGTGTTAGCACGCAGTACTTTATTGACGGAGTTCCAGCGACTGCTGAACAAACTGCTATCATAGCAGAGTGGGAGAAAGCAAAGTACGCAAACGAAAAAATCGGCACGCAAGAAGCGGTCGGTGTTGAGAAAAAGGTGCTTTGGCGCTACACCAAGTTCGAGGGCATTACATACCTTGCGTGTGAGGGAGAGGTGCTAACTTGTGAAACCAAACCTGCCGCATAACCAAGCGGTAGAGCACACCAAAGGACAGACTGCAAAAGCGGTCTGTTTTTTTGTACCTTTAACTTCACTATATGCCCTAAAATAAACTAATATTTGAATTATAAAAATTTTAGAGAGAAATTATCAGTATAATTATGATATTTTTGCAAAATCTTTATTTTAAGAGGTTTTTATCTATTGGGTGGCACATTTATACTGTTTATGGATTTTCGTGTGTTAGAATTGAAATATGATGAAAAATTATTTTTATTCTCCAAAATTTTTATTATTGAGAATAATGTAGTATCTTTGCATTGTAATTAAAAAGATAACCTATAAAACTTTTTAGAATATGAGCAACAAAGTACAAGAGTTTGCAGTAAAAAACGGAATTACAAACGTATTTCACTATGCAGCAGCAGAAGAAAAATGCGTGTTTGAGCGTCAGGCAGCAGAGTGTGGGTATGAGCGCAAAACTACTTTCTTCAGTGATTTAAGTATCGCAGAGTGGTATGGTGCAGATAGTGTACGCGACACATACAAAAATGTTATGCGTTCGTGGGTAAAAGATGTTGTATATTTCACGGAATTTGTAATGTGTTTAAATTGGAAGATTTGGGAGCATAACGCACGCGGTAATGACGAGTTGGCAAAAGTATATGATGAGTTGTGGCGCGAGGCTGATGAGTTGGCTTGCAACACATACAAAGGCGAAGACGCGGACTACTACTACAGCACGACCGATTAAGTGAGTAAATGTTATTTTGAATTCTTTCATAGTGGTAGCACTGGCTTGGGAAAGTCGGTGCTATTTTTTTGTGTTTCTCTATCAATATATGCTCTAAAATAGCAAAGTTTCTCGATAATAAAAATTTTTGGGAGTGATTTTGTTTTTATTCTCGAAAATTTTTATATATGGGAAAAATGTAGTACTTTTGCATTGTAATTCAATAAAAAAATAGCAACTATGGCAGTCAAAGTAAAACAAATCACAAACTACAAGGGTCGCTACTGCGCCGAACTTGAAAACGGGCTGTTCGTTTTAGAAAATGGGTCTATGGGTCTCCTGCTCTGCGAGAAAGTGGATGAGGGAATGAAAGTTATGGAAAGTAACATCTGCTGCGGAATGATGTCCAAGACGGAAGATGATTTTCGTTGGAACGTCGAGAACGCAAACTATATGACCGATATGTCTCCTTACGGAATGACGATTAAGGATGAGGATGATGACGAACAAGTCAAAATTTCCGTTACAATTACAAAAGGTCATATCGTGGAGGAACTGCGTAAACTTGCCGACGCGATAGAGGATAACGACTATGAAGAAATTCCTTATTATGAAACCTACCATTGTGCAGCAGAGTTTCACTAAAAAAACTATTACTATTATGGAAATCAAAGCAACTGACATTCGTGTTTGTGAGCAAGGTTTACTCACGCACCAACCGATTACAATTTGTGAAAGCGGTGTTTTAATGAAATTCCAAAACGCAAAACCTCGTGACATAACTTTATATGTGGATGGCAATATGTGTATCATCAAAGAAAATGGTATTAAGACACACATTATAACCGCGCCTTTCAAAATTAAGATAGAGAAAGGTATCGAATAACGTTTATCTAAAAGCGAGATTGAAAGTGAGGGCAACTTGTTGTCCTCATTTTTTTATGCTTTAAAATTTTTATATGCAGCGGAAAAGTTTATTTTAGGGAATATAGTAAGACGATGAGTGATGATTTATTTTTTATTCTCCAAAATTTTTATAATTCAAATAATTGTAGTACTTTTGCATTGTAATTAAAAGTTTAACAAATAAAACTATTAAGATTATGGGTTACACACACTATTGGACATTTAAGAAGAAAGTAAAAGACATTACGAACGGCGAAAGTGGTTTCAAGTACGCCGTTGAGTTATTCAAACGCGGTTTGGAAATCGCCAGCGACAAACACAATCTCTACTATCCCGATTTGCTCGGTAACGGCGTGGGAGTGGATGAGCCGATTATTGAAGATGACAAACTTATCTTCAACGGTAAGCGACCCGATGACTATGAGACATTTGCAATCACGACCGAAAGCGAGGGTTTTGACTTTTGCAAGACTGCGAGGTGTCCGTATGATGTATTTGTCTGCCTTGCCCTGCTCTGCTTTGAGGATGTATTCGGAGACCAAATCGAGGTTAGCAGCGATGGCGATAGAAACAATGATGAGGGTTGGGTTGTTGCAAGGCAAATCTTCAACGAACTTTAAGAGTGAGGGCATTGCCCTCATTTTTTTTGTGCTTTGCAGGTAGTATATGGCCTAAAATACACGATTCCGTTAATTATAAAAATTTTAGGGGCGTAAAATTGGGGTACCATATTTTTATTCTCCAAAATTTTTATATTCCAAATAATTATAGTACTTTTGCATTGTAATTAAAAAACTAAACATTATGGCAAGTGTAAAGAGTTACAAAGGACAACATTTTGAAAGCAGTTGTTGTCGCACCGAGCAATACGCAGAGTTTGAAAGAACCTGCAAGCGCGAACTCAAAAAGCAATGTGCAAAACTTGGTATCAACATACACAAGTTTTATCCAAACCACTTTGAGTGGTCGGCGGTATTGGAGAAAGGCGGCAAGTTCGTATATGTGTCCATGAGTGATGTGCGCTATTGGGATTGGTACAACGATATTCTTATTCGCACAATGGCACACGCAGAAGATTGGCGAGGTGGCAGCAATAATAGTTGTTCGTTCGACAAGATTGGCGAAATGGCAAATAGATTATTAGGTTTTATTCCTTTGTCGGAATATTTGTCTAACGATTAAAATACAAACATTATGTACGAAAGAGAATACAATGAAAAAGATTTGAACGAAATCATAGACAAAGGTATGTATGATTGTTATTCGATGTGTGGTATTTGGTAAAAACTTTTTCTCTCCAAAATTTTTATAAATGAAAAAATTGTTGTACCTTTGCAATGTCAAATTAAAAACGATAAGCATATGAAGAAGAGCTAGGTTTAGCATTAAGCACATGAGCCGTGCAACATAAGGGATTGTCGCGGCATGAGTTTTAAAATTAGTTCTTTGGCTTGTTACGCATGAGATGGGCAAATAGATTACACCTCGCGGAGCCATTCAAAATTTAAGAATTCCAAATTTAAGCAGAATTATGAGGACAAATAAACCTCCGCCCGATTATTAAGGTGGCAACGGAATTAGGCAGTTATTAAATCGCATGAGAGGTTGGCGAATTATACTCCTTGCGGCTGCCGAGAGACTATAGAAGATTTTATATTAGAATTGTAACCGCCCAAAGGTAGGGCACAAAATAGTGCAAGTGTATGAAACATAAGCGCATAAGAGCCGAGACGAAACATTAAGGCATAACAAATAACATTTAGATATAGGATTTAACATTAAAATAAAACGTAGCAAAATCGAGCCGTAATTCCGTAAGCGGTGAGCAAGTGCAGCGTTATGGGCACACTGACGAGTGTGCTCTTTTTTGGTCTATTTTGGTATTATATGCTCTAAAATAAGAAAATCCGTGAGATATAAAAATTTTAGAGTTGAAAAAAGATTTATCCCCCAAAATTTTTATATATGGAAGAAATGTAGTACTTTTGCATTGTGATTAAAAGAAAGGGACAAAATGGAAGAGTTGGAATACAAAGGAGATAAAATCGTTAAGTATGGAGAAAACGATTATGTAGGTTTTTACCTTAATGCTGATGATGAGGTAAATACTACCTATCATTGTAAGACATTAAAAGAAGCGCAAAAAGCGTTAGACAAGTATAATAAACTTGTGTCTATTATTAAAAATGAGAAAGGAGAATAACACTATGAAACATTTAATTGAAAAGTTAATTCATCGTCTTTTGCGTAAGTGTCGCAAAAATCAGTTGCGTTATTTGTTTGCTCGTCTATTGGCGGAGATTGTTAAAGATAAAGAGAGTACAAATCACGTTCTTATATCAATCGCAAGTTACTTTATTAGGTATCACGGCGGAGAGAAATTTCAGTTCAATGACATTTTCGTAGTAGGTAACATTATCTATATCGACACATTGCGACCTGGCTATTGGATAGGCAAAGGTGGCTCGGAGGCAGATAGACTGCTTTTGGAGTGTAACTACAACACGGAAATGGAAAAAGTTGCCGATTATCAGTTGAGGTTCATTGAATTGTTAAATGACGCGCAGTCTGACATTGCAACGTATATTCACATAAATTCATAGCATAGTTATAAGGTTTTGGGTTATACAATTGTTGGTAGCATTGGCTTGTGAAAGTCGGTGCTATTTTTTTGTTCCAAAATTTTTATAATTGAAAGTTTTGTTTATTTTAGGAGATATAGGAAGATGATTGCCCTCAAAACCGATAATTGTGTTTTTTATTCTCCAAAATTTTTATAAGTCAAATAATTGTTGTACTTTTGCAGTGTCAAACTTAAAAAACTAACCAAACAAAAGAAAGGAAACATTATGGAAACTATTAAGAAAAACATTATTTCAATTGTCTTTGTAGGTACTATCATTATTTTTGTAACTCTTTGTATCACTCTCGCGAACTATTTCTTGTACGCATAAATAAGATAGGAGAATAGGTTATGAAAAAGAATAGTTTGAAAACACTTATAGAGTTTTTCGCTCTTTGTGGGGCAATAGCATTCTTTTGCGGACTTGCTGACCCGTGGGCATTCATTGCTTGTATGATATTCGGTTGTGCAGCCGCAGTAACTAAATTGTTTTACAATATAGCAGAAGATTAAAGTTATGGTAGATATAGAATTATTAAGTGTTGGCGACATTGTTAAGGTTGTCGATAGGAAGACGAGTAAGTTTGCATTCGGTCAAGTATCATTTAAGACAGATAACGGAGTTAGTGTCCGTCTTGGTTTTGACGAGAATTGCATTGTTACCTTATGTGATGATAGGTATTACATAGATTGTCTATTAGAAAAAGTATAAGGAAATAATAGGTTCATAGGGTTTAATGGGTTAATTGGATAGCATTGCGTTGGGAAACGCGGTGCTATTTTTTTTGTACCTTAAAATTTTTATATATGAAAAGTTTTCTTATTTTAGGACATATAGATATGGGTTATTTTTTTATTCCCAAAAATTTTTATAATTCAAATAAAAGCAGTACCTTTGTATCGTAATTCAAATAAACACTATAACATTATGGAACAAATCAACAAACAAGAAATTCTCAATGCCGTAGCAAATTATTCACGCGCTGACATTAACTACGGAGAGTGTACAACAATGGGTGGCATTGTAAACGGACACCGCCAACATATTCACAAGTACTATTGGGTAGAAATTGGGGGCACACGCATTCAAGACAATGGAGAGTTCAAAACAATGTTCTCATTCGTGCAAGCATTGCAAAAGCAGTTCGCTGCGATTGAAGAAGAATTGCGCAAAGAGAACGTGATTTACGTTAAAGAGAAGAAAGACATTGTATGTGGCACCGACTACGTTTGGCATTGCGACAAATATGCAGAGTTGGAGTGTGTATTGGGACTTGTAAAAATAGTTCCGTGTGCAGAGTTCAAGGAGTTGCAAGAGTGGTTGAAAGAGAATGCAAACTTTGAGTTGGGTGTAACAGACTTGTACACTTGCGACATTTGCCAAAAGCGCAGTAGCAAATCGTATAGTAACTTTGAATACACCGCTACACATTTTAGTGTTTGCCAAAGATTGCTCAATGACTTAAAAGCGAAAGGTAAGGTTGTTGTGGAGATAAAGGAAGATGAAGAGATTGACAATGACCCCTATCGTTATGAGTATGAGCAGTATGGTTATAAGCGAGTGTACTTGTCAGCGACTGCTGCATAGTATATATACTCAAATGAGTACCTATTTATTTCCCTAAAATTTTTATATGTGAAATAATTGTTGTACTTTTGTATCGTTAAACAATTAAAAACAATAACACTATGAACTATCAAGTAAAAACTATTGAGAATGGGCGCGGTATTTCGTTGCAATCGTATCAAAATCATTTGTCTTTGTATGAGAGTGATTTGAAAGATTTAATCTTCTACAATGAAACGGAAGATACTTTCATCCGCAGAGTAGAGAGTTGGTTATGGGACATCGTTTGTGATGAGTATGACCGCGACAATTTCAAATACAATCAAAGCGACTTGGAGAAATCACTGCGAGTAGTATTCAAGAACTTGTATAAGGACTTTGAGCAGAGCGCAGAGTTTGAAACAAAGAAAGCAGAAAGACTTGCCGAATTGGCAAAAGCAGACTTGGAGAAAAAAGTAAATCTTCGCACAATTACCGATTATGTTTGGAAAAAGCAAAACTTTGATAGAAAGTGTTATGCTTGGAGTGCTTTCTCTTGCACAAAAGAATACAATGCCTATTGCAAAATGCAAGAATACATAAAAGAACACTTGGCAGAGTTTGCAGAGTTGGGCGAAAACGAAAGAAACGAAAAAGGAAACGAGATATACTTGCAAAAGTTGAAAGAGATTAGGGGGTGGTAAGAATAGTATAGTGGCTATGGTAGCACTGGGTTGAAAAACTCGGTGCTATTTTTTTTTATACTTAAAATTTTTATAACTGAAAACTTTTTTTATTTTAGGGCATATGATCTTTTTTCAGTTACAAAAGATCTTTTTGTTTTTTATTTCCCTAAAATTTTTATGTTCTAAATAATTGTAGTACTTTTGCATTGTAATTAAAATAATAACAACTATGGTATCCTATTACATTACAATTGCTTTTTATAGCGAGCCGAATTATCGAGGAAATTGCAGTATTTATTACCTCAAAGGTATAAAAGGTAACAAAATCTCTTATGGCGGCACAATGTACAAGAAATTGTATCTACAAAAAAGTGCGGCATTAAAAGCCGCTAAAAAAATAAAAAATGCTTTTACCACCGCAAAAGTTGAGGTAAATGAAATCATTCCGATAAACGGAGTATTTAATACAATTGTAATTCAATAAAAAAAGGAGAATAAGAAGAAACTGCAAGCGCGAATTAACGAACTCAAAGGAGAGGGATACGTTGAGCGCAGAGGTTTAATAGTTGTTCATAGGTTTAGGTTTAAGGGTTGGTAGCACATAGTCGTGAGGATTAGGTGCTACTTTTTTTATTTTTTTTTTGCTTTGCGGGTACTATATGCCCTAAAATAAACTAATTCTTGGAACATAAAAATTTTAGAGTCAAAAAAAATTATTCCCAAAAATTTTTATATATCAAATAATTATAGTACTTTTGCATTGTGAAACTTAAAAACAAGACAACTATGATACTTTCAAAGAAAGACAAAGAGCAACTGCTTGATTGGGGCTACAAGCCCGAAGATATACCTGTGATTGAGGACGCAATCAACAATGGTATGGAGTTTATTACCTTATTTCCAAATGGCGAAAACCGAAATCATATAACGGCAGAGGGCGCAAAACGACTGCTTGGCACGAAAGAGTTTTTAAGCGGTGTAAGCCGTTCAACTTTCCACTCATCTGCTATTCGTGAGAACAACAAAAAGCAAGTGTATTTTTACTATAAATGGTGGTAAAATGAAAAATAAAAACAATGACATATTAGAAGCATTAAAGGCAGCAAGAAAGCAGAGTAGAGAAATGGAGATTGCTCTCTATGGCAAACCTATATGCCATGCCAATGTGTATAAGAATAAAAAGAAATACACAAGAAAAAATAAACATAAAAATAACTATTAAAATAAAGGAACAACTATGGCAGCAAAAGTAGTAAAAACGAGTGGTATTAACGCACCGATTGGTTTAAATCGCTTCAAAATTACGGAAGAAGATTGCGGTGATAAAAAGGAATATCTTATAGAGTGTTCCAGAAATGGCATATCTTGGTCTGGTATCGGAGAATTAAGTCTTTGCGACCTTGCGGAATTATCATATATTCTACGCGAGGTTGTAGGTGGGGCAAAGTAGCAAAAGAAAGGAGAAATAATATGAATATGTTAGAATTATTACCAAAGTGCATTGACTATAAGGGAGATAGTTTTTTCCTCCAAGTATGTGTAACCGTGTGTGGCAGACTTGCGGTATGTTACAAACAACTTGCTGGAGATAAGAAAATCTTATCTTATGTAGTTGAGAAAGAAAAGGAAAAGTACATTCCAAATATCATTGAGGAAACCGAAACAAGCGGCTTAAATGAGCACATTGGCAATTGCAAAACTCTTGATGAGTGTATCACGGCAATGATATACAAAATCAACGAGATGACTTTGAGTGGAGAGATGAGGGCAAGTTACGGCGGTTAAGTTTTCATAGTGTTTAGTGGGTGCTGGTTGCAGAAATGCAGCCAGCATTTTTTATGCTCTAAAATTTTTATAGCCGAAGTTTTTTCTTATTTTAGGACATATAGTTCCAGAAATGTGATTTGTATTTTTTATTCCCCAAAATTTTTATATGTTAAAGAAATGTAGTACTTTTGTATCGTAATTAAAAAACTACACAACTATGGCAAATAAAATTTATCTTTGGAGTGCGCACGAAAAAAATAATTGTCTAAAACATTCTTATTGTTATGCGCGCAAGGAGTACACAACCGAGCAGGTTGCAAGCATACTGAAAGAAAGTGATAAATTCAAAGATTGCACAGAACCGATTGTGGTTCGTCCAATTGCTGAACACGAAATTGCAGGTGTATGCGCCTATCAGCGTGTAATAAACTTGCAGCCGAGCGAAGACGAAATGTGGCTTGTGCGTAAATTGATTAACAAAAGTAAAAATTTATAAAAATATGACACGAATTATTGAAACCTCTTATGGCGAGGTAAAAGTAGAAACTACCAACGAAAAGGGTTATTTAGATTGCTACATTGGCGACAACTATGATGACTATGTAGGCACTATCGAGGGCACTATCGGTATGAGTGAGGTAACTCTTTGCAAACGAGTAGAAAACATTTTATAACACTAAAAACACTATAACACTATGGAGAAAGTAAGTTTAAAAGAATTGTATCAGCGTTTTACTGCTGACAAAAAAGGAACACAAAAGTTATTCATCACGCACGAGAGTTTTTATGGTGCTCGTGATTGTGAGATTTGCCAAATAAAAGATATTGCACCGAACCCACGAAAGGCAGAAGCAATACGCACTCACGATGAGTACGAAGATTATGTGCCCGATTTTAATTTTGAGGTAGTAAACCCAAATGACAAAAAGGACATTGCCTCTTGGGACGGACACGCAGGTTATTATTGGTATGTATCAACCGACATAAACGAGTTAAAAGCACTCAATGATAAGCGATTAGAGGACTATTATATTAAAGAGGTAGGTCGCTCTATGGAGAGAATTGCAGTTCCACGAATTAAAGTAGTAGGCGAAAGAACCGCACACCTAAACGAATTGATTAGTGAATTTAGGACTACGATTGAAAAGATTACGAACTACACAAATGCAGCATAACTATGGCAAAGAAAGTTATTGGGTATCAAATTACAAATCGAAATCAAGACATTCCAAATAGTTTGTTTAGTTTCCAAATTTTCAAGACCGAAGAACAAGCATTTGAGTATGCAAGAGAACACGGAGTAGTGTTCGATTGGGACAAAGGTTGGTTTGTTCGACAAGTTCGCGAGGGCGACATTGAAAACCCCACATATATCGGTGGTGAAAAGAAAATTTATAACGTAACATTTTATTATCAAACCAAATTGACGGTGAGTGTAGAGGCAGAGAGTGAGAAAGAGGCGATTGCACTTGCGGATTTGGAGAGCGAGAAAGAGTGTTACAAACAAAACTTGCTTAACGGCTTGCGTGAAAGCCATTATCCATACGTTGAGTTAGATGAGGAGTAAATCAAAAATTCGGCAGTAAGTAAAATTATTGCCGTTTTTTTGTGCCTTTATAGAACTATATACCATAAAATAAACAATTCCGTGAATAATAAAAATTTTGGAGTATAATTTTGTTTTTTTTCCCTAAAATTTGTATAATTCAATTTTTTTCTTTTATTTGGCCATATATATATGCGCATACACTTTTTCAAATGAATAATGGTATGATGATTACATTTTTTTGAACGAATTATTCCCTAAAATTTTTATATATCAAATCTTTTTAGTATCTTTGCAGCGTAATTCAAAACAAATAAAATTATGAACACTTATTCTATTGCAATTGATTTTTATAGCGAGCCGAATTTTTGTGGAAATATGAGCCGTTATTGGTTCAAATCAAAACGTGGTAATAAAATATCTTATGGCGGTTTCTTATTTGCCAAGCGGTATTTATCTTTGGCTTGTGCAAACAAAATGGCTAAACGTTTGGCTGAAATACCAATGTTCAAAACTGCTAACATTAGTGTAGTAAATCGTTAAATCAAATAAAACTATGGCAAATGAACTTTGGGGTGCAAAAACCCGTAGTACGAAATGGGTGTTAGAACACCTTTCGAGAAAAGACTTAAAGGAGTTAAGAGAACACATTAAGCAAATCAATCTGATTGCTAAAAATAGCGGTATGTGGGACTTTCAACGCACAGGTTTCTTTAAGCAAACCTACAAAATGGAAGATACACTAATAGAAGCAATAGATGACAATGTGTATGAGAAAAAACTTGAAAAATCATTAGGGCATAAACTATGAAACCTATTAAATTATACAAAGTAGAGGTTGGCGTCTTGTTAAAGAAAGACAATCACGATTACGAAAGTTATTCGCAAGCCTACGACAAGCAGCACGGCTATTATGACGAAAACGTGGCATTTTTCCGCAATAAGAAGAACGCAAAGGAATACCTTAAAAACTACGTGTTCTTTGGTGTAGTTGGCACGTATGGCATTTTGAGTGAGTTGGTGTATAACCAAAATGAGATTGGCTACACCGATGAAGATACAAAACGTATTCTTAAAGACATTGATGAGTGTGGTATCTTTGATGATTATATAGACATTTTCGGAGAAGATTTGTATGACACCAAAAACGTGATTTTCACGCACTACAAGAAAAGCCAAAAAGTATTCAAAAAAATCTTTTAATTATGGCAAAGAAACTTTATAAAGACATTGAGAAAGTATTCGTATCACCTTACGGCAGTTGTACGATTAGTCGTTTAGATTACGAAGATTTAATAATACCGATGATTGCAGAGGAGTTAAGCGATGAGCAAATGCAAAAGTTGGTAGATGAAATAAATCTCTCTATGCGCAGCGATTATAGCGATGAGGAGTTAGGCTGGCTACAAAAGTACCGAGATTTGGGCGCAGAGAACGGATTGACACCAGAGCAGTTGAACTTTGCCGACAAGATGAGCGAGATTGAGTTCATGTATTTTGAAACTTGTGCAAGAAAATTCGGTATGCGTTATTGGGAAGATTTAGATGAAGATGAATACAACGAACTCCAAAAAGAATTGGAATACGCAGCATAGTGTTTAATGTTTAATAGTTAGTGGTGGCACTGGGTGAAAACTCAGTGCTATTTTTTTGTTCTCTAAAATTTTTATAACTGAAGATTTTTCTTATTTTAGGACATATAGTAGGCTGTAAACTTTTTTTCTCCAAAATTTTTATAATCCAAAGAAAAGCAGTATCTTTGCAGCAGATTTGATTAACCAACTAAAATAGAAAGGAACACTATTATGACTATCGAAACAAAATTTAATCTTGGCGATGTTGTTTACTTATTAAAAGGAGAAAAAGTACACAATGCCCAAATCATCAAAATCAATGTACAATTTGGCAATCAAATAGATTGTGTGAATAATAAGCAATGCAATGGCTTTACGCGCACGACACCAACGCAATATGTATCTTATCGTATTAAATACCAGAGCGGTGGAGAAGAAGAATTTGGCGAAGAAAGATTTTTCAAAACAAAGGAAGAATTATTAAAATCACTCTAACTAAAATAGAAAGGAAAACAACTATGACAATTAACGAAATGCGTAAACTGATTGAGCAAGCGGCAGCCATTAGCAACGACATTAAGGCAGCCGTAAAAGAGTGTCTGGTAAAGTTGGGTGCAACGGATGAGGAACACGGAATTGTGTTTGATTGGGAAGACGGAAGTGCGCCAAGCATTTGTAGTCTGCAATTTGGCGATGACGTAGCCGACAGTTATGTTACCAAAATCTGGTATGACAAAGGTTTAATTAAAGTAAATCTCCACGCTTATTATGTAGGCGATGACCGAGAGAACATTGACTTGGCAAGTGAGTGTAATGTAGATTATGAAGATATTCTTGACTATCTTGCTTGTGAGTTAGAGGAGAGAGGTCTGTAACAATATAGGTACTCGATTGAGTACCTATCTACAAAGAGATTGCATTTTATTTCCCCAAAATTTTTATAATTGAAAAAAATATAGTACTTTTGCAGCAGAAATTGAAAAGGAGATTGAGTAGGCATTAACGATGAACCCTGCGCATTGGCTGAAAGACTGAATACAAAGCGGGTTGAGTATTCTACACCTTTTTAATATATAACATTATTAACAATTAAATAAGAAAGGGAAAAATTATGAGCACACGTAGTAACATTTACCTTAAACTCAAAGATAAGAGTAAGGGAAAAACAATTAAATTCAATTTTTCTAAACTCCCGCGAGGAAACGGAGAACGGCACGCAGAATTGGAATTTCCGATTAACGATGTAACAATTCCACAAGACGCGGAGTATATCGGTGTATATCATCATTGGGATGGCTATATCACAGGCGTAGGAAAAACCCTGCTGGAGAGTTACACCGATTATGGCACAATTCTCAATCTGCTTATTATGGGCGATATTAGTACCATAAATGGGGGTGTTATCTCTTATCAAGGTTGGCGCAACGAAGACACACCGCCGCAGTTCATCAATAAATCGACTAAGTTCGGTCATTGGATTTGGAACGAGGAAAAACAATGCGGAGAGGTCAAAAAGTTTGAAATGTGCAACGCAGAGGGCGAGTTAGACCCGAAAGCAGCAGTATGCGAGGAATACGCATATCTCTTTGACGGAAAGAAATGGTGGGTGTCGTACTACACTTATGACAATAACGACAAGCGTGTCGATACTGGGTGGCTTGACCTAAAAGAGGAACTTGCTAAATGGGAAGAGCGAGAGAATAAGGCAAACGCATAAAAGAAAGGAAAAAAGAATATGAAAAACTTTTTGATTGGTATGGTAGTTGGCATTATATTTGCTACGACTGGTACTTACGCGGTCATTGAGCAAAAGGCAAAGAAAGCGGCTACAAAGGAGAATGTAGAGAAAGTAACAAAGGCGGCGCAGAACTTTACCGATACGATTAAGAGTGTGTTTGAGTAAAGGTTGTTAATAATGTTAGTGGTGCGACTGGTTATAACGACTGGTCGCATTTTTTTATTTTCTGCGGGTATTATATGCCCTAAAATAACATTTCCAGCAACATATAAAAATTTTAGGGGCGTAAATAACTTTTTTTCTCCAAAATTTTTATATACCAAATAATTGTAGTACTTTTGCATTGTCAAATATTAAAACACATAACACTATGGCAAGAAAAAATGAGTTTAGTAATGGTCATATAGACATTGACCGAGAGATTTCAGCAGTAGAACTTATGCGCCTTTGCAAAATTGCGTTAAACCACGATTTAGGCGCGGTTGTAACAATTCGTCAAACTGAGGGTACTGACTTTCCTCCGTTCATTACCATTGAAACGCAAGAGGTTCACGATATGACGGATGCAGAGGGTATTGCAGTAAACCAGTTAGCATAAAAAGAAAGGAGCACAATTATGAAAAAGAGTAAAAGATTTTTCCGCATTGGAGAGCGCGTATTTAACTGCGACTACAATGATACCGACCTATTCGGTTTTGGTAAGATAGTACTTATCAATGGTAAAGCACAAGATAAGGAAATCTTTGATGATGACATTGTTACGCTTGATATGAGCGAGAACGGCAATGGCGAAACTGAAAGTGAGGGTAGTATTATCTATAAGATTGCACCGCGTATCAGCAAAAAGATTGGCGAGGTTGTTTGCTACGAACACCACACTACAATCGGAAACTATCCGTTCTATATGCCGAGTAATGATGAGAATTACTATCGGGTTGAGTTAGGGTTGTAAAAACAAGTTGTTAATAATGCGGCGACTGGCTATTCGGCTGGTCGCTTTTTTATTCCCAAAAATTTTTATATGTCAAATAAAAGCAGTACCTTTGCACCAGAATTAACAATTAAAAAATATCAACACTATGAGTAAACTAAACGACAATGTGAAAGCAGTTGTGGAACTGAACGAAAAAATGCACGAAGACATTGTAGAATTTTTGAAACAACACAATGGATTTGTGCGTACTGACAACACCGAGCGCAGGGATGAGGGATTACTATTGTGTGGAAATATCTACACAATCTCTATGGACGGCGATGATGAGCCGAACACCGAAAAGCGAGTATTAGCCGTAATGCTTGATGAAGATGAGCAGGTATGCGTACTGCCCGATATGGGCGAGGAAACAATTAGTGGTCTAACCGACCAAGAGGTGAAAGACTGCGATAATTGGGAGTGGATAAATGGTGGCTATGTATTGCAAAATGCTACACTATTAAGTATCTGCGAATGTATTGAGGAATACGTTTAATTAACTAAAAGAAAGGAAAAACAACTATGGCAAAAGATAAGTTGTATAATCAGTTACTTGAAAAAGTACATCAAAAAGGTGGTTTTGTTAAATTTGAAGCAAAAACAAGACCTTTTGTATATCTAACTGACGAGAAACGAAACACAAAAGGTACTATCGTTGCAGCATTATTTGTTAGTGACGATGAGAGTAGCCCACTAAAATTTATCACTAATCGGTTTACGGCATTTGATGTAGATGACTATCTCAATGCGGAAGATATTGAACATTTGTTAAGCCGAATTTAATAGAAAGGAGAATAAGATTATGACAAGAGTATATGGAGTAGAAATAGAGAATGTAACAAAAGCATTTTACGATTTGACTCACGATGATAAAGTCGAATTAGCAAAAAAGTATAGTGAGCCTAACGGAGATGTTTATACACTTGACGCTTGGTTTCACTACCTCAATCAAGACGGAATTGATACGGAGAATTACTTTTGGTTTCCATTAGATTTTTAGAGTGTTTCCTTTCATAGATGGTTTAGTCGGTGCTGGTGCAGGAATGTGCCAGCATTTTTTTTGCCTGCTGGTATCCTATATGTCCTAAAATAAACTAATTATTCAATAATAAAAATTTTAGGGAAGCAAATAACTTTTTTTCTCCAAAATTTTTATATTCAAATTATTTGTCGTACCTTTGTACCAGATTTGATTAACAACATTAAATACCTATTTACTATGGCAAAGAAAACTTATGCTGAAATGCAAATGGCGATTGAGAACGCCTACAAAAAAGAACTGACAACAGACGGTATCGAACTGGGTGTAATTATGGAGAACTTCCTCAATAGTTACGGCGATGACAGGATTGATGACTTCTTGCAGTATATGACACAATGTGCCCACAGAACACTTCAACAGAAGTACTTCGGGCTTGTGCTGAAAAGCATAGAGAAATTCGCCGAAATGCAGTATTATGACGGCAGAAACGAAAGTAGTGTTGAGAAAGCGAAGAAACTGGTATCGCTTATGCAGGAAAACAATATAGGCACTCGGATGCCGTTGATTTAATGAGGTTTATGACTGGTTGCTTTTTTTCTCCAAAATTTTTATATATAAATTATTTATAGTACCTTTGCACCAGAATTGATTACTAACACTAAAAAATAACAACACTATGGCAACAACAAAAAAACAAAACGTAATTACGTTATTTAACAATTATTGTGGCGAAGGCTACGACTTCGAGGAAGAAAAGGCTATGCTCGAAGAATGCAATGGTCGTGAGTTTAGCGATGAGGCAGTCTGGGAACACATAGGTGATATGGAACGCGAGGACTACGACAATGCTCTCTATGAACTGAAAAAGGTATTCGGCAGCCGAAAGGTGATTGCTGCTGGCAGCGCAGGAACTTGGCGAGGCAACTTTGAGGCAGCAAAGATATTCGACAATGTAGAGGCAGCCGTCAGGGCCATCACCAAAGATTGTGACTACATTAAGATTGAGTCTTTGAATGGTCGCGTGAAAGTAACCGCCAGTCATCACGACGGAACAAACTGCTTCGACTTGAAAGTACTGACCGAACGGGGCGAAATACTTTATGGAAACTGGGATTTTAATTATCATACAAAGTTTGGTAACCTCACTGAATACCAGATACTGGACAAGATTTGGAACGATAGTCACTATTCTAAACTGGCTGGGAAGATAGTCTGATAAGAAATATATATACTCGAATGAGTACCTAATTAAAATAAAGGAGATAATATGAAACAAACATTTGAAAACTTATTACGGTTTATTAACGCGGCGATGATATTCGGAGTTAATTATATCTTTATTGACAAAGGTATGATTACCGATGAAACAATAGAAAAATTAAAAAATTGTAGTTATTCGGTTGTGGTCGGTCAGGGTGAGGCTGCCAGAATTAAAATATCTTGGTAAAATCCATTTTATTTCCCCAAAATTTTTATATGTGAAAGTTTTATAGTACTTTTGCACCGAGTTTCAGATATTTATACTTTGAAATAGGTTAGATTATGAACGAGCAATTAAAAAAAAGTTTAGGCTTAATGGAACGCATTGATGAGATTTCTCCAAACAAGAAAAAGCAAATTAAGAATAATGCGCTCAACATTTTGGCTGGAAAAGAGGACAATGTAAAAACTTTCCTTATTATAACAGCAGAGAACCCAATGGGCGAAAAGGGCACGAACAATCTTAATCGTACCTCGAATAATAGTCTTGTTAATTACTTGAAAGCGGGTAATTATGCTTGGCAGCCTATTAGGGGAAAATATGGTTCTACTGAAAATAGTAAGATTGTATTCAATATCTCGGTTGATGAGGCAATTCGTCTTGGATTGTTATTCCAGCAAGAGAGTTTTATCTTTGGAGAGAAAAACGAGGACAAGACTTTGTTCCACCTCTATGTGATTAACGAAAAGCGCAATGGTTACGACTTGGTTGAAACACAAGACACTTATGACAAAGTTATTGGTGATGATTTCTATACTGCCATTGACGGAAAAAATAAGTTTAGTGTTCCATTTGAGTATTTCAATGAGAGTTGTGAGAACTTTAACAAAATCATAAACGAAACAAAAGAGAACTCGGAGAAATACCGCGAAAAATATGACCGCTTCCTTAATGAGTGTTTAACAAGAGGTAAAACGCCAAAATCCTACTATACAAATAGGTGTTTAATCTACGGCGGGTTATTCAATAAGTAAGTTGTGGGTTGTTAATAATGTGGCGACTGGCTATTCGGCTGGTCGCTTTTTTTATGCCTTAAAATTTTTATAATTGCCAGACTTTTTTATTTTAGGGCATATAGTACGGACTTCACACTATATTCTCCGTAGCCTAATATGCACTTTTATTCCCTAAAATTTTTATATATGATTTTTTTATAGTATCTTTGCAGCAGATTTAAACGACAAACATTTATTAACCATTAAAATAGGAGATATAACTATGGCAGAAGAATTTAAGAAAGTTACCTCGTTAAAACAATTACACGAGATTTTGAAGAAAGGCACGAGCGAGTTTTTCGTTCAGTTAAACTTTGGTGTCCGTTCTTGGAAAACAATCGGCTATGCAGATGAAAATGACCGCTATGGTAATTCTAAATTTGAAATTCTGAATGAGATTGACGAAAGCCGTCAAGTTCTTACGGAGAAAAACTTGTTTAACGAACGGCTTACCGTTATTGGTAGGGCAATCAACAATGGTTCGTTTTACTACGCTTGGACTTAATTTTTCTTCCGCAAAATTTTTATATGTGAAAGTTTTATAGTACTTTTGCATTGTCAAACGATAAAAAGCATTTATTAACAACTAAAAACAATACTACTATGATTGAGAAACTGAAAACATTGATTAGCGAACATTGCTATGATGAGTTGGTAGAGAAACTGACCAAGCAAGTTGGAGAGAACAACGCAAAGGTTATGTTGCCTGCAATTGCAAAGGCACTTGTAGAGGGCGGCAGAGAGGAACGTGAGCGTATTCTTAATGATTGGCTCGATATGGATAGTTGCCGCGTATGCACCACTTGTGGCAAGATTATGGAAGAGGGTTGGTATCTCAATGACGCTGGCTATGCTTGCAGCGATGAGTGCGCAGCCAAGAGTGAGGGTATCACAATGGAGCAATTCAAAAAGTGGAAAATATACAAAGATGATATTATTGATTATCTGCGCGGAGAGGGCAAAGGTCGCACCATTGATGAGTTGTCCGAAGATGAGTGTACAGACATTATCAATGACCTCATTGATATGCAGAACTTGGAGTATTATTGGACTGAATGGTATTAAGATATGAAACCTGCATACATTCCAGATACGGTTATCTATGGTGTAACCGATAAAATTCCTAACATTAAATTCAAAAAGAGTATGAAGAAAGTATATGTACTTGTATTCGACAGCGTATGTCGCGGCGAACAGGAAATCAATGTAAAAACATTTGGCACGAAAACAAAGGCACGAGCCGAAATGAAGAAATGCTATGCTGCCGAACTGACCGATTGGAAATTCACATTCGAGGATGATGAGTTCTTCGAGGTAGAAACAGGAAAAGAGAGTTGCTCTATCTGGGAGAAAGGCGAGTATTGCCAGAACCACGTTAGTTGGACTATTCACGAACAAGAGGTACTTTAATATACTCAATTGAGTGCATAATATCAAAAGAAAGGAGAATAAGATTATGAGTAAAGGTAAAAAGATATTAAACTACGCCGCAATGGCTTGCGCAATAATGGCAATTATAGTTTTCTATATTGACAAAAATTGGGATGCTGTTATATGGGCAATAATCGCTCTTATCTGGATAGTCAATTGTCATTTAGCCGAAGATACTTGTTATGGCTTCAAAGAAAGCTTAGACAAATTGACAGACGATTACTGCAATACGCTAATTAAGCACGGAAAAGAGGTAAAAGAATTGAGGAATGAAATCGAAAAACTGAATAAGGGACAATAAGATTATGTTTGGAGCAGACTCATACGAAACATTTTTATTACATAATGCATATAGTGCAGCCGAACGTGCTGTCTATACTGATGACTATTTTGGTCGAGGTAATTCAACAAAGCGTGGTGCGCACAATTCAAATGTACACACGAAAAATCGTAAAGCAAAACGTAGGTTAAACAAAAAACATAATAAATAATATGGAAGCAGACGTATTTGTAGAAAAAATTGAAAATCTTGTTGATGAATTCACAAAAAACATTGATAAAGATTGTATGGAAATAAATGGTAAAAATTGTCGAATTCTTTTCAAGAAAAAAGAAATTATAAATGAAACACAATATGGAAATAGGTGGGGCGGTGCTAAGATGAAGCCAGGTTATAAAGTAACATATTGTTGTAGTTGTGGTAAACCAATCTACTATAAAGGGGAATTGACATTTATGCCAACACTTTGTGGAGATTGTGAAAATTAAAAAAGTTTAATATGGAAGATAAAGAATTTAGTTTAACATTGTTTCACCTTTCTCAATTCTTCGGTGATAAATATGTTTGGGGCTGCCGCACACACGAGGCTGTTGGCTATGATAAAGAGGCAAACCGCTTTGTAATTATAGAGGGCGGAATATGCAAAGGTAGCGAGTGGATGTACCAGATTTGGGATTTCAATGGTGCTGAAATGACCGCCGAGGATTGGTTTTTCAAAAACTATAAGTGGGGATGTGATGAAGCTGGCGCAACATTTGTTTGCGAAAAGTTGTTCAATGGATTTGAAGAACTTATTTTCGTAAATGTGAATGGTCACTTTGACCATATAACCAAATCGGAAATTGGTGAGTTGCAATCGAAAGGTGAAAAATGTTTCATTGTTAAACAATTTGAGTTTGAGGGTTGTGAGTGTGAACAATATGATGAGGATGATTTCTTTGCAACCGTTCAAACAAAGAGTGGTAAATATGAAGGCGTAGAAGCAAAATCTCTTTCTGAATTGAGAGATAAAATCGCAGAAATGCGGTCATAGTTGTAGTTAGTAAATGTTTAGTGGTGGCACTGGCTTGTGAAAGTCGGTGCTATTTTTTTAATCTCGATTTCCTATATGCCCAAAAATAAACTTTTCTGCGACATATAAAAATTTTAAGGATATTATTTTTCTTTCTCCAAAATTTTTATAACTCAAATAAATATAGTATCTTTGCACCAGAAATTAAAAACAATACGACTATGACAAGAGTTATATTTAGAAAGTGGAAAGGAGATAATGAGATTATCGCGGTCTTTCCTGATGAGATTGTAAATGAATTCAATGAGTGTCAATCATATACGCATTGGGGACAGCATTCACCAGCGGACTATAATGCAGTTATCCGCCACACAAAGGCGGCTACCGAAGATGAATATGCACCGCTGCTCGAAGAGTTAAAGTACATTGGTTACGATGACCTTAAAATATATAAAAGAAAATAACAACTAAAAATACTAACATCATGATTATTAAAATTGAAGTTCAAAATTGGAAACACATTCCAAGTGAATTAGCATTACAATTCGTGTTAAAAGAGGTAGCAAAAGACGCTGCTAATGGTACACTTGCTTCTGGAAAAACAGTAACTGCTAACTACTACGATATGAATGGTATTGAGTATCGGGCGACAGTTTCGTACAAGTGACGTTTATTTCCCTAAAATTTTTATATACGGAATAAATGTAGTATCTTTGTATCGTAATTCATTAACAACTAAAAACAACACACATTATGACACAACTTGAAAGACTTGCACAAAACATTCTCTTCGGCTATAATGGCGAAGATATGCAAAAGGTAATTACTACTATTACTAATGGTGGCGTAGTAGGCGTAGAAACGATTATTCGCTGGAAAGACAGCGGAGAAATCTGCCAACGAGATATTGCTATAAGCAAACACGAAACAACCGAAGACTTTTGGTTCGATGAGGACTTTTTGTTCAATGTGAATGACGTACCTCAATTCCTCTCATTGCTTGCTAATCTTGATTTTATCAATGGTGAGTTCGACAATGAGGAACAATGGTTAGAGGAAATCCACAAATATGAGGGAGAGGACAAAGATGACTATTTTCATAGCGGAGAGGACTTTGATATTATCGACGTTATTGGTAAATACTTTATTGAACCCGACCAATTTGATGAGCCGATGATTGGCACGAAAGAGGTCGTAGAGGGTGGAGTAAAATATACACCTGACCATACTGACCAAGGTTATGTCTTTAAGGACTTAAATGCTATCAAAAAGAAAGAGGGTATCTGCTATATTGCAGAGTGTGGTTTTGAAGACAATGAAGAAGGCACATTGTTACTGACGCCCGATAATACTTGGGAACATATCTACACAGGGGCAGTAGTAACTTATGAGAGCGCAAGACAGCAAGTGAAAGATTTAGTCAATGACCGCTTCCCTAAATTCCGTGTAGCAAATTTCACCAATCTAAATAACGATTTATTCTATGAATTTGTTGAGAAGATTACGGACTATATTCTTCAAGAGGTAGATTGGCAATGCTTCAGTACTATGCTGAACGAAATGGACTTGGAAGAGGAGTTGGATTATTTCCTCCAAGATAAGTTCGCAGAGTTCGCAAAGAAGAGATTTGAAGAAGACGGAGATGACACAGAGTACGCGGACAATGAGGATTTGTTCGATAAGTTGTCTAATTATCTCGGACACTACTGCTATCGTAATGATGACTATTCCCTGACAGATTGGGACAGCCTGATTGATAGGTGGGAGAACGAGCCGAACTATTAAGAATGTATATACTCAATTGAGTACCTAATTACAAAAGAAAGGAGAATAAGAATTATGACAGAACTTGAATTAGCAAAATTTCGCGACGACACTTACAATCGTCTTGTAGAAACATTCGATATGAGCCACGAACAAGCGAATTTCGTGATTGCTCTTGAACAGCATACACATTCAACACTTGGGGCTGCCCTGTATGAAATTAACGATTTTTTGGATCATTGCGGGCTATAATATAATGGGTTTCGATTTAGCCGAATAGTAAACAATATTTAATAAAAAATAAAAAAATTATGGGTTTCGATTGACTTTTTACACCTTTCATTTATATTTATATATAGAAAGGATTAGTAAAATGAAAAAGAAATTTATAATTTACAAATACACATCACCGAGTGGCGGCGTATACATTGGGCAAACCTGTGCTACTAAACTATCATATAGACAGGGCATAGACGGGTCGAGATATTTACAAGTAGATAAAACAACTGGTGAATATTTACAACCAGCAATTGCAAGAGCAATTATTAAATACGGCTTCGATAATTTCAAAAAAGAGATATTATTTGAGGGTTTATCGTCTGAAGAGGCTGATGAAAAAGAAATCGAACTAATTAAATATTATAAAGAGAATGGCGAATGCTATAATGTAACCTCTGGCGGAAAGGGTATTCCAGGCGTTAATTATACTAAGATAAAACAATATACATTATCTGGCAACTTTGTAAAAAACTGGGATAGTGTAGAAGAAGCTGCGGTATCATTAGGTAATAAACAATATAGTAGTAATATAAGTGCTTGCTGTGCGGGTAAAAAACATAGGGCATATGGCTTTATTTGGAGATACGCTGATGACAATTCTATTGTAGAGCCGCTTAGCCCATATAGGGAAAGAGTGTGCCAATTAACTAAAGACGGAAAATATGTAGCAACATATAATTCAGTTAAATATGCTAGTAAAATGACTGGTATTAAAGAAAGAACAATTAGTAATGCACTTGAAGGAAGGTGGGCTAAAACTGCTGGCGGATATATATGGAGATTTGAACGTTTTATAAAAAAATAGTATTTTTATGCCCTAAAATTTTTATAATCCAAAAAATTGTTGTACTTTTGCATTGTCATTTAAAAAATAACTTTATTAACAATTTAAAAATGAGGGCGCATTGAAAACAATGCGATACAACTATCGGATTAGATGTTTATTTCGAGAAAGTAAAACCGAGTAAGGGTGTTAACGTAAATTCAGTTGAGGAACTTTCTGCTGACCGCACTGCGCAGCACAAGAAAGCATTCAACAAAGTGGTTAACCAATACGTTAAGCGTATTAAACAGGCAATCGCTGACGATAATTTCGAGGAGCGTAATAAGGCTATCGCAGAGTTACGCGAATATATTAAGGAGACAATGGTCTACGATTGGTATTGGAAGGCTGTCTCTGAAGAGAAATCCAATAAGGAGATTTTGGACGAGGTTAAGCACCTGAAGAAGATGTTCTACCCGCACGAAGATGTGTATTTCCGCAAAGCAAACTTTGTGTATCGCTTCTTCCACCCCTATCTTGTAGACGAGGTGTGCATCGTAACCAAAGATATGGTAAACGACCTTTTGGAACGCTGTGACGAGGTTATCGCCGCTGCTAAAGAGGACGGAGTTATCGACGAGAACGGAGAAATTGACAAGCGATATTTCTATTGTCGAAATTTCTATGACCTAACGAAAGAGGAACAAGAGAAAGAAAGAAAGCGTGTGGCTAAGGAAACCGCGAAAATGCCACGAGTATGGGCTGAAACGGCTGAAAATCAACTCCCTACACAAGACGGCTTCTTCTTCGGCAGCACAGAGTACGATGTCTACTACTTGGAAGATATTCTGTCCTGCAAACACCAATTCGAGAAACTGCTTGCCGATTGGAAAAACAACGAGGTAGTGTACAACATAATGAGTTGGTAACCAATGAGTTGAGAGTGTGGTAGTGAAACAATCTACCACATTCTCTCCCTAAAATTTTTATATGTCAAAAATTATTTGTATATTTGCAGTCGGATTTAAAAAGAAAGGAAATATATGACTTACGAAAAGTATCTTAAACTATCGACATTATTTATGGTGCTCCTGCCAATTGGATTAATATTGGTGCAATCATTTCTATCAATGTTGTTGGTGACACAAGTCATTGTCCCGTGGATTTCGAGTTTTGACGAAGCCAGTATGTTGGGGGCATTCAATTTCGGTATGATATACTGCATATTACTTATTGCTGTGTGCACAGGTATTGATTATGTTGTTTTGGGCCTATACAGAAAACACGTGGAAAAAAAAGAGTTTAAATTACTTAATAAAGAACTAGGGGTGATATGATGTATTGCATTGGGTTAGGTGAGCCAGATAAATCGCCAAGATATATTAGTACGTGTGATGACCATTGGTATACAACTACCAGTGTGAAACTGTTTCAGTTCACACAGAACCAGGTGAATACTATCATTACACAGTTGCGCAGTCACTTTCAGAAGAAGATATTTGTGCTTGACCAGAATGGCGAAGTAATTTTTAATACTACAAAACAAAAAAATATTCCAGCAAAGGCGGAGTCAAAAACAACTGGTTTGGTAATTAAAATACGTGTGTAATAAAAATATGTATACTCGATTGAGTACCTAATTAGAAGAAAGAATATAATATGTTTGAAATAGAAAGAGGAAAACTGTCCAAGACAAAGATTAAAGAAATACTGTTTAAGGAACTCGAAGACAATGGGTTCCATGTAACTAATGTGGAAGTTGGTAACGGTTACTTCCTGTTCGACCTTGGGCGGAACTCTGTAGTTCACTTCAAAATTAAGGAAATCCCTTACTGGAAGTTCGGATTCTGGATTCGAAAGGATAACGACAAGAAAGAATATACTATCGAGTTCTTCGGTGAAAAGATTGACTGGATAGATAAGTTCAAACCGTCTCGCTGTACTATCTCTTCTTCAAAAGATGACGAAGATAAAATTTATTACCGTGCACCATTCGTCTGGACAAAGGATAGCCAGTGCCATTATTCAGCACCTTATATGGCTGTATTCCACGAAATGAATACACTTCAACGCCTGAAGAAGAACCGTCGTATTGCAGAGTACGGGCTGTCTGATACAAGCCGTAGTTTCCTGAAGTGGCTCTGGGATGAAATCTGGTTCTATGACATTGAGAAACCTGTCACAGACTTCTATGAGGCTCACATCCAGGGACTGTTGTATAAAGCAGCACTGTGGCTCGTAGGCCTGAAGTATCGTAAGTACGTTATTACTCGTCCTGTGATTGACCTGACAGAGCCAGGATGGATGACTTCACCTCGTTACGAGACAGGCGTTGAATACCGTCCAGGACTTCCTGAAGAAACTGTGAAGAAAATCTGGTATAAGATTGAAGACAGTATACTTGCGAAGTTCATGCGTGGTAACTCACACTTCAACCAGTATTCTGACAGTGAAGCACGGCGTGGCTTCTACTATCCAGAGTACTACGAGGAAAAACGTAAAAAGGAAGAGGCGGAGCGTGCTGCTCGACTCGAAAAAATGAAACAGAAAAATAATAAATGATAATTATGGAAAATCCGAATGACATTAAAAATATAGATCTTTCACAATTAACAGATACTGAACTATCATATTTACATTTGCATGCAAATTCTTTTTATGGAAATCCAGAAAAATATATTAATACGCCTGAATATGGAGAAATATATCGAAAAATTATAGCAGAAATGAAAAAACGTTCTAATATGAATTAAAACAAAATTGATTATGGAAAAGAATAAAACTACTAAATCTGACATTTATAAAATAGACCCCAGGAACATTGTTGTAACAGACGGTTTTAACTCACGCTGTAATTTCGGCGACCTGGATGAATTGGCTCGACAGATTAAAGAACAGGGTGTATTGAACCCTATTACTGTTCAGGTCTTTAAGGATGAGAACGGTGAAGAGAAGTATCGCCTGATTGACGGTGAACGTCGTTACAGGGCTGTTATGAAACTTATCGACGAGGGACACGAGATATCCAGGGTTCCAGCACTGTTTGTTTCTAAGAGTTGTTCTGAAGAGGAACTTCTTATCCAACAGGCAATGCGTAATGAGGGTAAGAACTTCAATGAATATGAGTGGGGTATCCTGGCTCGTAAACTTATGGAGCGCTGTGGACTCACGAAGTCTGAAGTAGCCAAGAAACTCGGTAAGAACCCAGGAATGGTTTCATACTGGTTACAGTTACTGGAAATGAAGCCAGAACTTCAGGCTCTGGTACGTGACGGTGTGGTGACCGCTGTTGATGTACGTAAAATTCTCCAGGCTAATAATAAAAATGAGGAGATAGCGTATCGTGAGATTGTAAAGGCTCAGAAGAAGGCAGAGACTCGTGGCGATAAGAAAATCACCCTGAAGGACTTGGATATTAACAGTCGTACAATTTCCTTTAAGGACAGTAAGGAGATTAAGTTTGGTCTTCGTCGTCTCTTCAGTTATATTGACAAATATAATAATCCAGACGGTGAGTTCGAGGCTGTTATTGACCTCAGAAATGTCCTGGATAAATTAAATAAGGATATGACTATCACCGAAATTCTGGATGATATTAAGAAATCTGCTTACGCAAAGGCGGAGTAGTACATAGTGTTAGGTTTTTAGTTGGGTGGTACCTGCTCGTGAGAGTCGGTACCATTTTTTATCAGTTGTTCATCTATATGTCCTAAAATAAACTTTTTTCTCACATATAAAAATTTTAAGGGATATTTTTTACTATTTTGCATTTTTTCTCCCCAAAATTTTTATATGTCATTTTTTTTTACTACCTTTGCATCAGTTTTTTTAAAAATATAATAACACTATGAGTAAAATTACATGTAAAGTAAATGACGATTTAACCATTGCATTGGTCAACGTACAAAAAACTTATGGACATGACGATAGTCTGCCGTTTCAAGCAGATGTCCACGTGAAGAGTAGGAAACTAGGTTTTCCTAAGTTGACTTATGTTGGATATGCTCATAACGACGGTTGGGGCGGAGATACTGTTATCGAGAGTGCACTACATCAGTACATCCTTAATACTATAAATGGTATATTAATGAATGGTTATCAAATTCATATCAAGAGGCCTGAAATCAGTTGGGCTGTACGTTTAGACTATCTGGTTTCTATTATGGCGGAGCGTTCTATATACGGGCACAAAACAAACATGGATATCATGGACATGGAGGACTGCGAAAAAGTAGAAACGCTTTTATATCCTAAGGCGGATGGACAAAAGTATACATACGTAGCATGTGTCATCCAAACAGCGCTCGATACTAAGGAGGTAACAATTGCATTAGCATCAAGAGACAAACTGGGTATTAAAAAGAATAGCCCTGAAGACAAAACAATATTTGCATATTGTGACGGCGGATATGAACAATTTATAGAGATGGTCGCAAAGGATCCTGTATTCACTTCCGCTGAAGACTTTAATATTAAATCGATTTTAAAACTTATTTAATAACTAATAAAATTTATTGAAATTATGAAAAAGAGACTTTTTATCTTAGTGGCATTATTTGCCGTAACGTTCACATCTATTTACGCCGAAACTTATTAGGTCCGTCGTAATCCAGGTTCTGAAGAGTATTTCCTCGATCGTAAGATTCGAGAGGCTAAAGAAAACAGATTAAATAAACCAAATAGTTATGCTGGCTTAATTACTAGGTTTGGGTATGGATTCAATTATGACGCCTTTACTTATGGAGCCTCCCTTCTTTATCACTTCGACGGGGCCCTGGGTGTCACTGTAGGATTCGACGGCTATTACATTCCGAATATGTATACAGAGTTATCGGATGGAACCTTGGTAAAGATCACAGATTATAAATTCCCACTGTGGAACCTCCGTGCTGGCCTGATGCTCGGTAAATACTTCGCATTCGGTGGACTTTGTGGAAAGTGGATGATTGATAACCCAAATGTCATCAATATGAAGGAGAATGCATGGTTCGTATCTAATAAGGAAAGCAAAGTAATGTATGGAGGATGGATCACATTCCTGCTACCTATCGGAAAGCACTTCGGATTCAATCTTGACTTCGCCGTCACCAATAAAACGGGCTTCAATGTCGGTGCTGGAATAAATGTAACAATTCCTGTAAAATAATTACAAAAAACAGGTATTATTGATCATATCAAAACTATTTATTAACAAAAGGATATAATACAAATATAGACTCGATTGAGTACCTATTTCAAAAAAAGGCCCCGAAAATTTGTATATATCAAATAAAAGTTGTATCTTTGTATTGGATTTATATATTAATTTTTTCATGATTGGCTTCGGGTGGTGAGTAATTCTCAAACAAGTCTCTTAGACAGCATATTTATTTGCGGGGGGAGAAGCAATTAACATCACGGGAATCAACCCCACCCCAGGCCTCTTTTTTTAACACGCTTAATTTAAATTAATTATATGGTATATTGGTATTTATTTGCAACAATCCTAGCAGCGGTAGCATGCGTATTATGTACTAGTCAAGCATTAACTAGATGGACCGAAGGTGAAGACATGAACTGGTACCTGTTGATCTTTGGCATCCTTAATGGAATCTTATGTGTCATCGATTGTTGTTTCCTTATTAATGCACTTACACTGTAATGAACCAGGATATCGTTACGTACCAGCATCTATTCACCAAAGATCTGAAGGATGCGTTTGATAATATAAAGGATGATTCTGTGAAGAGAATATATGCCGTAATGGAATTCAATACTGAGTTTGAATTAGGCCTTTCCTGTAAACCTTATGAATGGGTTAACTCAAATACCTTCGTAACTCTTGATGGAGTAGAGGCGTTGCATAAGTATGTATTTAATACTAACCCAATGGTTGAGATTATTGACGCTAGTTCATTCGACGAACTAAATAAGAAGATGATCAAAATGGCTAATAACTTTAAAACCCCAGAATATGTAAATACTAAAATAGAATCGAGGTTCTATTGATTCTATTAATTAATTTTATCATATATTAAATACTTATTTGGAAGCACTGGCTCGTGAGAGTAGGTGCTTTTTTGTTATGTAATCCACGTAAAAAACATAACATTATATCCCTAAAATTTTTATATATCAAATATTTTTTTATTTTTGGCCATATATAAATATACATATACTCAATTGAGTACCTATTTCATATACAGGCATAAAAAAAGAATCGCACTTCACAATGCTTAATCTTATGTATTCAACTCCCTACACAGAGAGTAATTAGAGTCTGTTGCCAGAAAGAAATTACAACCCCTTTCAGAAGAGCACTACAGAAAGTCCTTTTTATTAAGGCAAGTAAATGAAACCATCCGCATGAGATTCTGTTACATCACCCGTTGTACCCTTAACATAAGTAACCTGTCAGCACAGAAAAGTAACGATCCTTTATTCTATATATAAATACAAATAAAATTCAAAAACTATAAATAACTGTCATTACAAAAATAACTACCAGCACAACAATTCCAAAAATAATTGTTCCGTCTATCATCATACTTCAACATATAACAACTATTACGAGATTCTAATATCTCAAAGGCTTCCTTATTATTATCAGGATCTAATATAAGTTCAACGGAATGCTTACTACCATCATAATCTTTATCCTGACTAAGGGTATAGCCATCCATTAATATATCATTTCGAAAATTTACACTTTTACTCATATATCCCTGTCTTTAAGAACTACATGATCATTACTGTGGCTATCAGCAAAGTCAGACCATATTAACAGAGCACAGTCAATATCACCTTCTTTTAAATCGTCAGCATGTATATCATCATCTGCTATACGAGGAGATATTTTATACATCATCCCATCTACAATCTTACAACTGTTATCCATCATACTATCATAACCACCACGCATGCTAAACGGGTATAACATACGGCCATGACTAATTGACCTACTTGCTAACTTATCCATATCTATATCTCTACATATTCAGAAAATAATATAATCTCACTATCATTTAATGACTCACTCAACTCTTCATCCGCATCAATATGATCACTAACACTTAAATCGTTAGCCTCTAAATCATCATTATATAAAACATCCTCAACCTCTCTATAATAATGCATTATCTTACCATCATGATACTTCATCCCAAGTTTCTTTACGTCATTGCAATCAAGAATACCACGACTTTCTAACTGTAACTTACTAACCTTACGAATGTCAAATAAATAATCCATGTCTAACTCTATCTCTACCATTACCCATATATCAGGTAAATAATTATTTTTACCCTACAATCCTAAATACTTATTATTCTCTAATTTAATAACATTATCAGGTAAAATCAGGCAATTTTTATATACACCTACAGGATATCAATTCATATTGAGTATCTTCCTGTATAGCACAACTCTCCTCATCCTCTTCGTCAATTATAACCATCACACTCTTGTCTTCATCACATAATAAATCACCATCACAAGTCTTATCTATATTACTTATCATGTGTGATATCTCACCATCCATGTCCTTGTAATTACTAACACAAGTCTCAGTTATATAACTCTCTTTTATAAACATAATTGTTCCACGATCTTAAAATTTGATATGCTATTTTAGATTTTGCCTATAGGGAAATTTTTATTTTATCGGTTTTAATCTTAACGAGAGATCATTTTTGGGGTAAATTGTTCCACGATACGTCCCACATTGGTATGGGTTGTTGGCCATTTTTGAAAATTTTCTGAAAAATTTTTGGGAAAAATTATTGCCAAGTCGCAATCAAAACTGCAATTTTTCTGTGAAAAAACGCCAATATTATTAACGATTTCACATACCACCTATATTTTCAAAATACTTTTGCCCAATTTGCCTTTCCTTGTCGTTTAAATCCTAGAAATGAATACTCCGCATCGTGATCTTCTATGCAATCATGGTCTTTGAATTCTTGGGTAAAAAGCATCCCGTCACAATTTTTATTAAAGAAGCCAAGATCGGGTACTAAATATGTTCCTTGATATATATCGATTACGTTGTCCATTAAAATCCATATTTTTTTTTTAATTTTCTACAGGTTGCCTCACAAACCTTTATGCCTTGTTTTTTGGATAGTTCGCATATTTCGTGGATAGTATAGTTACTATTATTTAATAGGTTAATCGTATATTCATATTTATCATAGATTTTATCTCTTTTGCTTTTTGCTGATAATAGGTCTGTTACTATACCAGTTTCGTTATTGATTGTTATGTCACAAGCCTTACGGTACATATATCCGTCTTTGAATATTTGTTTATTACCGTTAATAACTCGGTATATATCTCTATCTGGTGTAATATCGCTAACCTTATTATAAGTAGCAATGATTGACATAGAAGAAACGTTTATTTTATATATTTTTTTATCTTTTGTCATATTTATTCCGTCTCTTTCCAAAGAATTAATTGACGATTTCATTGAAGGTTTCTCCACATTCGCAGTACCATTCTTTCATGCCGTTCATACACAGATTAGATGGCCTGGTACACTGAGCGCATAGTTTTTTCTTACACGCTTTCATGTGTCTTTTCAGTGGGCCGATGCCATATATTTGTCTATTACAGAATGGGCAAAACTGCAATGCTTTATTTCCTTCTTCTCCTATAAGACTATTTTTCATATTATATTTTCTTTAGTGGCTAACTCATAGCCATACATTACCGCATTATAAATATCTCCTGGCGTAATTTCGAATTTATAATTACCTGTACTTCTATGGTATTCAAGTTCGTCAGCAAATTGTTTTTTTAATTCCTTTGCTTTTTGTTTTGCTTGTTCGATGTCCATTTTCAATCTATTATTTGTTAATTTTAATCATCGCACTCTGCGTACCATCCTCTTTGTTCTATTTGTGCTTTTTGTACATATGCAAGTTCTTCGCTGTTAAGCATCAAATCGTTAAATAGTTGTTTTTCATATTTAGACCCAGAGCCATCGTGAATTCTCCAATAGTCCATATATAGTAAAGCAGAAGTATCTTGTTCTCCTAAATCGATGCTTGTAACAATAACATTGAAGTAATCAAAAAGACGCTTTCCTTCTGAGTCATCTAACAATACATTTCGGAATACAACATCCCATTTATGAGGCTGTGCTTTTGGATTACACGTTGCTTCAATTTGTGACATAAACTTATTTTTCAACTCTTCGTTGTGAAAGTTTACGGCGACATCAAAGTATTCCTCTGGCATATATCTGTGTGAGATATGCACGCCATCAATTTGATAAGGAGTACCATCTATATCAAGAGTCAATTTATCCTTGATATCTGTTTGTTTGATGATAGGTTTAAATTGATCAGTTTTTTCTTCATTCTTTTTATTGAAAAAGTTACATAGTCTTTCTGCTGCAGAAAGGCGTGTTTCTAAATCTTGTGATAATTTATTTTCCATATTGTAATAATTCAATTATTTGCTGATTTTGCTTTTGTATTTTTATAGCAGTATCTAACAAGCCAAACAAAAATAATGATATAATAGCGAGTATAAATAACTTCAAAAAATCACTCATATTCTTATTCCTCCAATTTAGTTAAACCACCGCTGTATCCATTCTTATAGAAAAGATACTTATTTCCTGTTTCTTTATCATAGATAATAGATATAACACCCAAATTAACATTTTGTGAATATGTAATTTGGAATCGTGCACGGCTGTTATCTATCGGATATTCTGTTCCATTTTTACGACAACCAGTAAATACCATTACCAATGCAAACAAAATTGCAATTATGCATGATATAAGAAAAATTTTTGCTATTGTAAAAATATCTTTCATAATATTTTATTTTTTAAATAATTCTTTCCATCTATTCCAGCACGCAACTGTTTGTTCTGTATTTAGAATAAACGGACATTTTCCCCATCCAGACTTCCACATTAGGTCAGCAACGAGTCTTCCAAATTTTTGATTATTTGTCATAACATTAATAATTTAAATGAATGGTTTAGAATTCCACTGTTATTTCCGTATTATCTTTATCTTTCCACAATATATTTTTCACTACAGCGTATTTGTCTATTCCTTTATCTCCATATCCAAGTGCTGTTAGTTCGATTAAGTCGTCTTTTCTAGGAATGATGTTTACGTAATTCCAGTCCCAGAGGAATGTTCTTTCGCCCTTTATGTATATAATAAATGTTATTTTCATGATTTATAATATTTCAAAATCTATTATTTTTGCAGCATCTTCACAATACATGGTTTCACAATCCATAGTGTTATCATTTTCTATTAGGTCAGTATGTGATATATCTTTATCGACCAATAGTAACCTATTTCCTGTCTGTCCGTCCCATTGTTTATTGTTGTCGATGTATAGGTAACTTTCTATTATTCTTTTTACGCCAGGCCCAAAATAGTAAGTGTATGTATTTTCTATTTTCATATTAGCACTCATGTTGTTGGTTCAGTTTTATTGTTTATTTTTTACCAATTTTACTTTTTTACATTTAATCTTCTTCAACATTCATACTTAATGATATATCTGATTTTACTAAATCCCAGAAAGATGGTTTATCACTATTATAGTAGTCTATATACCATTGACCGTCCGCGTGATCAAGATATCCTTTCGTAAGGTCCTTTATTTTTTCATCTGCATTAATGAAATCCATATTTTATAAAAATTTACCCCGTGTTATTTTGGTGCTTGAATCAAGATCTCTATAAGAGTCGTCGTTGACTAGGAACCAGTGTGTTAAATCATTGTCCAGTAATTGTGGTATAGTTACTGTGCTTCCGTCGACCCATTTATGTGTGTAAAGACATTTTTCTACAGCCACGACGTCGCTACCCCAGTTATCATTTACTTCTTGGATGCATGATTGTCCATCTTCTTCTATATTAGCCATAGTTATTATTCTATTCTTGTAAACCAGGGAGATAATCAGTCTCCCCGATCCTATTTACCCTTCTTTTGTTTCGTCTTTGCAGCCACAATCATCGTTATTGATTTCATTTGGATCAGCAAAATATACACCTAATGTTTTTACTATAGACAGTATTTGATCTGCAATGCTTTCGCCTATATTAAAATTCCTGCGTATATTGATACTTTCTGTACAAGATTTTATGGCATATTTAGTGCGTTTCTCGTACAGGGAAACATTGACTGAATTATTATCAATAAATTCGAAGATCAGGGCAAATCCAATGCCTTCTGTTTTATCTATACCTCCTTGTTCGGTGTCAACCACAAATCCATAAGTATCAACGACATTTGGTATTACTGTAATATACGATTTAGGCTCGTCTCTTAATCCTTTAACATTGCGATAACATCCGTCAGTAGTTTCTATGATATATTTAGAAACATTATTAATTATATTACCGACTCTTTCTTCAAAAATACTTTGTTCCAGATATGCAGGTGATATATGTATTTCTTTTGATAAGCAATAGTTATTACTGATATTACATATATTTAGTTTGTCAAAGTCTATTACCCAATTTTTTGCTTCTCCTCTGTCTATTATCTTTACTGGAATATAGTCTTTTGTTAGATCGGTTACATCGTATATATCATCATAGATACCTATTCTTTTGCAATATTTAGGGCCGTCGTGATGATATGCTGTAAATGTTCCCTTGTTTTTATCATAATTAACGGCAAATGAAGATAGACAGTTACCTGGGAACGTAGTATCATCTGATACACCATCGAATAGGAACCATGAGATTGTATCGTTTACCTCATAGAAAGGTTTCGCGTCTTTTTCGCTGTATTTTTTATTTCCATAGCATCCTATTAGTGGGGTAAATCCATTGTTTAGAAAATGTTCAATAATTTTCTCTTCTGTAGTATACTTAAATCTACTGTCATAACTGTTAGTGTTTTCTTTCAGCCATGATGTTAGGCTGCGTCGTTTTAATTCAACAACAATGTTGTCATTAATGAGCCATTCTCTTGCTCCTGGTTTTTGAATTTTGTAACTCATAATAATTTTGTAATGTTTATAGTTTTATATTATTTATATAGTTCTGCGTTACCTCTAACATTCGTTATGATTTGCGGTATTCATTTCCATAATCAGAATCTACTTATAAGTTCATCAATACAAATATAATAGAAGAACCCACATGCTATAATTGTTATAACTGATAGTATATCAATAACGATAGTCATAATTCTACATTCCATATCAACACCATATCTAGTATTTGTGAATTCATCTTTAGTCATAAAATATGTTCCTGTACAAATTAAAACTAATAGCAAAGTTACTACAAGCATTAATACTGAGATAACCCATGTTGGTAATAAACTAATATCAATTCCTCCTCCATAATAAGGGACAATTATTGGTGCTACTACTGCGGCTAAATTATTCATAATTATAAATGTATTTTATTTTGTTGGTTATCAAATCCTAATTCAGTTAATTTATCTTCGAGCCACATTACGTAGTCGGCCAACCATATTTCCAATCTACTATCTTTGCCATCTATCATTACGGAATATTCGTAGGTTTCATCACACTCTTGTGTTCGTAGTCCTTCGAATTTTACTTCTCCGAGAGGTTGTAGTTTTAGACTCTCTTTTATATATTGTTCTACGTATTTCATTCCCACACAAATTTTATAGTTTTAATATATTGTTTTTCTAAATATACAATTTTTTATTTTATTGGTTACGATCATAACTTTAACTCCTCCTGTCCTACACAAAATACTATATCGCCAGTTAAATAATTTAGTGGCCAATCGCAACCAAAATGCCCGAAGTGATAAACCCTGTCACAAGGATTTACACGTGTATTCCATTTCTCTATCTTTCTCCAGTCATCTTGCTCCATAAAAGAGCCAGCAAATTTATCTTCTATTCTTTTTTCAAACTCTGCGTTGTTCACATTATACACTCGTGTGTCACTTTCGCACATAGAAGTATATATCTTAAGTGCATTTACACATTCATCAAGTGTTTTAAATACTGTTCCGTGTATGGTTTCATATTTCCTAACCTTGTACTCAAGATATTGTCTACCAGGAAAGTCTTCATAAGCACCAAGTATAATACGTTTCCCTCGACCAAGGTTTTCACCTAATTCAAATCGAGTTGTTTGTGCATATCCACGGCCTTCTACATGTTCTACCTCTTCTGGAATCCAGAATAGAATAATATTGGCAGCGCGTAATGCTTGTGTTTCCCATTCCATTTGTTGTTTATGGGTTTCGTCGTTAAGAACTGCACCGTCATCTCTACGTGGGGATATCCAGACTACATTATCAAGGTCTGGTAATTGGTCTTGCCATTTTGGTGCTCCTTGTATTGGGCCAGCGAGGAATACTTTCCACTTATCATTGTGGCCGCTAAAATCATTTGGGCATTTAATTATCATAATATCTATATTTTTTGTACGTTTTTTCTATGTTTAAATGGGCTATTATCGTCAAATTCCTTTAAATCATTATAGTCCTGTTCATCTATATATCTAAGAAGATCTACTGGGAATAAATCTATGTCTTCATAGTCTTCGTATTTGTAGTCTGCTTTTCCGTCAGCGAAAACTCGTTTTGAACCATCCCCTTTTTTTGTATGATTAAAAATATATGTTGGCATATTATATCAATTTATTTTCCATATCCCATTCAACGGTAATATACTTTCATTATAATCTTTGATTTTTATTTTTATAGTGTGGGTCAATAAGTGATGTATCTTCAATACTCCAACAGTATAAAAATGGGCGGAACAACGCGTCTTCATCGTATTGTAGAAGGTTATTAAGGAAGTCATCTCTCATTTTTATATCGGTAGTGGTTTCTGGTTGATGTTTGAAGTCCTCATCAGTATGTCTTTGTTCATTGTATGATGTTGTATAGTCATTACTTTCAATGAAGCCAAGATAACTTTCTATGCGGCCATCAAAATATTTACCAGTATCAAGATATGGTGTTTTAACTTTTTTATCTTCCACAACTTTCTCCATCACTATCCCCAAATATATACATTGTTTTATTTTCGTCTCTTCTTTTTAGGACATCAGTTGTTAATGTTGGATCAACTCTATAATTGTTTTTCATAGTTTCATTTGTTTGAATTTCTCACGTGGGGTATAGAAGGCCCGTGTTTCTCCGTCTTTTGTATCAAGGGAATACCAGGAAGGGCCATCACCATCTTCGTTTAGTTCATTTGTCATTATCCAGTCTTGCAGATATAATTCCATTGGTGTATCATTATACCAGTCTGGTAATTTATCTACTGTATGAATTCCATAATCTGTTATGTAGTCAGAATCCTCCAAATTAGCATTGTGCTTATTTATACAACCGTCATAATACTTTGATGATTCTAGATATGGTGTTTTAACTGTTTTGTCCATTTTTGACTTATGTATGTTAATCCTAGTGCAAATATACAAATAAAAATCGAATAGCACATAGCCATTCCGAATATTGTTAGTATTTCTCCCATGTCTTATTCAAAATCTAAATCTAATTCAAGTTGTTTTGGCATTTTATTTTCCTCGCCGAATCTGAAATAAGAAAACACAAATCCCTTATATTGTTTATATATCCCGTTACAACATCTTGATATTCCAGAACTATCAAATCCATATCTCTGAGCATCTTTTGTACTCTTATAAACACGAATTAATTCATTTGTTTTCTTGTCGTATTGGTAAACGTGTCTGCGTAGAGTTAAGTTTTTTGTCGAGTTTTTGATATAATTACCATGTTTTTTATTCTCCTTCTCTGTACACCACTCTAGATTATCTATGGCATTGTTTGATGGGTTTTCGTCTATGTGATTAATTTGCAATTTATCAACAGATATATCCTTTAGCCTATCTGGTATAGGGATAAAATTCATTGCAATGAGTCTGTGATAACGAGGCCTTGTTATTTTTCCAGCGTCAGTAATCATCTCATTTATTATTACATATCCTTCTGGAGTTTTATGTGTTTTAACAGCCTTTTCCTTTAGACAGTCATATACTACCGAACCATCCTTCTTGATGCAGTACCTTTTGCTGTATGGAGGTGCGCATCTTACAAAATCAAATAAAAATAAATCTTCCATAATTAAATTTTAATAGTGTCGGACATTTTCATTTTGAATAAGTTATTTTCATGCATTCGTTTAATTGCTTTATCAGCAACTTCGTCTCCACTACTACCTATACGAATATATTTGTCAAGTTTCTCATAATTGAACCCCATTTTTTCAAATTTCTCATCATCTGGTAGACTATGTGGAAGTCCGTCGTCAGGCACTTTATAAGTCCATTTTTTTGGAATTCCTAACTCATCACCAATCTGATAAATCTCATGTACGGTTAATTCTGCAATAGGCTCAAAATCAGAAGCGCCATCTCCATATTTTGTAAAATAACCGATATAATTCTCACTTGCGTTACACGTACCAATAACACGGCCGTTATTTGATTGTGAAATCGCATACATTATGAGCATACGAACACGAGGTGGTATGTTCTGTTCTGTTTGATCAGATAAATTAGCAAATCCACCAAAATAAAGTTGTCTTTTAATTGTGTTTGTGATTTTGGATATATCTACTGTCTTAAAGGCAATACCAAGATATTTGGCTATCTCATCGGCCTCATTTAATCCCTGACCATTATCAGGAATACCGACGCCAATTACTCTATCGGCACCAAGTGCTTCAACGCATAGTTTTGTTACAATAGTCGAATCTTTTCCGCCGCTCATTGCAACACATGCCTTGCACCCGTTTCCATTCTCTTTAAACCATTCTTGTATGCCACTGATTATTTTTTTTGTAGCCTCTTTAGCGTCAAATATGTAGTCCATTTTTAATAATTTTTGATCAAAAGTTCGCTTATCTTTCCTCTCTTATCTCCTTTCGAGTTTATATTTCTTTTAGCAAAGACTCGTTCAATAGTATAATCTTTGTATAACTCGTCGAAAAAGCCATCTGGGCAATCTGAGTTTGACAATAAAAACTTAGCACCTATTTTATTTATTTCATCACAAAATTCTTTTAGTTCAATTTGTTCTTTATTGCCAAATCCGCCTGCATTATAGTTAGTAAAACTACTAGTTGCATCTAATGGTCTATATGGTGGATCCAAATATACAAAACTATCTTCGGTTATATACTTCAAACACTCTTTATAGTCAAGATTTTTAATAACTACGTTCTTTGTATTGCATAAGTGGTTGAACTCTTTCATTCCGTCGTAGTTGATAGCGAGACTTTTTTTCTCTCCGCCGTAAGGTGTGTTAAATTCACCTTTCTTATTTTCTCTATACAAACCATTAAAACATGCTTTATTTAGTATAAGAAATTCAGCGGCCTTTGCCCTGATAGTTAAATCATCATTGTTGAACTCGTTTCTTAAATCATGATATAGTTTTTTCTGTTCTTCTCCTTCAGTGCCTGTATAATTTCCATCTAGTAATGAAAGTATAACATTAAACCTATAAAAAGTTTCTTCATCGCCGCCTAATACACTATACAATTCATATAAATGTTTATTGAGATCATTTATTGTGTACTTTGTAAATTGTTCGTTATCCAATTGGTTTAAAAATAATGCACCTCCACCTACAAATAACTCAACATATTCTTTCTTATCTGTTGGTATTCGTGATATTAATTCATCTAGTAATTGTGTTTTTCCTCCTGCCCATTTAATGAATGGTTTTAAATTGTTCATAAATCAAATATATTTCCTAACTAAATATACAAAAAAATACCGATATATATCGGTATTATTTGATCAAAATTTTTCAATTATGCTGTGTGATATTTTTATTATGTCGCTGTATGGTACTAATACGCTTATATCTAAGTTACCGTAATTTTTCCTCTGATACTGTATATATGGAGTTAAATCTCTATTGCTGTATAGGATTGGCTCTTTCTTATTTTCAACGGCCAGGTTTAACAGTTTAATCCTATCAACTATTATAAATGAATTTCCTTTCTCGAATGCCAGGTATTTCTCACTACCGTATATCCATCCCTTACCACCGTAATTATTCTGTAACTCAACCCAGGTATATACATCAGACGGCTTATCGTCATATCTGTGTAGTTTCTTTTGTTCTTTTACGTCGAAAGTAACAGTGGCATTTCCACGAGAACATACCACATCTATATGTTTGTTTTTATCTTCATATAGAGTGGATGTTCTTATATTTGTGCCTGGATAGTCTTTAAGGTATTTGTTGAGCGAATTAATAAATACGTCTTGTACGGCTAATCCTCTACTAACACTTTCATCATAATCACCATATTGTTTTGGCACTTACTTCATGGTATTTCAACTTTTAGTTATTTTCAAATCATGGAAGCATTGTTCAATTTCTATTGTATCTCCCATCACTTTGCCAGCATCGTCGCTAACCTTGATACAGTTAACCCACTGACGGTTTGCATTCATTCGGCACTTCATCAACTTCATTACGATATTTTGACTTGGTGTTCCAGTATCGCATGTAAGATTTGTACCGATACCTGCAGAACATTTAATCTTACCTTCACAATAATCTGCAATTTCCTTGTACTTCGGGAACGTTAATGCGTTGGAGAATACGATGGTTTTTGTCTTTGGATCAACACCAAGTTTCTTATATGCGTCTATCGTCATTTGAACAAATTCGTATTCATCTCCAGAATCGTGACGGACGCCATCAAATAACTTTGCTTGTTTGAGACTGAACGTATCAAAGAATGCTTTACTCCCGTAAGTGTCTGTTAACGCTACCCCTAATGCGCCCTGATATACATCAACCCAATCCTCATAAGATTTATAGTTAGCATTACGATAGCCGAATTGAGCACCATGGAACATAATCCACTCATGAGCAACAGTACCGATTGGTTTCATGTTGTATTTCATTGCTAAGTGTACGTTACTTGTACCCACACAGTAGTTCGAAGATTCTTTCAATCGTCTAACAACCGCATCTTGTACTGCATAACTAAAACGACGTCGTGTTCCAAATTCACTGAAGACAAGATGATTCTCATTCGACAATTTAATCTTCTCGTCAAGCCGATTAAGCACATCGCTCATACTGATAACGTGTACGCTATTAGCTACCTCAGATACAATTGCTAAGCATGCAATCTCCCATAGCGTAAGGCGATATAGTTTATCCTGAACAGTAATGTGGAGAACCTTATTATCGTCAAGCCAAACATTTACCAAAGAAGGATCAAATCGGAATCCACGAAGCCACTCCCAGTAGAACTGTGGAATATATGGGATATGTGTTATACACCACTCATACTCATCCTCTGTAAGTTGCAATTCATACAAACGATCAAGTTCGCTTCGGATTTTACCTAACTCAGCCTGTGTGCGTTTTACTTTGTTACGGTCACAGAATTCAAACTCGCCCTCTGCTTCTGGGTAGAGGCGCATGTATGCATAACTCATTGAGAGTTTATACAAATCTGTATCAAGTATACTTTTAATAAGTGCCATATATCAACTAAAATTTTATTCTATAAATTACTTAAAAAGGTCATTAAAAAAATCTTTGATATGAATTACATTGTGGCCAATATGCCATACAGGAATAAACAGTAAGCCAGTTATTGTTGCTCCTGTTAAGAAACCACCAAATCCCTCCTCTTTCGTTACGATAACTGTGGCATAAGCACATGATACCCCAAAAATCAAATAGAGTATGAATAACAATATCATGCCAACTAATTTCCAATCTTCTTTATTCATGTTGTTTTTAAATTTAAATTACTTTTATTTGACAACTTTTCATTACTTCTAGAGCGGCCTTATGCTTCTCTGGTGTTACGCCTGCACAGCATTTACTATCTACAGTAATTTCTGCATAATCATAAGCAGCCGCTTTTAATGCCAACACATTTGATACTACGCAGATGTCAGTGCAAAAACCACAACATTCAATATCAATATTTTTACCTTCCATTGTGTGTAGGGTGTCAATACAATCAACAAGCGATTTATGTATCATGTGGCTACCAAGATAATCATAGGTTGGTATAAGTTTGTCTGCATATATTGATCCGAAAGTATTCTTTGGGACAAATACAACACGCATTCCATTCTCCATTTTCCTTTTTAAGACAGTTTGCACTTTATCGTCAATTTTCCATCCTAATGTATTATATACACAATGTTTTACAGGGAGCATTTTGCCTTCTGGCGTGTCGAGATAATCTTCTCCATGTGTATCCATGGTTAAGAAGATAATGTCGCCATCGAAATTATCAACCTTATCTACAATGTCAGGAATACATGCTTGGGCATCTGGGTTTGCGAGGCTCACGTCAATAAAGTCTCGCTGTACATCTACTAGTACCAATACTTTTAAATTATGATTCATATCCATAAACTGATAATGCGTGTACTTTTACTCCGTTAATTTCTCTTTCTGCGTGTTCAATATCCATTCTATTTTCATCGAAATCGTATTTTACGCCGTCATACCATGCTTTCCAGTAACTGTCGAAACTTTCGTGGTATTTCTTAGCATACTCACTTGTCTCATAAGACTTGCGTGCTTTCTCGCGCTCAATCTGATAGCGTTTCAGATAATCCTCATTCGTAATAATCTCACCATTTCTAGAGATACGAATTTCACGATTGCGATATTTTTGATATTGATCATCAGTAAGAATAGCAACAGCGTGTGTTGAACTACTGTTGGTCTCAAATACCCCTTGTCTAATTTGTCTTTTCATATTGTTCTTATTTTTAAAATCTGCTGCAAAGATACAACTTTTTTTTTGAAATATAAAAATTTTAGAGAAGAAAAATCACAAAGGTGATTCTTCAACTACACATGTCGGATCGAAAATAAAAGTTAAAAATTTTGATTCACTAGAGAATATGTCTTCTATCAACTCCTTATCAATATAGCGATAGTAGTGACGCAATTCTTGACTATAAAACGGCTCTACCAACTTAATTTCTACACCGAGTTTACTCATATAGTCCATGAGTTTCAGCAAGTACCATCTCACCTCAACCTCTTCACTATTCAGTAATACACCTATCAACCAGTTTAATCTGTCACAAGGCAATGCACTCTCACTTGTCTCGGCTTCCTCAACTTCGGCAAAATAACCAACTAACAATCGGCCGTACTTTCCATGTTCGTCAAGATAGTCTTCGATATTCATATACTTAGGCCATCTATACGATAGGGAATGTACAGAACTACTATTTGTTTCAAATACACTATATCTAATTTGTTTTTTCATATTAACAAGGAAATAATTCGTCTTTTATTGTATACTTTCCAAAAATAACGTCTTTGAAGAATTGAACCAAATCTTCATTCTTACTAACGGTTTCGTGATAACTATTGAATAGTGTAATAAACGCGTCGTCGTCATTTAGCGAATCCAATTCATAAAGGCCATTAACAAAAACTAAGTCAGTGTTTCGTTCTTCTTTAACCGCCTGGATTAGATCTTTGAAAAATGGTTTATCTTTTACAGCATCATTGAGTGTTGTACCATTATCCTCATCTACCTCATCCCAATAATCCCAGAAATAATGCCCGCTAGTCTTAGCCTGTTCGTTATCGTAGAGATTAAAGCAAAGTGCAACACACAAGGCCAACTTGTCAATTTCCTTATGGAAAATGAAAATATCTAAATACTCTTTATCTTTCTCCTTGCAATCAACAGCCAGGTCATCTATATCCTCCACCATTGAGTTGCAGAATTTAAAGGTAGTATTTGACGGTATCATGCTACCGTCAAAAAACCTACCAATATCATTATCATCAATGATGCGTTGAATCGTTAATGTGTGTGACGTGCTACTATTAGTTTCAAACACGCCTTTTCTTATTTTATAACGCATAATTAATTTCCTTTATAAAATTCAATATTATCTTCGTCTTTAATATTCCTAAGGCGCTCATAGTAGTAATCTGAGCCATCTCCATTATCATTTCCAGTTGCTACGTATGAGTTAGAGTTGAAGAGATATTCAAGCAAAAGTTCCTCGTCGATATCTTCACCCTTATTTGGGAACATAGCATCTAACCAAGTATCCAACTCATTGCCATGATCAACATAAGCAAAGTTATCGAATGTTAGATAGAAACGTTTTTCGCCACCCCAGTCATAAGAATCTTCTTTATAAGGTTCAAAACTAGGAGAGATACCATACTTGTTGAGAACAGTTTTAATATTCTCTTTGATTTTCTCAACCTCATCTTTCTTGTAGTAATCAGATTTGATAATACCTGTCCATAGATAACTGGCCTTATCCCACGTGTTACTATGTACGTCGTATTCCCAACCGAATTCTCCACTTGTAAAAGCAATGCCTTCGCCACTCATTTTTTCAAGTACGCTTTTGTACTCGTCTGACCTACTAATAGAAATAGTGTGTGTTGAACTACTATTAGTTTCAAATACACCTTGTCTAATTTGTTTCTTCATATTAATTTCCTTTATAAAATTTTTTATGTGTACAATCAAATGACCAATGCTCATCTTCGGTACAAAGAGAGATATCACAATCAACATTATCATTACCTGTTTTAATGAAACTATCACCAAATAGATAATTAAAAAGATTATTCTTACGTGAAATCACATATAATACGAAATCTTCAGCGTCATCAGCGTGGTCGACATAAAACCATTTATCTTCTTCTTCATCATCACCAGGAATGAGTTTAACGTGAGACGGGAGATAAGAACACTCGTCCAAATATGAATAATCTGATCTCTCGTACTCTTGAAACTCAGGTATGATACCTTCTTCCTCAAACCATTTGGTAAAATGTTTAATTGCCTCATCAAATTCCTCATAGGATAGAAGTTCACTCATCAATGTCCAAAGGTATGAAGCCTTAGCCTCATAATTATCGGAAGTATACGTTCTAACCTCCCAACCAAACTCGCCACCATGAAATTTAATTACCGCTGGTAAGTCGCTCTTATGTAGTATTTTACAACGCCATCCGTTTTTAACATCGTCTTGTTCATTATACTTGTCGATATCCTCATCTGACATATTGGTATAGATACCATACAGTACGTTGGGGGCCGTCTGAACAGCCATTGCATGTGTTGAACTACTATTTGTTTCAAATACTCCTTGTCTAATTTGTCTTTTCATATTAGCATGCTTTTTTTACCGCGTATTTATCACGGATAAAGTTAAACATTTCATCCATTGTCTTATCCTCAATTGGGAAACGTTCACTGATACATGAGTTTTTAGCAAATGTTCCAGCAACGAGATCAATATAGAATGTATAGTTACCGTCGTCACCCATGTAGAATGTATCCCAATCTTCACCAACTACCTGGTGGATGTTTTGAAGTTGCTCGATAGCAAGGTTATCAAAACTAAGAACCAACACATGTTTTGCAATATCTTCGAGATTGTTATTCAACTCTTGGATGTTGTTATAGATATCCTTATTGTTCTTTTCAAGGTAGTCTACGCCACGGCCACGATTCTTGTAACCGAGAACCAGCACTTTAACTCGATGATTGTAGAGTTTCTTGTATTCGTTAACCGTACAGATACCAGCAATTGTGTGAATAACCGCATTCTTAACTGGCTCAATCAACTTAATAAACTCGTCGTCGAAAGAGTTTGCCGAGATACCAATACCGTAAAGCATCTTATCTTTTTGATATTGAAGGATCTTATCGTAGTTTGTAATAAACTGAGATTTGCTTACAGTGATGTTAGCAAATACACCCTTCTCCTTAAGTTTTGTAAGCAACTCGGTAAGTTGTGGATGGTCCATGTCGTTACCGTTAAGTGCAACCTCAGTACCTGCGTGCAGCGTATCAAGGAATTTATAGTCGATACGGCCATGTTCTCCATCCTTTGTGCAGCCCTCATAACAGAATACACAACCACAGCCGCACTTGTTCGTGAGTTTCACATCTGTGTTCTCGCTAAATGCTGGAATAAAATCATCTTCCTCTGTCTCACGAACCTTGGTTCCATCATCAAACATGTAAACCATATAGTTACCATTCTGATAACTAGCCAAAAGTTTGCGAATAGTGAATTTGTCAATTACTCCGTAAGTTTCTCCGTTTTTCTCAAAAAGTTTCATTTCAATATAAGTTTTTTAAATTGTTAAATTTTCAAATCTGCTGCAAAGGTACAACTTTTTTTTCAATTATAAAAATTTTAGGGAAACTTTTTTACTTTCCAATGTATTTTTTCCATTCGGAGCATGGATAGGTGAAATCTTGTTCATTTGTATATGCCTCCGCCTCGAAAGGTATGTGATAATACGAAGCGTTGTTCTTAACGCCGTACTTAAACAACCCAATAAACCAGTACCAAAGATATAATAAATAGAAGGTAAAATATCCAAGTTTAAACGATTTGCCCTGGAGTGTATGTATGCGTTCATGATTAACCATTACTACACCAGTATATGTTCCAAGGAATGTTCTCAACTCATCTTTTGACTTAACGTCAAATATGTGGCCGAATAATGTTATTGCTTCAAATCCTTTCGGCAAAAGTTTGAAATTCCAATGTACTTTAAGTCCATCGACTAAAAAGTAATGTTTATGTTCTTCAATTTCTGAGTTTTGTTTCTTAATGTTATTTTTATTTCTCATATTATCTGTTGTATTTTTGATATTATCTAGTACTTCGTTAAATTGTTTAACAATCTTTTTATATTCATTCTTTGGAATATACCGTGGATTTAACACTTCAACTCTTGACGTTTCTTCTACTGGTATGAATATTGGCCTAACAGAATTGTCAAACTCGAAGGCATATCTTACATTCTCCATATACGCAGGAACATCTGTTTTATGTAAGTTTGACACATCTATGTAAAACACTACTATTATTTTATCACTGTCTTTCATAATGTATTATTTAAAATTCGTCTATTATTATTTCCTCAATGTATAGAGGATAATTATCTCGTATCTCTTTTGCAATATCCACTTGATTTATTATTTCTTCTGGACCATATTCCCATTCTTCTTCATAATATGGCTCACCATGCTCATCTTCGTATTCAACATTTTCTGCCATTACTTTAAATTTACATGGTATCCTTAAGTTAATCGTTATATGGCCGTCTATTTCTTTTTCGTGCTTATTTCCCATTATTTTAATTTTGTAACATTTGGAGTGTTAAAATCTTTGAATTTTTTAGCACATTTCTCACAATAATAACCTATCCATCTTCTAGTCATATACTCCGTTGGACGGCCACAGATCTGACAATTATCATGACTTAAGATAGTATACTTTTCAATGATCTCATGAGTATTCCTATTTCCGCCTTCGTCATACCAGCAAAGATCTCCCCATTTCTCTTTTACCTGATGAACAGTGTAGTCTTTAAGGTTATCATCTTTGATAGCCTTCTTAAGTTCTTTACAAAGATTAAGGCTAAAAGATTTCCTCCATCCTTTTGGCAGGCAGTCTAACCATGTTTCTTCGTATCTATATTTATAACCAGGTTTATGATAGTGCATATTACAACCATATCCTAGTGACGGTCTCAAAAATGGATACTTTTTAACTAAAAAATAATTTCGTATTATTTCAAATAATTTAATTTTCATTTTCCTTGTGTATTTGAACAAATTCTTCCATGCCACCTATCACTGCATCTGGATGAAATCCAATTCCAATCATTGCGGTATAAAATGCATCTGCAAAATCACTCATATTAGCATCCCAGTGCAAATCTTGCTCAATAGTCTTATCGGTAGTTTTTACTATCAATTTACTAGGTAGCATTGTGTCGTTGCCTAAATAATATGGATCGTTATATCTCATAATTAATCAACATTTACTAAATACTTTTCAACATTTATTATTGGATCCTCATCATCATAACTGCCATAACTGGCTTCTTGAACTAATGATTTCAAGAACTCTAACTCTTGTATAGCCTTTTCGGCATACTTTAATTCTTCCTTAAATTCAATAATACATTGAATATAGCCTTCGTTTTCTCCAGCGTGCTTTTCATATTCTTCCAAGTATGCTTTTGACTTTTTATTATTACTATTAATTTCTTCAATGGCATTATTGATCAAATCTTCTGTAAGGTCACTGAATTGCCATTCATCTCCATTTCCGATATATGCAACGTTGCGATACATCGCCTGGTATACATCATTATTTCTACTCCATGAGATAATCGGAGCAGGTTTTTCTACGTTTTTTAATTTAACGTAAACAGTTAAATAACTACTCATAATTCAAATATTTTTACTCCAAAGCAAATATACAAAAAAATTTTGATATGGTAAAAAAATGATCGCCTAAAAAACCATGCTTTTTTGCTTTAGTTAATTAGGCGATTTCAGGACCCTAGAAAATGTGTAAATGTGTTAAAAAAACTATCTTTAAGAATGCCTTGGTATATCAAGAAAAGTGTGGTAATTTTTCGCAAAAAATTATCTATTTACAAGTCCAATGACGGATACTGTTATTTTTCGCCATTTTCTTGTTCATTTTTCCCATATTTTTCGACTAAATAGTCAATCATCCAGTCCCAAGTTTCGTCCAAAGTCATCTTTGGGCCGTATTGTTCCACGTCCAAACCGCGCTTCTTATACTCATCTTCAGTAACAGACCAATCAGGGCATACTCCTTGGAATAATTTGCTCAATGAATCATATAATTTTGCAATACGTTCCTTGTACTTAAGAGTTGGATCCTCGTCATTGAATACTGGATTTTTAAACACTTTCAATTCGTGAGTATTGTAATCTTTAAATCCATACATAGTGGGGAAATGATCCTCCTCATATTGTACATAAGCAAATATACTGTGCTCATATCCAGAACCACTTATAACATATGGTGCAATATATTCAATGAAGTTCTCAATCTGTCCAGTATAGTTTTTTAAATCGGCCCTAGTTGATATTTTGTATGAATCACTAATATGGTCATATTCAAACCTTCGGACAGGATTTGCCGCTCCAAAATAATAAGAACACGAACAGAATAGTCGATAAAAGTCATATTCCTCTATAAACTTTTCTATCTCCTCAATTGGAGTTGTGCGTTCAATGTAGTCCTCGTTGAAACGCTTTTGTTCCCATCCATCTGGGTTCTCATACTTAGGCTGTTTCTCCTCGCCGTTAATTACGTAGTCCAAGGCATCAACGCATACCTTTGGGGTCTTTTTGGACAACTCGCATCCAAAAATGAATTCTGTGTACATTCCCATAATTTTAAAATTTATTTTGTTATCCAATTAGTTAAACTTCCATTCTCAATATGATGTTTTTGTTTGCCGAAATAATATAATTGCGAATCAGTGAGATTTGCAAACCAAGGTTCAAAGTATTGTTGATATTTTGCATGGTTATCTCTATGCCAACGTTCTTGTAGCCAACATTTTAGTTCTTCCATAATCAATCTACTTCGTCAGTTGATTTAATATTAATTTTTGGTTTCATCATATACTTAATATCGCAAGTCTCTGTAATAAGATTCGCAATTTCATTGGTGTCCTTGTAAGCCATTGGAGACTCATCAAGAGTTCCAGCACATACACTGGTAGAGTATATACCCTCCATAGACTCCTTGAACTCATCAAGTGATACGTTCTTCTTTGCGGCGGAACGAGACATCTTACGGCCAGCACCATGTGAGCATGAATTCAACCAGTCGGAGTTTGACTTACCTTCGCAGATTGCAACACCATCACGCATATTAAATGGTACAAGCATCTTTTCTCCTACATAAGAACGAATAGCACCTTTTCTAATAATAGGCGTTTCTTCTGAGAAGTCTATGTAATTGTGTACTGATACAATTTCCTCTACAACCTTACACCCATATTTAGCAACCATGCCGTCTATTACTCTGTGAATGACAATATGATTGAACATTGCATAGCAACGAGCTACATACATATCACAGAAATAGCCTTTCATCTTTTCTCCAGTTAAGAAACCTTCGATGTGATCTTTCTGTAAAAAATCTAAGTGTGCTTTTAGGGCATCTTTAAAGCCAGTCATATCTCTAGAACCGTTTGAATTTGTATGTTCTTTGATATACTTTTGCTTAAAAATCTCCGTGGCTTCTTTTATTTGTGTTTTAGAAAGAGAACCGCCTTTAGATTTATTCTCCCAGTAATTACATACCTTCACTCCGAAATTACGAGAGCCACAATGTACCGATATTCCGTATAATCCAGCATCCTCGTTTACATCATATTCACAGTAGTGATTACCCGAACCGAACGAATTTATAGAATAATACCACGTTTTTTCATCCATTCCTATACGGTCAAGCATATCAGTTACCCATTTTTCTGTTACAGTATCTGGCAATCCATAAAAAATATCTGGATGAGCAGATTTGGCCTTACGAAACTCGGTTGATAAAAAACGATACAATTCCTTGTCATCGTACATTTTCTTTGGTGATAAATTGAATCCCCATCCGCACTCCTTAAGAATACGATGATTTAACTCAGCGTATTTATCCTCAGGAATTGGCTTATCATAAAGGTGCATAGATATTTCGCAACCAATATCGACACCAACCGTTCTTGGATCAACATAGTTTCCTATTTTGCAGCAGAAACCGATTACAGAACCTTTACCGCAATGGGCATCTGGCTGTATTACTATTTTACAACCGTCATATGCCTTACAATTCACAATTGAATATATTTGAGCAATTGCTTCTGCCTCTGTGTTGTCGTTCGTAACAAGAGCAGAGGTATATTTACCTTTTATTTCTATCATTTTTTATTTTTTTTATATATTCTACCTAACACCCAACCATTTTCTAAAAAACTAGCAACAAGTTCTTTATCAATCATTTTAGATATAATACCATTATTCATATTATTAATGTTTAAAATTATTATTCAAAATAGCGCATTCTGCTAAAATTAAAATTTCCTATCACATTGCTATGATTGATACCATCGTTGTTTAATATTGATAGCCAATTACTTAAAGGAACATTAGATTCCAAGAAGTCATGAAGCATCTTGCTAAAATAAGTTCCGTAATGTGTAATATCTATGCTAATATCATCATAATCGGATTGTGCAAAAGTTATTCCATGCTGTTCAGACTCACTTTCATTGGAAATAAACATTCCAGTAAAAAATCCGCGTAAATGATGTGTTTCTGCGAACTCAGAAGCGTAACACCAACTTGCAATTACATTCTGCGCATGAATTAAATGTACGTTATTTTCATGAATAATATATTGACCTGAATTCAAATTTGGATGCAATAATCCTTGTGTAGTTCCATGCCCACACATAATCAATGTGTCGTTTTCATTAGCGATTGCATTATCAACAATTTCTTCGAAATCGTCCATGTCATGAGTTATCTCAATCACTCTACAATCGAGATTCGCCCATATTTGCTGCAAAAGCAATGTGTCCTGATCCCAAAAATTTGAATATATAACCGTCATGTTTTTACTTATTTATAATATAACTACCCTTTTTCATGTAATGAATCATTCCGTTTTGAAGTACAATGCGTGCAACTTGGTCTTCGTTCTTCACGCATGTACCATCATCGTATTGGGCCTTTGTCGGCATTTTACTGCCAATGGTCTCAGTGATTGACTTAATTCTATAATCATCACTATACAAGCCACCAACCACTAAAATTTTCTTTGTAAATCGCTTTCTCATTACATCTTTATTTTTCAAATCTGCTGCAAAAGTACAACTTTTTTTTGGAATATAAAAATTTTAGGGAGAAAAAATGTTAATTATGCTATAAATTTTCCGTCGACATAGAAATCTCTATTATTTTTACACTCCCAATTCTTAATATATCCCATATGACACATATAACAAACTAATGGGTAGTAAATTGTTTCATCATTATTAGAATAGTCTTTTACTGCATCAATAATATCTAATGCTTCTTCGTTTGTCATAATTATTCACAAATATTAATTGTTAACTCTACTTTAGTTGGTTCTTCGTCTTCCCATTTGACTTGCGGAAAATCATTTTTATCTAATTCTAAATAAGAATTATCGTATGATTTTGGGACCCATGTAGCACTTGCTTTGAACGGTGCATCAGTCATAAACAATGTTATTTCCCCATCTATATCTCTTGCTACCCAAGCAGTAATTTTCTTTTCCATATATTTACAATATAAAGTTTATTTTAACACCACATCATATACATTTGACCGCCAACCTGAAGATTGGAAAGCTGCAACTTCACGATTGATAATTGGGTCATCATCCCATTTCTCATAATAACCACCTCGCCCATTTGAGACTTCTGTCCAAATCTCTCTAATCTTTTTAGAATATGTGGTGTCAGAATAAATCATATAACACCTCTCAGGAAAACCTGTTATTGTATCATTTAATTGTTTTAATGTCATAATTATTCCCTTTTTAAAATATTTGTTATATTCATCACATATTTCTTGTGCTTTTTCATATGTGGGATATAAGGTGCATTCGTTAAAATTGACATATTTACACCCATTAATTGCCATAAAATAGTTGAAAAGAAAGTAATCGTCATTGCCATTTTCTTTTGCTACATTATCAATAATGTAATATTTTTTATTTTTTAATTTTCCCATATCTCTTAATCATTAAAATATTAATTTAATTCCACAACTCTAAATTCCGTTTTATCCACAAAATCAATTCCAATATTTTTTATAGTATCTACAGCCTCTTCTATTGTTGAGTATATTTTGTCTCCAAATATTCTCCAATATGACCAATAAGAATATTGAGGAGTGTACGGATTATATGCATAAAATCGTTTTTCTATTTGATATCTTTTCATAATTTTTAATTTTTTAATCATTAAAATGTCCAATCGGTTCATACCAATCATCACCGCCATATTGACTTTCATCATCGTGGTGCATAACGGAAAACTCATACTCCTTCATTGAATCATGTTCATCATCGTCATGTGATAGGATTGACTTGTCATAACGTTTCAAGTCCTCCTCATGTTGTTCAATCCATTCCCTCTTTTTCATGCTTGCAAAATTCATTTAAATCTATTACATGTAGTTTGCCTTGTTTTCTTGCCATTTCAGTAAAAAGTTCATAAAATTTCAATGAACCAATTTTTTCATTTTTCATAATCTATATGTCCATTTTCTTTATTAAAACTAGGCGGAAACTCCAATTCCCATTCATATAACATACGTTTATGCCCGAAAGCATCTTCTACATAATAATTTCCGTCAATACCAAGCGTTACGCATTCGGCTAACGGAATATTTGGGTATACTCCTATTCTAATTGCCATATTACCTCATTTCCCAAATCCATTGGGCAATTTCTTCTTCTTTTATTTTTCTAAGTTCCTTTTGGATTCTATCTCTTTCGGCTGCTGCCCATAAATCTACTTTTTCCATAATTTTATCTACTGACTTATCCGTGCATATATTGATTAATAACCTCACCATATAAAGCCCTAATTATTTCGGCTTCATAGTCGATATTTGTAAAACACTGCGTCATAAAGTGATTATGTCTATCAATATCATTATTTACCCCACCATAGGTTGCCTTATACTCTCTTTTACCGCCTTTATCCTCGACTTTAAGTATGAGAGTTAACTTTTTTGTTATGTCAAATGTTTTCATTGTTTATCAATCTCCTACCATGTCTAAAAATTTACAAGCCAACCCTTCACTATAAAATGTGACATCATCACTAATAATACCCTTATTTCTTGTGTCACTTATTTCCTCTAAAAGAGTATGTGCCATCTCAACGGCTAAATCCATAACCTCGTGTAGGTTATGACCGTTAATGTTAACAGTAGTTTTTGTTTTAACTTCTGTCTGTATGTCTATATCTGCGTGTCCGTTCATATTATTTCAAATTATTAACTGCTGCCTCTATGCAAAATTGTAATGTCTTCGCATGCTCAATACCTTTTCTAAATGCTCTTTCCGCAACAAAAAATTTCGAAGCGTCATCTGGGTAAAGTTGCATTGCATATTCGTAAGCGGCAATGTCTTTATCCGACAAACCAAATGTTTCTTTGGTTACTTGCATGGGATATTTCTTGCCTTCTGCTTCCCACGTGTACCAGTCACCTATTTGTAATTCCGTTACTTTCATAATTATTTATCTTTCTTTGGGTCAAATACTATTTTCCCAATTTTATTTTTTATAAATTCTTTAAATCTTATATCTACGGCTTTTTCAATACATTCTTTAAAACGTGCTGTCCAATCAATAGACATATCAAATTTGCTTTCAATTATTTCATCAAGTGTTAATTGAAATGCTTTTATATAATCTTGTTCTTTCATAATTATTTATCTTTTTTAGAGTCATAAACTATTTTTCCAACCTTATGTTTCCATTCTGGATGAACTTGAATTACTAGTTTTCCAATATATAATGAATTCGCATACTTATCATATTTAATTCCACGATTAAAATCTGACATCCATACTCTAAGATTAAATCCACATTTAATTGGAATTAACTCAACAATAACAGTATCTTCTCTACAAAACCGTTTGCAATCTTCTAATGATTGGCTTTCAAAAGATATTGCGTGTAAATCACGCGTTCTAACTGAATAACCTCTTTGATAATCGTATAACATAAATCTTTGTTTTTTACAAATATACATATAATTTCCCAAATGTGCCGTTGAAAGATAAGATTTGGGAAAAAATAACTTACTTCAAATTATCTAATGATTTTCTATTTTTATAGTATACCATTACCCAACCAAAATCATCGATGATACACGCAAGGCCCCATATGAATAGTGCAAGTTTTAATGATGGCATTGCAAATAATGCAACACTAAATCCTAATACTGATACAATACCGCCGACTATTGATGCGTTGTTATCATATATCTCACGCCCTTTATCGTTCCATAATACGGCCTTAAACGCCATTATACATTTTCCGACGAATATGCTCACAAACGACGTGTATAACAATGATACAATTGCAAATATCCATACATTATAGTATACGAAACATAGGAACATGGCAAGTGAAAACGATAAAACCGATTCGGCAATTGCTAACCACATAAAAAACTTTGTGGCAAATTCTCTTGTTTTTCCCTTCCATATAACGCCAATTATTAAACCAGATATGGAACCAAACAACGACTCAAACGCAATCCACTCGGCTGGCAAATCGGAAATAATTGCCTTCATTATTGCAGGAGATACATACGTGAAAAACAGACCACTTATAAATAACGATATTAAAATGTATTTTTGATTCTTATCTGGATGAATATTTAATAAATTTAAAATTTTACTCATGTACAAAAAAATTATTTCCCACTTTTTCTCGCATTAGCCGTTTTGGAAATCATTTGTAAATTATCCAATACCGTTTTACCACCTTTCCACCATGGAACAATGTGGTCAGCCTGCATGTCTTTAATATCAAAATGCTCACCTGTTATAGGGCAAATACCTTTCTGTCTCTCATACGCAGTTCTTTTATCAACCTCGCTAAATAAGCGTTTGGATAATCTATATGCCAAATCTTCATCTTCACCACTTAAAATATATTCGTACACACCTTTCTTATCCGTAACCTCTTCATTGGCCATCAATTCGTTCACTCTTCTTTCAACCTCTGAGGCATCATATATATTATTGTGATAGGTATTATACAATCTACCCCAATCCAAACCTAGCATTTCTTTCCTATAGTTGTTAGGCCCAAACGTTGTGTCAATCCAGTTAATTACACTTTGGAAATATAACCACAATTCGTTAGCATTTATGTCGTGTTGGTGTTTTGACATATAATCAGCGATGTTTCCATCACTAATCCATTTCAATGCAGTTTCAAGATACTCCTGTCTAATAGGCGTACCTTTAACAAACCTACTACCTAACTTAAATGCCACGCAATTCGTCTTTGAGAATTTTCTTTTTGCATCAGCAAGCCATGGACCAATATAGTTAATGTTCAACAATTCCTGGTCTGTTAATTTCTCGCCAGCGATGTTTACTGTCCTAAACCAATCCAATCTCTCTTTATCGTTACCCTCGCAGATATATACCATCAATTCATAATCCAAGATGGCATCTTTCTCTGTTTGTGTCAAATTGGAGAAATTTCTCTCGTTAATAGAGAAGCCACCCTTAACAAGATATTGACAAATAGATATTGTTCGCTGCTGCCCGTCTAATAGTTCAAACGTATCATCCTCGTTTCTAACCCAATACATTGTATTAAGTGGAAAACCTTTCATTATTGTATCTATTACGGCGTTACGCTTCTTATCATCATACACAAACATTCGCTGATATGGTGGGCGTACATTCAACAATCCATGATATGCAAATACACCATCTTCATCATTATCAGTGTATCCATCAAACAAATCTCTAATTTTAATTCTTTGCAGTTCTATTTTCATAATTTTCTTTTTATTAAAATCCTACAATAACCTTTTTTACTATTAATTGTCCAGTCGTTAATCATACCATTTTTCAGATTAGTCGCCAACGGATAAAAATAATCAATCGGCTCTTTTATTTTATTTTTCTTATTGTTATTCTCGCGTAGGTAATCTTCCCATTGATTTTGCCTTCTGCGTTTTTTATCATCCCTGGAATTGACGTCGAACAAGGATACGAAAGTACGGTTGAACTCTCTCTCTCTCTCTCTTGTGAATACTAAATCTTTACCATCTTCGCCTTTTCTAAAAGCAACAATCTCAAATTGCTGTGGGCAATACTTGTCTAAGAAAGTAATTGGAACACCCATTACTCCGTCATAATCCATTGGTATATCAGATGTTTTATCAACATTTATTGCGTCATAATTATCATATTTAGGGTATTCATTTTCATGCCCTGTATAAGTTTTATATAAATCTAATGGAGTGTTACGTTTTTTGTTGTCTATATTAGTAAACCACGAACATGGCACTTCGCTCATCAAAACACCATCGATAAACTTTTTACTTTTAGCCCCGTGTTGTTCTGGAGATGGGAACCACAAAGAGCCACCCATAGGTTTCATCCCAACCCACATTTTACCATCCTTAATTAAGGGAAATATCTCTTTAAACGTTATACAATTTTTATCACCAATTATCAAAAATTTCTTATCATAGTCCATCAATTGTTTTACGTATTCTCTAAATAGGCTAAATGGTGGATTAGTTACAATAACATCCGCTTCTTTCAGAAACTCAATACACTCATCGCTACGGAAATCTCCATCGCCTTGTAATTCGGTGACTTTAATTTCCTCATCATCTACAATTCTATTACCGTTCTTATCTCCATCATAGATAAGAACAACGCCATGTCCATTTTCTTTGTATCCTGTTGCAATTAGTTTTTTCAGTCCTAGTTCCTCAAACCTATTAGAAAAATATTTGAAGAAATTGCTTTCCCTGGCATCATCACAATTGCAATATACAGTTTTTCCTTCGAAGAAATCAACATAGTGTACTAATTCCTTCTCAATATCTGTTAATTGTGTATAGAACTCATCGTTCTTGTTTTTCTTTGCTTGATGTAAATTACTATTTTTAGCCATAATTACCTTTCGTCATAGTCGTACATCAACACGTCTTCTATATTTTTCAATGCGTGATTAGAGACTGTTTCTATTTTAGTTAGTAGTTTATTAAGTTGCTCAAAATATATTTCGTTTCCTTTTGAAATCATAGAGTTAAACTCTTGTAAGAACAATTTTTGTTCATTAGTACTCATATTTCTAATATGTTCAACAGTACTAATGTTTTGGACAAATATTTCATATTCTTCGCAGTTCTTTAGAATATTTTTAAGATCGACGTTTGTAATATTCTTATTTCTATTTAACCATAATACTTTTTTAAAATAAGAATCTGTTTGTGCAACAAACGCTTGTACCTCATGGTAATATGATGTATATAATGCATAAGCAAAGTAATACGAAAGGCTTTCTGGCTCTGCAGCCGATTTTATTCTAACAACATCTTCGTAGTAGTCTGGGTAATCATTAAGTGCATTTACGATTTGATCATGGCTAAAATCTTTAACCTTATTATATTTTTTAGTAAAGATATTTCCATGCATTAATTCATGCGCAATTGTTTTTCTAATATCATATTTTAATTTATCTGGATTAATTACATCCCAAAACTGAGAAACATGTATTTCTATCTCCAGTGGATTAAAATTATTTGTTCGTCCATATGAATTAGTTAATTTACCATCGGTATATACTGTAATATACACCTCATTCGTATATGCGCCAAATTCTGATATATCTACACTTATCTTCTCTCCATTTCTGTTATTATATAGCAACGAGTTATATACAGCATCTGTTATTTTATTTGTAATGCTGTCCTGATCGTTTAGTTTGTGAGAAACTTCATCGATATATTCCAATAATAATCTTTTGTTTTTATCCATAAATTGTTTCAATAAAATACTTTGGTTCTACCTTCTTTGCAAGATACACCCCATTAGAGTGCTCATGCCTCCGTTACCAATGAACGTGCCATTAGTTGCCGTTCTTATTGCTTCAATTATTTTTTCATTGTCCATATATCAATCTTTTTTCTCTTCCACAATTGTTGTGTCAGGCGTGTCACACCATGTGTCACCCATTTTTACAGCCATCGGCTTATATTTAATATTCTTCTCGTTATAGCAACGCAAACAATACGGCAGTACATATCCATCTGTTATAATCTTCGCTGGTTCTCCACATTCAATACAAGTTTCATATGATAGGTTTTCGTACTTATCAATTATCTTATATACCTCATCACTGGCACCATTACAGTATAGTCTCAATGTTCCATATTTCTCCTTAAGGTCCGTAATTCGGAATTTGTAGAGATAATGGTCCTTTTTCAACTGTTTCTTAAGTTCTTTAAGATATTGCTTTCCGAACGCTTTTTTCCACCCTGGCATGCTATCCATTACGTCCCACTCAGTGTAAGTTGGGATACAGTGTAACCATTGCATTGGATAATAGTAAATAAAATTTCCTACATAATATAATAATGCATACCACCAGTTTTTAACCCCTCTTGTTGATTTATAGGTTTCTTGATCAATATTCAATATAAACCCTTTTTGAAGCCAACCATCTTTCTCTACCATTGGCCTTTTAAAAAGATTACGCTTTCCATTAATCTTTTCCTCAAAGGCCCAATTATTATAGTGAAGGCCGTTCCATCTATTCCTTGGATAAAGGAACGGATATCTCATGCAAAGCCATATAGACTTTAATGTATGTATAAATTGATTCTCCATGTTAATCCCACCATCCTTGTATACCAGAACCATCAAAGTTCTCTTCATTAAATTTATCCCAGCGCTTGTAGTATTGTTCAAGGTTCTCATCCTCGCGCTGTTTACCAAATTGCTCTTCGAGTTTTTGACCTCTAATCAAATAGAAGATTCTATCATAGTACGCATCACGAGCCTTTTTAAGTTCCTCATTATAGCGGTTCATGGAAGCCTCTTGTATCTTCTTACTTTCTTCGTCTTTTGTTTCAAAACCAATACTACCATCTTCATACTCCGTTACGTGTGTAATAACATTCTCTTCTCCAAGGCCAAGATACTTATCACTAACTTCATCCTCGTAACCTTTTTTTAAAAGATCAACAAGTTCTCGGATGGCAGCAACCTTCTTTTTCCGAGACCAATCTACTTCATTGCCATGTTCCATCCAATTAGCAAGATGTTCAAGTCCAAAGGTGAACAAATCAACTTGGCTCTGATAATCCCATGGGTAATAATTCTTGGCAATTTTACCGAAAAGAATCATGTTCTTAAAATAACGTTTCTTAGTGTGATACCACATCTCAACAAAGTACCACTTAGTTGAAAACCACAAGGAAACTCTTTTCCAAAAACTACGCTCTCTTTGTGAAAATACTGTGGTCATTGGGTTTGCGCCAACCACATCATACTCTTTAATTACTTTACTGCCTTTCATGCTATTTTTTTTGAAATTACGTGACAAATATACTAAAAATGTTTTAAATATGGAAGTCAATAAGATGGAATTCCGAATCCTCTGGAAGTTTATCCACAATAGTGAAGAACTCCTCATTCCAATCATGTTGCTCCTTATTGTTTGTGCTGATACCCCACCAGCCCATTTGTCCTTTCTCGACCCACTCGCCATCTACCACGAGGCAGAAAGGAACAGAACTTCTGGTATAGTGCCATTTTACACCATCCTTTAACGGGCGATATTCTTCTCCCCAAAAATCTTTTTCTGTTTTTTCCTCATAGTCCTCTGGCTTAAAGTCAGACCAATCAATATCTCCAAGAACGCCATCGTTAACGAATTCGCCATCTTTTGTCTTAATAGCACCGTCCCAACGGCCGCCCTCGGAGTACCAATCCCACTTTGAGTTCGGATTATATCTTGTATAACGCTCCCATTTTCCAGAAATGTGGTTAATACGCCAAGAATTGCCATTCCAGTCAGAACCATTTTTCTCGTAGAGGCTCTCAAATTCTCCGAATAATCCAGGGAATAGTTGATTAAATAACTCTACATAGGCTCTTTCTACCGCTTCTTGACCCATTACATCTATTAAGTAGAGGTATATGGTGCGATGCTTTTCTGCATCGTATTCGCCGATTTTACCCTCTTCGAGTAGGCGATTATAAATTGTGTTCCAAGGGTCATCAATGGGACTATTATCAGAGATAGTACCATCTTCTGATTTGTAATACTTGACGAATTCCGCCTTTTCAAAATCACTAACTTCACCCTCAGAGTACTCAGGAACTTCTAAATTCTCATCATACTTGCTAAGAGCATCCTCTAACTCATGTTTCTTTAAATAATCTGGTGTTAATACAACCAATCCTGTAAAATGTGACATAATTAATTTAATTTTTAAAGTTATTTATTGTTTTTTATATTAACAAAATTTAAATTACGTTTTTTATTGTGTTTTAATTATGTTTTTGATTGTTGGAGTTTTATCTCTAAACTCATTTAAGAAAAAGATGGTGCCGATTCTTTCATGTAAAAAGCCATGTAACCGCGACTGATAACTGTTGCATCCTACAAATTCGAATATTTCTTTATCATTGGTTAAATGATTTTGTTCGTTGAATATATCCAATACGCCAAATGTAAATTCACAATATCTTCTGAATATCTCTCTCTCAATATAGAACATATTTGCTGTATATAGAATGTTAATGTTCTCGTATGGAAGGCTATAATCTGGGAAATAGTTGTCAATAATTTGCTCACATTGTAACAAATCTTTTATTCTATGACATTTCTGATATTGCCAGTTTAACCCAAAATTAGACGGTGTTGGCAATGTATTCTTACCAAGTTCAAGATTATTAAAATACCTTCTGTAATGATTAATTCCTATCCAATCATCGTCACATTTCTCATATATGTCCCTAATCATGTGAACTTCGCAATACGATTTTTTCATATCGTTTAAGTCATTGTCCGCGTATATCACTGGGACATTGTAGTTTCCTTCTAAAGGATTACATGAAATTATTTTATAGTCATCCTTTAAATCAAATTTTGGTAATTCAAAATCTTTATGTGTACAAATGTAAATCACGCCTTATAGTTTCTCTTTTCTTTATCCCATTTATCCCAATTTTCTCTTATTATAGTTTTCATAAAATGTTCTGGATCAAAACATAAATCATCCTTTATTAATCCGTGATGGTCAAACATCCAGAATGCTTGTAGTAGTGTCTCAACACTTGGTCTATTATCCAACATTGTCTTTTACCAATTTAAAAATTTCAATTATTTTCTCAATCTCGTCTTTCTTTATTTCCATTGTCTCATATATGTTTTTGTAGGCAAACACGCCAGATACGCCTACTTCCGCTACATTAACAAGTGCATGAACCTCACCCCGTCTTTTTATATAAGAGAATAGCAATGAACTGTTTGCATATAAGGCAACATCCCATCCTTCTAAATCTCTGTCATCACACAGAGATAACATTTTACGGCCATTCTTTAACGTAATCCTACTGGGTTTAACTAATCCGACTCCTGGATAATCAACACCATCTTTTGAAAATTCCTTAAATTTATCAAGGAAATACTTCTTATTTTCTTCTCTTTTTCTTACCATATCCAAATAAATGGGTTTTCAACATATACCAGACCAATTTCGTGATTATCAACTTTGTAACTCCTAATCAATAATTCATCGTTGAAATCCTCATCTGATTCGTCCTTTTTATTTTCTTCTCCGTATCGAGAAGCATACTCATATAGTGCGTCAAATATCATTACGTCAGCCACGCTGCGTCTATTGCCGTACTTAGCAATAACTCTATCAATTATTGCCTCTCGATTGTCTAATTTACGGAATTTCTCACTCCATCTGTCGTAATACGCTTCCCAATCTTCTTTAGCCATATTCATAATTTGATCAATACCTTTTATATAATTTCCACTATAAATATACAAAAAAAATCCCAGATTTCTCTGAGATTTAAAATACACGTAATAGCCAGGATTCTGTACCTACTTCCATCATTAAACTATTCGTCCTACCCTGGAGGCGGTAATTTGGGTAACCCCCTATACTTGGACTTTCACTTCCAAATAAGTGTCCTGAACTTCCTCACCCAAAAACGGCTGTTTTTAGAGCGCGATGGACTGCGTGTATATATAAATATATGTCTTGATACAAACGGATCAACCAACGATATTTATAGTTAAATATTTTTTGTACCCCAGGTGGAAGTCGAATCCACAGAATCACCAAATTTTGAGTTTGGCTGCTTTACCTATTTGCATACCGAGGCGTATTTTCTTCCAGTGCCCCCACTTGGAATCGAACCAAGATCCATATATTAAGAGTATATTAGTCTAACCGTTAACCTATAAGGGCTTTGTACCTCCGCCGAGATTCGAACTCGGAGTCTCGCATATTAAAAGTATGGGGTTTTACCATTAAACTACGAAGGTGTTTAGTGTACCCGACGAGACTCGAACTCGCAACCCACAGATTAAAAGTCTGTTGCGCTGAAACCATTGCGCCACGGGTACTTACTATCTGAACCAGTGACGCGATGGTCACCGATTAGCGTTTCTTTATATGTTTCTTTTTCATTGTCATCTTCTTAATCTATGTTTGTTCTCCCACCGTGACTCGAACACGGGTCTATGCCTTAGGAGGGCATCGTTCTGTCCACTGAACTATACGAGAATATATTTTGAGCGGTATACGGGTATCCCACCCGTGCATGCCTTCGCCTTGGAGGGGCGATGTGCGCCTGTAACTACACCAATACCGCGAATATTTTATATACCAAATCTTATTTTTTGTATCTCATTTTTAATTCCAAATTTTTCACATTTCTTAATAAGACAAGTTACACTAATATCAAGAATCTTTGCAACTTTAGCATAACTAACATTTTCTATGCTATTAAATGTTTTTAAAATTTCATCTTTAGTTATATTTTTCAAATATTTTACTCGTTCACATTTTTTAGAACAAAATGTTGTTTGTCCTTCTGCTAGTTTTCTTCCACAAACAATACATCTGGTAACATTTTCTATATCTTTCTCCAAATCAGATTCTATATCTTGTCGATAATACTTTGTTCTTCTATCTACTCGTTTTGATTCATGATTTTTGATTGTCCCAAAAGTTTCTGTCAGTGAGTGGCAATTTGGACACAATAATTGTAAATTTTCTTCTTTATTATTTGTACAATCACCGTCAATGTGGTGTATTTGTAATGGTACTTTATCAGTATATTTATTCTTTTCTGACCATCCACATATCTGACATGAATCATGGTATTGTTCAAATAAATAGCGTCTTATGTGTGATGAAATTCCACCAACTCCAGACTCTCCGTTTTCTTCACCGTTTTTCCATTTTAAAATATATTGTTTGTATTCGTAATTATTTTTACAAGTATTATCACAATATTTATGGCCATAAGGAATCTCTTTATTGCAACTCAAACAATAACTATTTTTATTTATTTTGTTTATTCCATATTTTAACCTATTATGATATAAACCATTGCATCTTTGATTGCAAAATTTTTGCCTACTATCTTTTCCAACAATCTCTTTACCACAATAAAGACAATATTTTTTTGGTTTTTCTTTTTTGTTTTTTAACCACTCTTGCCAATCAACACCGTTTTCACTAAGTATTTTTTTGCACTTCTCTCTGTTCGTGTAGTTTTCTTTTCCAAATATTGCACGCGCAATATCACTCATCGAATTACTTTTTTCTAAAATCTCATTTAAATTTGTATTCATATATAAATTATCCTTTCTTTATATATAAATACTTTTAAAGAGCAGAAAAAGTGAATCAAAACACAACTTTTTTTTTGAGAAGGTAACCAGAATCGAACTGGCATCACCTGTCTGGCAGGCAGGTGCACTAAACCGTTGTGCTATACCTTCATTTGTAAAAACGTGAAGTAATCCACTCGCATCCCACCAACTTGTTCCCTACTCACCAATTCAGTACAAATGATTATTAGATGTGCTATTACGCCAAAGAATCTAATGAATTATCCCCACCGTTAACCTATTGGCTTACTATCTCCAATAGATATTACCGTGAAGGAGGCATTTATATCCTCCAGAGATTTCACTCAACCCTCAGGAAAAGATTCACTCCTTAGAAGATGGCTGCTTTCAAGCCAACTTTTCTAATAATCTCCTGATTGCGATTTTCGGGTCATTTGCCTAAGCCTTGTCCGATATTCACATTTTAGTGACTCCGCCGTGATTCGAATACGGTGCCCTCCGCTTAAACTATCCTTTCGGAACCAACTGAACTACGAAGCCTTCAATTATATTGCTTTTAGTGGGGACAGGCTCATCGAAGAGACCGCTTCGGGTTTTTCAGACCCGCATGACTTACCAACTACATCACATCCCCATGTTAAAAACCATTCATACAATCATAGCGCTCTAATTGCAGATTTATCAGTAGCCGACCTTACCAATCTTGAACAAACTACATTGGTTACCTACACCTGGTTCGTCGTCATTGAAGCGCCCACTCCAAGCAGGGTTTGAACCTACAGTTACTACCGAATGATTTTATTTTTAATCTCATAAGACTATCAGAGATTTTTGTTGGTATTGAGCCAGCCTCCAACGGATATAGCAACCGCCACCACGCAACTTGGGAGTCTAACCAACTTTATACAATTCACTATGGCTAAGAATTGTCTTTTAAATTTGTGCCTTCGGTGGAGTCCAACCACCATACCTCTTGGATTTCTGAGGCCCACGCGTACCAACGCAGTGACAGTCAGCGATATACTGTATAAACTGGTATATTTTTGTGAGAGGAGAGGGACTCGAACCCCCCTACTGCAAGTCCAATACGACAATTTGTGAACAGGGCAGATTTACAGTCTGCTGCCGTTATCCTCTCATTATTTAAATTTCAATGTTCACATTTTTGAGACAGCAGTCGGATTCGAACCAACGCGGGTATTGCTACCTCCAGATTTGCAGTCTGGCACCTTCAGCCGCTCAGTCATGCTGTCATTATTTCGAAAACTTTTGCAAAGATACAACTTTTTTTTGATCTATAAAAATTTTGGAGCAAAAATTTTCATTTTCTTGCAGGTGCGGTAGGATTCGAACCCACGAAGACTTTCGTCCACAGTTTTGGAGACTGCTCGCGTTGGCCACTTGCATACACACCAGTATTAAAAAGATACCCTGAGAAGATTTTGTTTCTATGTTTCTATCTACCCAGGGTATTTGTTTGTTATATTTACCAATCTACTTTTAGTTAACAGAACACATAGAACAAGTTGAACGTCTAAACCAATAGCCGCCTTTCAATCCGTTATATTTGAAACACTTATTCATCATGTTATTCTTTTTGTTTTAAAATTAATTACTACCCATTTTTTTAATTTTATTAATCTGTTCCCATATTATTTATGGTATTTTGTTTTCTTTTTCAATTATAAATATACAAATAATTTAAAAAATATCAATATAAACTGATTTTTTTATTATTTTTTTTTGATCAACTTTTATTTTTACTCCTTTGACTAACTTGTTTTGTTACAAGATATACAAATTCGACAAACACTACAAATGTAATTCTCTAATATAATACCTTTCATAATTATCGATGCGAACCACCTTCGCTTGGTCTTTTATTCCAGTTTAAGTGATATGTTTTAATTGTATCATTGCCATACGTGTGATATACCTCTACGTAATGCGCCTTTCCGTCCAATACATCGCCCTCTGTTGGCGTTTCGCCAACCATTATCCCGCCAATTGTGATAAAGATCATGAATGGGATCCATGCCCATAACCAATAAGCATTCCACGAGGCAAATGTCATAGTGGTGCAAAATATTAATCCCGTTACCGACATAGCAAGGAAAATAATTCCAAGTACAAATTCTACTGTTATCATATTCTGTCTTATTTTTTTTAAAATCCGTAATAATCTCTTGTAATGTAGTTGTCGTCTCCAAGAACCAACTTCTTCACATCATTAGCAAATCTAGTTTGTTTAGAAAGAATATCAATTGCATCGTTGATAGTCGTATTCCCAACTTTGCCCAGTGCTTTATATAGGCTTTCTAGTATGCTATTAATCTCATACTCGCGTTCTAACTGTTCGCTTTCCTCTCTTGTTATAGAGAAAGATTTGTTTTTATTAAAATCGTATTCCATGTTGTTTATGGTACAAAGTACTGCACCGCATTATTTATTATTGTTAATATATCTAATAATTCGTCTTTTGTTACAAATTTTTGAATTACTCCAGATTCAAAACTGTTAACCTCTTTAACATTCGCGCATTCGCCAATTTTCCAGAATAGTATTTTGCCTTCTATTGGCACGATTTGTATTTTAGCATCAGTTGTTTTTGATAAATGGTCAGATAATCGTATTTTAAAACTGTGTACGGAAAAATATACACTTTGCTCTGATTTACTCTTATTAACGCTAAACTTTGTTAACGCGCGTTGCATTACGTTTGCTAGAGTAAAATCGTCGATATCATTTTTTAGTTTAAATACGGTTTGTTTTCCTTCTTTTTGTGGTATGAATGAAACAATATCGCGGTCTGGATCTTTTGGAAACCCAGTAGTACCATCTTCATTCAAGAAACCACATCCGCAAAAATGATATTCATAGTTAACACCATCTTGTGTTATTTGGCAACGAGTGAAACCATCACTTGAAAACTTTATCCCATTTCTAAGGACAAATGCACCTTTGAGTTCTCCACTAATAACCTGTTCTGCAATTTTTTTAAAATTATCCATACACACTAAATTTTGAAATCTGGTGCAAAGGTACAATATTTTTTTAATATATAAAAATTTTGGGGAGAAAAAAAATCAAAATAATGGTTTTCTCGCTCTTTTTAACTGCTCTTCGAACCACTTCTTATGTTTTTCAAATGATTCTTTGATGATTTCATTGCGATGTTCATTAATGTAGTTACGTGCGTCAACTTCTGTTTTATGAACTAATTTCTCTGGAACATCAAGAAAACACCCAGGACCCTTTGTCCAACTTCCATCATACAAACCGTTCTCATGTTTGGTTATTATTACTTCATATACTTCTGGTTCGTTAAGCGGCGCATTTTGGTCACCGTGTACATCATGCTCTATTAAATAAGCAATGTCGTTAACTTTAATTTCTTTATCTACAATATCCATAATCTCCATCATTTTGTTCAATTATATTCATAAATCTCTCAATTGCATTGTTCTTCGTTAACATACTATCTGTTATTTCTGTGTCTATTGATACGCCTTCTGCTTTCCTACATCTACTCAATGCTGTGTATAACTGGCCTGTTTGAAATATCTCTTTGATATGTAATACTACGTTGTCAAATGTTAATCCCTGTGACTTGTGTATCGTTACCGCATAAGCAAGTGTTAGTGGAAATTGTGTACATGTGCCAGTTACAAATTTATTTATGACAGTTTTTACTTCACCATTTTCAACTTCACTTGTTACGTCGTACTTATAACATTCAGTTTTTTTTGCTTCAAGGAAAACTATATTTTTTTCGTCTGTCTCTATCTTAATGTATTCTGGCTTAATGTCTCTTACATATCCAAGTGTACCATTATGATATTGTCCAGCATCCGTATCATTCATAGTAATCATTACCCTGGCACCTTCTTTTAACCTTAATTCAAGGTCGCAAATTGCGTTCTTTGGATTAAAGTCTCCTGTTAGCACGGCTCTAATGATATGTGTTGGGTCTCCAAGTCTTGCTACATTATATGATTCAGCCACATTTCGTAAAGCACATAAGTGAATAGCCTTGTCTGGCTGTTTGTTTTTCATCATCTGCTTTACCATCTGTTTAGATTTGTCAGACAGTTTGCCGTCTCTAACATCTCCTAATAAGTCAATAAAATCTTTGTCTGTTTGTCTAAATATCTCCGTAAGTTCAACAGTGTGAAATTTTGTATTCTCAAATACCCTTGCGTTAAAGAAATAGAAGTCATCATAAAACTCAGACAACACATTGCCCTCATCATTTGTTACAACTGGCGGCAATTGCATCATATCGCCAAACATAATAACCTGTATGCCACCGAATGCCAGACTCGATTTTTTTACACTACGAAGTCTTCTATCTATAGCATCCATAAGGTCGCACCTAACCATAGATATCTCATCAATAATTAGTATCTTAATCTTTCTGAGAATTGCTTTCTTCGCTGCTGGTAATTTCCAGGAAAATGGTTCTTCTGGATTTTGAACACCTATATCTAATGAAAAGAGATTGTGTATGGTTACGCCTTCTGCGTTAATAGCAGCAACACCCGTAGGTGCTACTACTACACATTCTCCTTTGTGTTCACTGGTAATTTGTTTTAGTAATGTTGTCTTACCAGTACCAGCCTTACCTGTTATAAAGAGATTTTGTCCACCATCAATTAAAGAATATATGTCATCCTTTCTTTCTTCCATTACTCCTAACAACTACTTCTTTCTTAGCAATCTTTGGTTTTTCGATTAATTCTTGCTCTTTTTTATACAAAATTTCTTGTCTCAATTCTTTTAAGATATCAACTTTTTTTGACGACAAAGCATCTACTTCTTTTTGTAATTCTTTGGTTTTTTGGTAATTTTCAGAGCAGATAATACTCATTTCATTTCCATCGGCTTCTATCAATATTTGAATAGCCTCCAACTGATTTAATAGATCAAATAATTTATTGTTCATATCTCTTTTCGAATATATAATTTTCAAATTCATCACAAATATCGTCTAACGTACCATCATTAGACTCAATATCATAATATGGGCCGTCATCATCCTCATCGAAGTTTAAACCGAACACATCATGAAGAAATACGGTACAATTATTTGTAAAAAATTCCGAAATATCTTCATTGTATTCACTAATACTATCATATTCATCTGGTGATGCACTAAAGTCGTTTTTTACAGCCTCATATAAAACATCAAAATCAATAGAGACTTCTGTTTTTTCAACTTTTACTAATTCGAATGTCATAATTTACCAATTTTCTATATTTGTTAATTCTTTTTCTTCTCCACAGTAATTGCATTTAATTTTCACGTAATGTCCAAGTCCACCAGGAGTTATCGTATACGTAAATTGTTGACCTAGTGTCGAAAATGCTATTTTACCGTGTGCTTTCAGTTCTTCTTTATGCTTATGTGCCTCTCTAAATTCTTTTGCTGCTTTTGTTTCATCCTCATCCAATTCAAATACTCTTGTTTTCCTACCATCTGGGTTACAGCGCTTTTCGTACATGCCAACACATAACTCATCCCATACATGGCCACAGTAACAGCATTTAATGCCTTTGTAAATGTCTTTTTCTGAATCGGAAGATACTATGCGCTTTTGCTTTATCTTACCGTTATCAATAAACTCGCCATTATCACCAATTGAAAACGAGCCAACTTCTTCTTCTATTTCTTTCGGTTCAAAAAGTTCTTTGTGCAATTCCGACTGAGCAACGACTAACTCATGCCCACAATATGGACATTTAAGCAAGTAGTGTTGTTGCCTATATTGTTTCTCGGCCTCTTCTCTTGTATTCATAGATTAATCTCTATCGTTATCGTTTGTGTAGTTATTATACTCGTGGGCATTCTCATACTCACTTCTCGTCATTGGATGTCTTTTTGTTTTAGATTTCGTATAAATAGTATACATAATGCTATATTATTTATTAGGATTAGAAATTCCATTAATAAAATCATCAATTGCTTCAAGTTTAACCTCGTGTTCACATACTGTATCTAACATAAGAAACAGTAATTTGCTTAAAAACAACTTATCATCATGGTTAAATCGAGATAATGCATGACCTATTTGTTTGGCGGCTTCTAATTTGCCTTCTTCGGTTGTTAAATCAAAATCAAATTTCTCTTCCATATTACAAGTTAATTATTTCCTCATTGTCTTCATTTAAATCATCGAGGTTATTAATGTTAAATGTGTAGTAACCGTAGTCTTCATTAGGTATATCTATCTCCTCATATGTTTCCTCCTCTACATCCCACAACAAGAATCCGTGACAAGATAAATTTTCACCGAAATCCTGTTGAATGAGACTTCCACAATAAACCAAAGGAATTCCGTCGGCTTTTATACATTGCCTCTTATGTATATGGCCAAATAAACCAAAATCCACACAATCGAAATAATTGGCTTCTAATCCACTTTCTGACACATAGCCTACATCCGTCTTGGCTGACTTTAGATCTCCGTGGAATAACGCAATATAACGCACGTGTTCGTCACTTATACCCGCTCTGCAATGATAATCTCTAACATCAAGGATACATGGCTGTCTAAAATCATCAAATGCGGAATAAAGACACCATACAACATTATCGTCCTCAACAGTACCAGATTGGAAACCAAGGTCTTTGTCTAAATAATAAACTTGTTTAAACTTAGACATCGAGAAGATAACAGATAGTGGGTCCAAACGTGATAAGTTTGGAGATACATCATGATTACCAGCAAGTACAATTGTCTTACATATTTCATCTAACTGTCTAAGAAACCAAGATGCTAATGCATAACATTCTGGTGATAATTCTGTTTTACTATGAACCAAATCTCCAGCAATTACTATACGTGTATTCTCTGCACCATTTTCGTTAACTATTTCTTTGCATTTATCGATGAATTTTTGTAATTGGATCTTATATTCATCTAATCTTCGATAATTATGTATGTGTATATCACCTGTGTGTATAATTTTTTTGATCATTTTTTAATCCTCACTAATTGATAGTCCAAATTTATCGCAAAATACTTTCATGTCTGACTTAAATACTGGAAGGTGTACTCTACACATTCTCATGTCTGCATCATGGCATTCAATAGGCATATTCTCCCAGTTCTTATCCATCGACGGATAGCCCTCAAATAATGTTGCCCTAAGATCGTTTATTGAGTTAACATAATATAAAAACTCTTCCAACTGTTCTGGGGTTTTTATGTTTTCTATAATATAATACCCAACTCCATCTGGAATAAGGCGAGGTTTTATCTCCGTATAATATTTACGTGCGCCATTATCGTATTTCTCGGTAGCAGCCACATAAACGTCAATGTCAAACATTAGTTTGTCTTTATACCAAATATAATATGTCATAGTCTATTCTTTATTTCGTTAATTATTTCTTCATTTGTTGCTAAATGAGATAATCCACATATATCACACATGAACTCTTTAAATTTATATGAAGATAATTCTTGTATGTATTTTGATACATTATCTAATTTTACTGGATAAACGGCATCTTTGTCAAATATTTCGTATCCGTGACTTGTTAACTCGCTTATCATTTCGTAATCATCAAAATTTGCAAGAGTTATATCATCCTCCTCAACCAGGCCATAAGACTCTGGATCAATTTCGATATCAAAATCGTCACTTCGCCACCGTTCTTCTCTTTCTGCCTGTTTTATGTCGGCAACTTGTAGCTCTTTTCTCTCTTTAAGTTCTTCCTCCAGTATTGAAGTCGGTATCTTATCAATAATATCACTGGAACTTATGCCAATATCAACTGTTTTCCAACTCATAAAATATTTTTTTTGTTTAAATATACATTTTTTTTAAAATACTAAATCAAATTCGTCGTATTCTTTTTGTTTTTTTAGCAACTCAATAACACCTTTCTTTCCTTCGTGTTCGTATAACTCGCTCATATCCTTATAGTTACAGTCCTCGGCCATGTTTATATACCTAATCTTACCCTTTAGTCTACCAAAGTTCAATAGCATATAAATACGCTTCGTTTCATCCTCATGCGTATCTCCATCAAGTACAATGGTAATAGTCGAATTGGCTTTTGAATACAATGCTCTATATAGTGCGGTGTCTTTTGTTAGTACCTTACCTAACATCGAAATACCATTAAGTGGAAACCTCATTGCGTCGAACGCACCCTCGCAAAGATATATCGGAGCATCCCAGTCAATCAATGATTCTTGGAATACTAATTCCTTTTTGTCTGCATCACAGTTTCTATATTTAATTTTACCTTTACCTGTGAAATCTCGGCCGATAAAATAGTTCAACTCTCCGAATTGATCATACGAAGGAATAATAATTCTATTCCTAAAAGCAAAATCCTCTCCATCCCACTCTGTGTAACCAAGATTGAACCTATCAATCATGCCTTGATCTATTTTTCTTCTCTCCAAATAATTCAATAGAGATGAATTTCTACATGTTGATATGTCTATCTTTTTGAATGTCTTTGGTAGTTTGACTGCTTCTTTCTCGATAATTGTCTCCGTTGCACCAGTGAATGCATCTATATCGTACATCCTCGTTTCGAGAATAGTCTTCACGCACTCCTTAAATTCTTTATATATGTCAGCAGTTCCGTATTCGCGGATTAACTTAAATACGTTACCCTTCATACCTCTATCACGGCTAGAACATTTCCAACAGTTAAATACGCCTCCATGATTTAGGTCTTTCTCAAAAGACACCTCTAGGTTGTATTTACCATCGGGAACACCACCATTCTCTTCTGCACAACATGGACAGTTGAAGATGCGCTGGCCCTCAATATCACTACCATACCTTGATTTCGGTTCTCCAAGGAACTCAATCAAGAGATCTTCCATTCTTTTTATCTCTGGTATTTTCATATTCGCAACAAATATACAAAAAAAATAAGGAACTTTCGCTCCTTATTTCTTGTTTTCGCCAACTAATTCTTTTCTAATCGGTGCGTCCGTTTTAAAATACTTCTGCATTACACCTCTTGGATTAGTTTTAGAATACTGGACACTATCGTCACCATTTCTTTTTGCTATTGCGTAATTCTTTTTGTATTTATCTTTCCCTGCACCGTGCGTTGCTGTTACTACGGTATAATCTTTAATATTATCAACTGTTCTGTCTTCGGCATCAACTCCGCCCTTCATATCGTGGCAAACGGCACATTGCACTCCGCATGGAGATTTTACTTTATTTAATATAGACGTTAATGCTTTCTTGTCGACATCGGACAAATTCTTTTTATAGTTATTTATTATTTTGTCGTCATCTGGTAATGTTTCGTTGTTTCCTAATATACCTCTACTTTGTAAGAACTTCTCAGTTGCAATTAATTTATTGTATCTCCAGAAACTACATGGGCAAACATAATAATAACCAGAACCTCCGTCCCAACTTCCCTTATGTAATAATGGGATGGATGGCAAGCCAGTTTCTTTATCAACTAATGGTGTCTCAACTTTTAATCTTTCCGCTTCACTAGTTGTTACTTCGCATACATCACAATAAGCGTTTTCTAAATTAGTGTTTGGATCTGCGCTAAATCCGTTCCTATTCATTGGTATACCATGAAAATTTTGAACAACAGAGCCGTCGCTGTGAGGTATATCATTTCTGGAACGATTTATTTTTATTATTTGGTCGATTGGCTTACCATTAACAACCTCAGTTGGATCTACATCTTTGGCTGTATATGCCATTGAGATTATTCCGTATTTTTGTTTCATCTCATCAGAGAACTGAGCAGCCATAACCAATATTTTCTGATTTGGGAAATCACCAATTTCGTTATATCGTATAAATCGAACTGGATGTTTTGTCTTGGCAAATTCTTCTACATATAATCTCGCTAAATTAAAATATGCACTCATTTTACCTTGTTTTAACGCCTGGGCAACAAATTGTTGAACTATTAGGTTTTTTCTCCTTGACATTGGAAGTCTATCTTCCCCAGCAGCGCCAAAACAAGCGGCTTGTGATATTGGGCATCTGTTAATTGAAGGGCATCCTAACGCAGAGGTAAAATTAAGTATTAGCGTATCATCTGAAAGTTTTGCATTGCCTAATGAGAATATTCCTGAAGGAACATCCAAATCCTTATTAACAGTTTCTTTTCTTCCTACATTTTTAAAATAACGATTTGTCAACGCTGTATTCTCTTGTCCATACTCATCACCAAACATATCCTTCGCAGCATCTGTTGTTGCATTCAATATACGATCATTCGACACCTTATTTAGGCGTTTTATATCCTCTGAGATACAGTATCTAAATTGTGCTTCTGTTAAATATATCTTCCTCATTACTTCAACTTTCCCTTTTTTGATTCTTCTTCTGTCCATGAACGAAAAGCCAAATTACCTTTTAGGTACGCCTCCGCTTCAAGTTTAATTAATGCTTTATCTTCGGTTATTCTATCACCAGAATAACCAGACTTTGCAATAATACCTTTTGCGTCTTGGATGTAATGATAACATTCATGAAAAAATGATCTACCAATATCTTTTTTATGCCTTCCATCCATAAATAATACTATTTGTTTTGACACTGGATCGAAATACCCAGTTCTTATAAACATATCATCATTTTGTTTCATATAGTTAAGGATAACAGTTGGGTATTTAATCTTTGGCATTTTAAAATATCCTTTAATAAAGTCAAACATCTGTTTAAATGTTTCTTTATAATATTTTATTTCTTTGTTGCTTGGTTTCATTTAATATGTTTTCTAGTAATACTTTTTTATTTTCAATCACTTCATATGGGTAGTTAATTTTTAAATTACTATAATAAAATATCTTTATTCCATTTTCTTTACATAATTTTAACTTTTTTTTATCATTGCTTATGAGTTTTTCATAACGTTCTTCTCCTCCAAAATAATCAATTGGGCCAAAATGCTGTTCTCCTTGACATTCTATCGCTATCTTATATTCTGGAATATAAAAATCTAGTTGCAAATTATCTAAAAATTTATACCTTTTATTATATTCATATGTTATATGATTCTTATCTAATAAATTAATAATATCTTTTTCCAATAGGCTCTGATTACATTTAGGACACCCGTGGCCATTCATATGATGGCTAACATCTTGCCAGAATTCCCCATGTTCTGGACAAATTATACATACTTTTGTTGCGCGATTAATGTATTCTGTTTTTGAATAATCGTATTTATCTCCATGTATTTTTCTTGACCTGTTAACAAAGGTTTCTGTGTCCATGTACATTTTGCTGCATTTTTTACAGCCGAAGCCATTTAAATGATCCTCCGCGCGTTGCCAAAATTCACCGTGTTCAGTCCCAAATTCATCTTTTTCATGACATATTATACAAACTTTTTCGTTTATATTAATGTATTCCGTTTTTGAATAATCGTATTTATCTCCATGTATTTCCTTGGCTCTTCTAATAAACTCTTCAGTAGATAATGATTGTTTTTTAATGCGTTCCTCAAGCCCACATTTTTTACATCCGCGTCCGCTCAAATGACTATGTGGCGTTTGCCAGAACTCACCATGCTTTGGACAAACTATACATACTTTAGTCTCATTATTGACATATTCAACGCCAGAATAATCATACTTATTGCCATGAACTTGTTTTGCCTTTTTAATAAAATCTTCTTTACTACCTCTTAATTTTTTTGATACAATTTCATTTTTGCACCACTTACAACCGTGTCCATCAAGATGATCGTTTGGCGTCTGCCAGAATTCCCCATGTTCTGGGCAAATTATACATACCTTTGTACTATTATTTATGTAAATTACTTTACTATAATCATACTTATCGCCATGAACTTGTTTTGCCTTTTTAATAAAAAGTTTTGTTTTTTCTGTATTCATAATTTTAACTATTTCTAATTATAAATACTTACTCGTGTTAAAAAGTTCTTATAATATCATTTATTTTAATAAATTTTTTAGTATTTCTTTTATTATTATTCTTAATGTATTTTCATTAATATATACCTTATTACTTTCAACACTTTCTTCTAATACTTCTTCCTTATTTATTATAGTAATGTTTGAATTGTCATATAGCACATATTCTTTATTTCCAGCAAAATCCCAAATTACGCCATCATACCCCATTGATAAAAATTTCTTTATATCCTTCGATTCAATCAGGTAACAGATATTACTTTGTTTTCTCTCTCTCCTTAAGTATACTGATTCTGTTCCGTATATTGTGGTTAAAAAATCTTTTGTTGGATTATCACTAGTTAATATGAGTGGATTTAATAAATTGATTTCCACTTCATATATTGCGCCTTCTCCATACTTTTTTGCGTAGCGTCTTGTATAATCCTTGTCTTCTGAAAAATATATGCCAGGGCCAAGATAACCTGTTTTCCCTCTTTTAAATTTTCCAGTAACTATATCTTTACAAGGAGAACCATGATATGCCTTAATATTTTCATTAACATATCCTTTATTACTTATACTTGTCAACGTACCGTACCCACCTTCAATAAATGCTGATGCCAAATCACCTCTCTGATGGGTAACATCTAGTGCCCTATTGATTAATACTAATACTTTCTCTGGTTCTAACGAATCGTTATATTGAAATATAATTTCCTCTAAAGGTCTAATTCCGTAATCACTCCAGGCATCAGAACCATCAGGAAGAGTCATCATATCATAGTATCCATTATCCTCTAAATATTGACTTGCCGCCTCTTCATCATCAACTTCTTGTTCCTCACTATCCTCATCACTCTCCATCCATCCAAAATCAGGCGAAAAATTACCTTTATGCTCTAGGCCTTTTTTATATTCTTCAAATTCTTCTCTACTATTAAACATAGCATCAATAATGGAATCTGTTGGATACCCCATGTCATGCCCAGCAATAGAAGTAATCGCACGAATAATGGCCGTATTTTTCATAATGATACCCATCCACTGATATACATACTTAGTTGGAAACTTCTCCAATTTACCGAATTTGGTAAATTCATTTAACGCCTGTTGATACATTGCTGGTTGAATTAACGGAACCCATAGATTTTTCCCGTTTGCCAACATACGAAGTACAGTGTATTCATCATACTCCTCTAAGTAGTCATAGTACTTATGCCAATCACTATTTTCGGTTAATAATTTCATAATTTCCTATATAATAAATACATTTAAAAACAACAAAACGAACGTTAAAAAGTATTTATATATAAAAATAGTGTAATATGGCAAATAAGAAAGGGTTTTGGTATTTAGCACACTGCGAATTTGATTCTCCAAGTTCAAAAAGGCTTTGGGGTGGAATAGGTTTTGGTATTTGCCAATGTTGTATTGTTTCCGCAACAATTTTATGTTTTGTGCATACTGGCGAAATGTCTGGAACTGTTTCTAGCCTTATTGATTTCGATCTTGGAATAAGCGCAGCACTTCTTGGATTATCTACTATTACAAGAGCATTTGGAGGAAATAAATCTGTTATTGGTGGTGAGAAGAAAGAAGATGAAACAGAAGAAAATGCAGAGGACTAATCCCCTGCATTTAACAGTGAAGCAGTTGCGTAGATAGTTGAAGAATCCCACCATCTTCAGTGGTGGGAGTACGTCAATCGGTATTTCTGCTGTAAAGTTTTTCCATCACAGATTCAATATCTTCACCATACTGGAATACTATTCGGTATGGTTCTGGATAGTCTTCGTAATCATTTATATCCTCATAACATAATGCGATGCATCCCTGAACGCAATGTTTCATTGAAAAACATGTATTTTGTTGTGCACAGAATAATGGTATGTTGGTTACGACGCGTCTTACCTCTTGATAAGTTCCTTCTCTTGGCTTCATGTCTCCGCCATAGAGGGCGTATGGTTCATCCCAGTTATCACCCCATACTAATTCAATCCTATCACTAAAGAAAAAATCGTATTCAAATAGGCCTTCCGAATTTTTGCCAATAGGATTAACAAAAACTAACTTTAAATCTTTCTTCTCCTTTGCCATATTAGATAATGTTATTTATTCCATTTTCAGTTAGTTTCTTTATTGTCGAATTTAAACTTTCCCCGAACTTAAAGACTATCGCATTGTCCTTATTGTCATAGAACCACATGAGGGCAATACATCCGTCGATGCAGTCTTGCATTGAATAGCAATTATTCTGTTGAGCGCAGAAAAAGTCTACATCTGTTGTAACTCTTTTTGTTTCGGTATACATATCAGTGCCTGGTTTAATATCTCCGCAAACGGATGGGCACTGAAGTTCCCAGTTCTCCGCCCAGACTGTATCTGGGGTTTCAGAGAACAGGAACTCGTACTCATTTATTCCGTCGCTGTTTTGGCCGACAGGATTTACATATACCAATTTCAAATCAGCCATTACTTAACTTCCTCGAAATTTGCATCTGTTGGGCCGTCAGTCTTTGGACCCTGACCTTTATTCATGAAATCCTGGAATTGCTGTCCGAAGTCTGCACCACCTGCTTGCGCATTTGCGTCAGGCTGTTTATACAACTCAGTTGCAATAGGATTAAAGAGTTTTTCCAAATCCTTCTGTGCAGATTCTGCTTTAGATAAGTCTTTGTCCTTAACCGCTGCGAGAATGTTCTCTACTCCTTCTGACAATTGTTTGCGTTGATCGTCAGTAATCTTATCTTTCAAAGATTCGTCATCAAGAACATTGCGAATTGCATAAGCATAGTGCTCACAGTTGTTGAGTTTATCAATCTCCTCTTTGCGTTTTGCATCCTCGGCCTTGTGCGCTTCTGCTTCCGCCTTAATACGCTCAACCTCTTCCTTCGACATTGAGTTAGAAGATGTAATGGTTACATTATTCTCCTTGCCAGTACCAAGGTCCTTTGCTGATACCTTAAGAATACCGTTAGCGTCGATATCGAATGTTACTTCAATTTGAGGTACGCCACGCTTTGCTGGAAGGATACCACCAAGTTCAAAGTTACCAATCAACTTATTGTCGCGAGTAAATTGACGCTCACCCTGGAATACTCGAATAGATACTGCAGGTTGATTATCAACTGCCGTCGTGAAGGTTTGTTTCTTCTGCGTTGGAATTGTGGTATTAGCCTCAATCATCGTTGTCATAACCTCGCCCTCTGTCTCAATACCAACAGAAAGTGGAGTGACATCAAGCAACAATACGTCCTTTGCTGCATCTCCGCCTACGAGAATGTTGGCTTGTGTTACAGCGCCAAGTGCAACTGCCTCGTCTGGGTTAGAGGATTTGTCAAGTGTTACGTTGAACTCTTTCTTAAGAGCCTCTTGAATTGAAAGCAAACGTGTAGAACCACCTACAAGGAGAATTGAATCAAGTTCACTTGCGGTTTTCTTTGCCTTCTCCAAAGACTTGCGTGTACACTCTATCGCTTTTGCCGTGATGTCCTCTGTTAGTTGATCAAATTTAGCACGTGTAAGTGTTACTACCAAATGTTGAGGAACACCGTCCTGTACAGAAATGTAAGGCAAGTTAATTTCGCTGGATGCGGTTGATGACAATTCACATTTTGCCTTTTCTGCGGCCTCGATGAGACGAGAATAAGCCATCTTATCCTTTGTTAGATCAACACCTGGGTGATCTTTCATATACTCTTCCTTCAACCAGTTAACGATTGCGTGGTCATAGTTTTCGCCACCAAGGAATACATCGCCATAAGAAGCAAGAACCTCAACCATTAATTGCCCATCAACCATTGAAAGAGAGCATACAGATACATCAAGCGTACCACAGCCAAAGTCGAATACTGCTACGGTTTTCTCTTTGTTTTCGTCAACCTTAATAGGGGATGAAAGAATTGCTGCTGTAGGTTCGTTGATTACACGAAGAACTTCGAGGCCTGCAATTTCGCCTGCCAACTTTGTTGCTTGACGTTGTGCATCATTGAACCATGCTGGCACAGTAATAACAGCCTTTGTTACTTCTTCTCCATAATAATTTTCAGCAACCTTTTTAAGTTTTGCAAGGGTGTATGATGAGATTTCCTCAGGTGAATAAGCCTTACCCTCGATTTGAACGCGTGGTTTTCCACCCTCATTCACTACGTCGTAAGAAACACGTTTAAGCATTTCCTGTACGTCCTTGTCGTCCCAATTTGCACCCATAAAGCGTTTAATAAACGAAACCGTATTCTTTGGTTTCATGGTCATCTTACGTTTAGCAGAAGCACCAACTTCGATGGTGTCTTTGTCGATGTAAATAACCGAAGGCGTTGTGCGTTGTCCTTCTTCGTTGACTATAACGGTCGGTTTTCCGCCTTCCATTACCGCTACACACGAGAACCCTGTTCCTAAATCAATACCAATTACTTTATTACTACTCATTATTTTAAAATATTTTTGTTAAATTATTTTTATATCTTATTCTAAATACAAATATACAAAAGTTTTTTAAGAATTATAGAAAGATTTATGGTATCCATTCAAATAACTCATAATATTTTCTTTCCCTGCTGGATTTGAACTGTGTACGTTAAATGCTGGTACGTCAGAATCATGATTCATACAATATTCAACAAGCCATTTTGCACAATCATATCCATTTAATTCAGTACCATCAGGTAGTTTACCAAGATCGTGGTCGAAACATATTGCATCTGGAAGTCCATTCTTGTTAACCCAATTGACAAATTCAGAATATGACTTAACCCACTCAACAACTATGTTGTCAGTGTCAATAGGACAATAATCGTCCACCCAAGTTCCGTAAAATGGGCATCTTACGTCATCAAGCCATAATAATTTATTCATCTTATTAATCTCCTACCATTCTTAACGTCTCTCCAAGGTCTACTATCCATTCGCCTATAGTTATAATAAGGAGGCATGGAAGGCAGATTGCCATGCCAACACATTGAATTGTAAATCCTAAAATTTTTTTAATTATTTCCATGTTTTGTTTATTTTGTTTTTTTATAAAAAGATCAAACAAGAAAGACATAATCCCCAAATGAAAAGCATAATAGCCTCTGTTCCTAATGTTTTCTCATATTTAATTTTGTTATTTATGGCATAATGCATTCCTTTACCAATGAAAATACCGTCTATGATCAAATATACAGATAATACAATGAGAATTGTTAGTGCAATAATTTTTAATACTGTCATAATTAATACCTTTGTCTTTTAATTGGTACAGTTGGTTCGAGTTTTTCACAACTGCATGTTTTATTTTTATCACAAGTCTCAAACAACTTGCATATTTTACAATACTCTGAAATCATAATTTTTCTCCTTTGTAAGTATAAAGTTCGCTTATGTTGTGTGATTCTTTGTAACAATGTTTCAATAACTCTTCGTTGAATAACATATCCGAATAATACCCCTGTTCCTCACACTCCGCGAGTATTCTAAATACCTCTGTTACAAAATTCACTGTGTTCGGGTGCATTTTTGGATGTGTATTATCTCTTTTATTTATCCACCATTTATACTCATTAACAAAGTTAAATTTATCTCCGAGATAAGCCCTTGCTGCTCCAATCCAGTCACACATTAATTCTGCCGCATATTTGTATGGTATTTCAATTGTCGTTGTGCCATCATCATATCTGTCAGTCCAATACTCGTAATGGTGAGGATTGTGCCCCTTATGATGCTGCCAGGCTAATGAATAACCCACATCATCTTTACAAGCATTAATCGGTGAACTTGTACCTTGATAATACTTAACGGACTCCCAGAACTCAATCCAAGAAAACTTAGACATATCATGCGTAATACCTTGCCAATATAGGCCAGCCTTAAAACAATAATGCGCAACCCAGAATTTATGGGTACAAATCTTCTTAAAATGAAGCCAAGTATTTTTAAGTGTTATTTTCATTTCTGGAATATCTGTTTCAACTTTCAATATTAACGTCTTATTTGGATCCTGTACAATAGGGGAACCTAATATTATATCTTTATTAAACATATTATTAATAAGGCCACTTATACAAAATTTATTGTGTTTTTATTTTTAGCATTCGCTATTTGCATTCCTGCATAAAATGCTTCTTTTGCTGTTATGTTATATCTATTTCCAAATACTGGGTGAACGGCTTCAAAATAATCATATACTTTCTTCCGAACATCATCCCCATAATATCCTGCAAAATACCCAAAATTCTTTTTTGCACATTGTTCAGCATATTCAATTGTTGGAACATCTTCGCGACTATTCATATTATACAAATAATATATGTATGCAGTAAAAAAGTCCTGTGCTTTTTTCTTTTTATACCATTTGCACAAAGATAATCCATAATTAAAAATTTCTTCAAATGTTTCAAATTCTTGGTTCCCATAGACCATATTGCTGTAATTTTTCTCCATAATAACCTTTAATAAATTACTTTTTCCCATTCTGATTCGTGTTCAACAAAATAAGGCTGTTCATATTCAATACCACTTACCATATTAGTGCAACTGAAGCGGAAAGATATATGACGCAAACATTTTATATTATAGTCAGATATTACTCGTTGTGCCCAACTTGGATGAGTATTGCCTCCTTTTACACAAATAAAAGTTTTTTTGTAATAAGGAATTGCCTCTGCACATAAATCCATAAACTCGTTAAATGCTTTTTTTACTAATTCAACATCTTGCTGAACTGCACCATTATCTTCATGAGGGCGTAATTGACTCATTATCTTTTTACACATCTCATACAGTGATTCGTACTTCTTGGCTTCTTTTTCCGTATTAAAACGGCATCCGTCAGTTGTCTCGTAAATTGTTACTTCTTTAATCATATTCCTAATGGTTCTAATGCAAGTTTAATAGTTTCTTTTCCAAGGATTTCTATTGCTTGTTGAGCAACTTTTTCTGTCTTGAATAGTATCAAGTTTTCTCCTGCGCCATAATATGCGCCAAAATAATACTCTACTACAGATAGACTGTTTTCAAAATCTCCTTTGATTGTTAAAACAAAAACACGGTCTCCCTTATTTGGTTTCCATCCATCATTCAAATATAATGCGACATTTGCTAACTTGTTTTTTGCGAGAAATGATATGTCCTCGGATATTTAATTCGTTCCATTATTTTTTATGTTTATATTCAACCATTCTTTCATATGCATAGTAAGTGGCACAATACCATATAAGTTAAAAGTTATTTTCTTATTAAATCAAAAATTAATTTAATAACCACAATTGGCCAGAAAAAAATGGACATTACGGCCGCAAATTTCTCATAAGACGGGTCATCTATTGCATAATTATATTCTGGTTTAACCCAATATACAATGATGCCTACAATAAGGTATATCAATGCTACTAATAATGTAATTTCAAGTGTTGTCATAATTATTCTCCTTTATCTAATATTTGTTCTGGTAAATTAACGTCTTGCCAATATTCAGGCTCGATAGTCTCTCGTTCTCCTAACATGTTTATCCATTTCTTATCGCCAAAATGGTATTCTGCCGCAGTCCAACATTGTCCAAGAGTAACTAAAACTACGTTTAAACGTATTCGCCCATCAACTTTTTTGGGGGGTTGTTCACTGCATTTAATCCATTTATTAGATAACCTTGCATTTTCTATCATCAATTTTTGGTTATCAGATTGTAAATCGTTGGCGATTTCAGCAAGTTCTTCATAGGATTCTTTCCAGTGATTTATCTCCTCATCGCGATTATGAGCACCTGCGATGAAAGCATCGTATTCATTTTTCCTTTCCCACAAATGATTTGTCGGAAAATTTTGTTCTAAATACTCTTTTGCTTTTTGTTTGATTTGTTCTTTTGTCATGTTTTTATTTCATTATTTTAATCTTTTTAACCATCTATCTAATAGGTATTCTACCCATTTGTTTGATAGTTCATCATTCGGTAGATTGTTCTGGTTTAGTGATGACTGGTTATAGAACTCTGGGTAGTTTTTAAGTATTGCCTTAACGACGCCCTGGGATCTCGATAATCCAGCGGCACAATGAATGTAGAAGTCTTTTCCAGCGTTTCTCGCAATGAAATTAGCGAGCCCGAACGCTTCATCTGGATTAAAACAATATTGTTTATTCCCGTTTTGTTCGAATATCCAAAAATCTTTGTGATTTTCACATTCATATATTTTGCATTTATCAGATGGTGTGTCTTTTAGAACATCCTGGAATAGTAAAGGGTCTATATCTGGTATATTCAGGCTATATACGCGCTTTCCGTCGTGTTCAAATAGATGTTTCCACCAATCCCCGTTTTCAGAATATGGTTCACATATAGAAATAATAGCAACATCATCTGGAATATAACTAAGCGTCCACCCCTCATCTTCCGCTATTTGTTTGAAGCGGCTTTCACTATATGCCAATAATTTAGCCATATTAAATCAATGATTTAGCAACTTCTATTTTCATAACCTATCCTAAAATTAAATCATCTGGATTAGTCGATTTTGATATGCAATCATTGCCATATCTAACAAACGCATATTTTTTATTAACACTCGTAATAATACCCCTCTCATGAAGGCTATTATCACACCCTTCGAATGGTATATATGTTACATATCTACCAATATTTTTTTCGCATTCTTGTAATGTCATAATTTTTATTTTAAATTTTAATATTGTTCTTTACTAAATTCTGGTTTATATGTTAATGTAATTCCAGTATGCTCAATAGGGTCATCGGATGGAACGAACATTACTTTATTAGTATGAATCATTTTCCGACATAATTCATCATCGGCCCCACAATCAATAAATAATTCTCGATTCCAATATAAATCTCCATTGCGTTCGAATACTTCTTTGTAAATTATTTCATTGATAGTATCAATAAATTCAATTTGGCTTTCTGGACGATTTTCAAGAAATTTATTCAATTTGTTACAAGTTTTTTTAAATGTTTTCATAATTACAAACTAAATATTTTTCTTAATGCTAATTTATCTGCTTGCTTGATTGCCGATACTTCTACTCGCTTTTCATTCACCTTAATACACCCTCCAAAATTCCATAACTCACAATAACGAAGTATAGACTCTAACTGTGCATCTGTAATATCTGGTGTGTATCGTTCATTACTACCAAATCCTGCTTGGAAATGTGCCAGATAACGTATATTGAAACCATGCACCTTAACGAACCCCGCGCGTTCCAAACCATAATCAATAGACATACCCGAACCATGTAAAAGTATATTATCCAGTTCTTCACCGTATAACTTAAGCATTAAAGGTGCAAGTTCAATATGTGCAAGACCGCATTCAGATGACTCCATGAGATAGAACTTACCGTCTGGTGCAATATAACCAACAGGGTTGATGAACTTTTCTGGTTCATCACTACCGCATTCAGATACCATTACATCAGCAGGACCAGTGAAATGTAATTGTCCGTAATCAAGAAGTCGTTCAATCTCACGCTCTACCTTGCACTCATCATCCAAATCTTCGGGCACTTCAAGATAGATAGTTGCTTTTGCATAACGCTTCTTGTGAGAGTTTGGTAAATATTCATCACTCATAAAATCTTTTCTAGCCATAATCTTATCCATTTCTTTTTTAAATTCTGCTGCAAAGATACAACAATTTTTTGAATTATAAAAATTTTGGGGGGTAAAAAATGTAATTTATCAATTTTCACCATCCACACATCCGTTGCATTCTCCGCAATCATAGCACTCACAATCATCACATAAACATATAGGTTCCTCCTTGCCATCCCATTCAAGCGCGGCCTTTATGCTTGGTTTTGGCATATCGTCTGCGCTAATCAATAACGCTCCACTAACAACATTTAAATCAATGTTAACTTTATATCCATTGTTAAATAACACCACTGGTGTATTGTCCTTTATTACTTCAATTGCTTGTTTTAAATCTCCAACTGTTTTTTTCATTTTGCTTCTTCTATTTTATCTATCTGATTATTTTCGTCCAAAATTTGCTTTTGACCACAATCTCATACACCCTAAACGCATAAGTGCATTTTCTTCCTCAAGAAATAGTTTGTATTCTTTATTGTTACTACTTGTATATCTTGCTAATTCAGGGGCGCTTGTTTTAGTACCAACAAATTCATTTGGGTCTTCATCATAGAATAACAACCCACATGGATACTTGTCATATGGCCACCCATGTTCCTTTGTGTATGGTTCTGACCATTCGTAATTCGCTAAAAACTCGTCACACTTGTCAACTATTGATTTGGGTACTACGTAGTAGAATTTAAATACTTTCCCTTCAAAGTGCGTTGTGCCTTTTTTAAAGTCAGCCAAAAAATCACTCCAACTTCTTTTTATCTCGTATTCATATAGGTAGTGATTTTGTATAGAAACGAGATCGGCTTCATGTGTTTTAAAATACCCCCATGATACATTCGGTATAAATACATTCTTCCTTATGTTGAACGTATTAGCAATTGCTGCCTGTATCTCCCTCACTGTCAGATTTGTTTCCAGCATTATTCTTTAATTTTTTAAATACTACATTTACAAATAATACGGCAACGGTACCAATGCCAGCCTCAATAAACATATTACTTCCAACGAGACACCCATTTTGATCAACAATATAACAATCGTCATTTCTGATTATATCTTTTAACAATCTCAATCAATGGTTTGTTCATGTTTCCTTCGCTATCCATAATTCCTGTGAAACAGTTCATAACCATCAATGAGACATCGCCTGTGACGTATGGAGGAAGCCATCCTATTACTGGTATGCCCTTCCCACAAGCATAACCAATTTCCCATGGAGTTCCAGAATTACATGTATGTCCTAAATACATTGCAACTACTAATGTCGCACTATCCAGAGCCTCTTTGTCGGCCATATATACGCGACGTGCCCATTCTTCGTTAGGCAAATACCATGTACCATCCTCCTTTAAAAAGTCTCCTGGAACTTTAAACTCCATCGGAATGTAAAGTTCGACCGTTGGATAGCGTTTCTTAACTACTTCAATCATGTGAAGAAGAGCCAATCGGTCACAATCTCGATTGAATGACCCTGCAATGTAAATTTTATCCATATATCATTAAGTTTTAAAATCTGATGCAAAGATACAAAAAATATCTGACATATAAAAATTTTAAGGAAAAAAAAATAAGCGGACAAAATATTATTGCCCGCCCATTTTAAGTATAATAGTATTTTACTTACTCATCTCGTTAACGAGGTCCTTCATTTGCTTTAGCGCAATTACATCCATTGGGTTTGCCCCGTGTCCAGAACCGCCATTGACTACAATACTTGGCCACTTTGTTCCAGCAAGTGCCTGCGCAACACCAGTTTTTGTCTTGAACTCCCACTCGGCGCGTTCCTGTGGAGTAAGACCAGCAGCCACCTTAAGACGGTTTGCCTCTGCCTGTGCTTGTCCCTCTGCAATAATCTTTTTCTTTTCCTCTCCAGCCTTCAGTGCTGCTAGACGGGCAACCTCATACTCCTGTTCTGCCTTTGTTACTTCAACTGCCTTAATCTTCTCTTGCTCCCACTTAGCCTTTGCTGCTTGTGCCTTACCTTCTTCCTCGGCACGAATTGCCTCTTGTTGAGCGGCGAGGGACTTGGCCTTAGATGTTTGTACCAACATATTAGCCTCTTGCTGTTGTTCGATTTGTTTCTTAACACGATCCTCATAATCAATTTTAGATACGGAAACCTGCCCAATTTCTATACCATAATATTCAAATGGAGACTTTTCTGAGCGTCTAAATCCACCTGCGGACAAAGAATCTGGAATAAGAACTGCAAATTTCTGTTGTTTTGTTTCACCCGTGATTGGGTCTAACACCTCTGAAATCTTAACAGCAGTTGTGTAAACACCATTATTCAACTGGTCTGTAATATACTCAATGAGGTTGTTTTTCTTCTCGGATACGCTCTCATATGCTGACATAAGCGGTCCTGATGCGTATACAACCTTTACAACTGTAGGACGAACCAAATCATTCATAAGACGTTCTTTTCCGTTGTAGTCGGTTTGAATGCGAAGCATATGTTCGCGGTCTGTAGGTAGTTTAACTCGAAGAGAGCCAAAGATTTCACCATTAGATGCATCATTAAAAATAACAGGAATAGGTTCACCATTGCCCTGTGCACCAAACCAAAGTTGCTCAGTCTTGTGGTATTCTGTAGTACGCCCAAATTTCTGTGCATACATACCTGGTGCAGACCAAACATCCATTGTACCAGTAATAGGTACCTGGTTTACAACAATGTCTTCATTATCCACATCCTCAACGAGTGAGCCGATGCAACAAAGGAAAACAATTACTAAAATTCCAATAACGGAAGAAAGCACAATTTTTTTCATCGGGAGTGTGCGAGTCTCCTCTTCATTGCGATAATAATTCATGTCTTTAAAAATGTTAAAAGTTAAAAAATGTTAATTAATTCAATTTACTAAACCATTTTGTCCAGCCATAGAACGGGATGAGTGTCTTTCTAAAAGAAAGGTTACGGCCAAACATTCCTGTGAACAAGTGTGCAATCACTGTTACGTAGTAGATTGCTAGGATGATGAGCAATGCCCATACAATCATTAATACAAATCTCATAATTTTACCAATCAAATAAGTTATTATTGTTATTATTTTTGTGACATTTACAATCTGGGTCGTGCACTACACATGTAGACTGATATTCTCCGAAACGGATATATTGATGACCATTGTATTCAAATTTTATTACGGGCACCTTATACTTTCCAGGGGACATACCATCTTTATAGTATATATATTCAACTGGTTTAGGAATCTCATCATCATTTGGCACGTGTTTTGATGACGGAACACAACCAACAAATAGCCCTAATATCATCATTGCAATCGCAAATATAAGCAATACAATAAAAAACTTTCTTGTAATGTGTATATTTTTCATTTCCTGTAATAATTATAGTTTTTAATGTTAACAATCATTGTGTCTTTTTTAGTTGCAATCTCCGAAAGATGATCACAACGTTCTTCTTGGAGTTCTACTTTCTTCTCCAATTCAACGCACTTGTCGTAAGCAATTGTGTTAAAGTCTTTTGTGATATATATGTATATGAAAAGTACGAAGATTAGTGCTGTATTTATTCCATTCCAAATGTATTTCATGACATTTAATTTTTACCGTAATAAATCATATTATGTTTAAACTCATATATATTTGTTTCAACAACTGGCACTTCAATTGTATCGATATTGGATTTGTCGTATATTTCTGCATCGTGAAAAAAATCACTTATACAAAATGTGGCGACAGTCACTAAGCCTATAATAAATGCGACAATAAGCATTTTCATTAATGTTGTTTCGTTTTCCATATTCGTTAAATTTTGAAATCTGGTGCAAAGGTACAATAATTATTTGACATATAAAAATTTTAGGGAAGAAAAATGCAGTTTTCACCGAATTTTCTTAAAAAGGTTTCTCATTTTTAATTTTTTCTATCTCCTCATCGAACTCTTTCTGCGCTTGTTGAAGCCGTTTATTAGCCTCTCGTACCCTATCAAGCCTTTCCTCTGGCCAATTATCTGGAGCACCCATACAATAACTGGAATAGTTCATATAGTTACAACCAGTAAGTTCGTATACCTCAAGATTCTTCCAGTACCATTTTTCAAAGTAACTCTCTGGTATATTATTGTCGACGTCGTAACGTATATCGTCCATACCGACAAATAGGTCGCCAATGTTTGCTACTGTTCCAGGATCGTCTCCTACCCACACGTACTTATCGTAAGTATAACCATGCTTCCAGCAGAACACCTCTAAATACTCATTACATACGTCTTTCCACAATGCTTTTCTTGCCTGGTTCGAGGTAAAAGTTTCAATATCAGTTTCAGCATATGTGTCAATATGCCTTTTTACGGTCTTTGCCGCATCTTCAAGGCCTTTACTAATGGTAACAGTATCTTTCTTTGGTTCGATTACTTTACCAAACATCCACCCTTGGCGTTTTTTGTTTGTTTCTGTTTTTCTTCTATTCATAATACATTATTGTTTTCCCATCATTATGTTTCGGATTATCTGTTTTAGATATTCAATTTCGTTAGACGCCCTATTTATGGAATCATCTGAAACCTTTGGCGGATTTATATATTCAAAATTTCCCATGTTAAGATAAAATCTTTTCTATACCTCTAATAAAAATTCTGGCATGTTCATCATCCCAATTCTCTTGTAAATCCTTATATCCTGATTCAATAATAGCGTCCCGCATGAAAATCGTACAAAACTCGTGCTGTTCTGCGCTATCCTTATATTCCTGCCACTCCTGGTATACTTCTTCTACTTGTTGCTTTAAATCTTCCATAATTTTTTTATTTTTTAATCTTTAACCCACATTCAAGGGCAAATGTTTCAATGATCAACTCTAATTCACCACCAAAATTACTGAAGAACTTCTTTGCTTCATCTTCTCGTAGCCATTGGTTATAATGTTGTTCATGCAAAAATCCTCTTAACCAAGACATTTTATTACATGCCTCTTCAAATTTTCTCAAAGTTTCTTCATTATCTATTCTGTCGTATACATATGCAGCGATTCCTTCTCCGAAGCAAATACAATTTAGTTCAGTTCTCCATGCATCATAAACATCTCCAGTGTTCTTATCCCAGTATTCTTCATGCAACTCCAAGAATGCATTTATGTCGTATAAGACATGCGTTTTGTCGTCTTTAATATATTCAATAGTATAAACCATATTATTCCTCCGTTATTTCACAATAATTTATTACAAACTGTGCAACTGCATATACTAATATAGGTATAAGGAATAGGCAATACTCCTTTTTAAAGTTAAATTGTCCAACTACTGCCATGCCGATTATGAAGGCAAATAACATTACCATTGTAATGCCACTGCCTACCGCCAGCCAAAATTTACCGTGTTTATTTTTCATTTTCTAATTTAATTAATTGTTCAATAACATCTTTACAGTCATATTCAATTTCATCTGGTTCCCATTTGTGAGGAGGCATTCCAAAGCCATCTTCCATTTCGTCCCTATAATCACCAAATAAAGGTATATAATCTCCAATATGTGCATAATCCCAACCAATACACCATTGGTTTCTTACGAGACAATGCTTGTTAGCAAAAGTTAATCCGCCATGCACATCAATTGGTATACTGTCGTAATCTTCCACTTTGTAGTATTTGTTTTTCTTCGGAAGAATTACATAGGCGCAGTACCACATTTGGGCTACAAGCACTATAAAATACTTGTAGCCTTCGTATGTACCCTTTTTAACTATTTTACTATCCATATTAGTCTTCATTTGGGAATCCAATTCCTTGCAACTGAGAATGCTTAAATTTGTCTTCCTGTGGTGCATCAACAAATATGTCATCAATCACGTCACGAACAAATCTCATAATTGTTTTATCGTTCAAATCTCCATCAGCCAAGTCATTGCCTCTATTCCATGTTTCAAAAGGTTGAACTAACCTATTAGTTGACCATCCACCAAAATAAACATGACCATCATAGCGCTTGTTAATACGAATGTTGTACTGCATATTAAATCTGGTTTCTAGAGTAAGCCAATAGTAATCAACACCTTTTACCTGCTCTAGTTCTACCAATATCTTGTCTGGGAAATAGTCGAATAATAACTTACTATCTGGAAATAAATTTATAAAGTCGAGTTTTGAAACGCTCGTTGTTTTTCTGTTTCCTCTCATAATTAGTCCTCCTTAATTGGAATGTAATGTAAATCTTTCAATCCAGTGTTCTTATCCCAGATAAAGATTTGGTGTTTCTTTGTTGCTCCAACAAAACGATTACCATAATGCCAAGCATCAGTTGCACATGGACTACCGATACGGCGTGTAATCATACCACCCTCATCATCTACAGTTACCTCTTTGTGCAAGTGACCTAAGTGCAATTCACGATATGGGTGTGTACCCCAAACTTCTGCAAACTCTGCTGGGATAGATTTGATGGTTTGTTTTAAATTTGCATCTCCGTGATTATAGAAGATAGCACATTTACCAAATGTGTATACTTGTGTCAGACGATAATTCTCGATAAAGTTAATAATGCTATCATCAACAAAGCGCTGTTCAAGTGCCATATACAAGAACGTTTCCATTGCACGTGCATGATTTCCTGCGCACAACATAACATCGACCTTATTAAATAATCCACGTAGAGTTAACAATGCTTTTGTATACATTTTAATACCCTCTCGGAATAGTTTGATGTAACGACTGTCGTTTTCCTGTGGAATCTTATCCTTGCTTGTGCAGTTGTCACTTTCAGAGTTGAAAAAGTCACTTCCAATTATCACAACACATCGGCCACACTTCTCAATCTCTTGCTTATGATAGATGTCCTCAAAAATATCATAGAAGCGCTTTTGTGCAATCTTGAGATCATAATTCTCGCCAGTCTCAACTTTGTTAGACATCTTACCGATATGCAACTCAACTGGTGCAATCTCCATCAACTTACTATCATCAAGGCCTTCAATATATTTTGGTTGAGTAAATAAAAATGGGGTTATCTCCTCTTTGAATGCATCTTTGATAGCATTAAGCATATCAACTGGAGAAATATCCGTCTTCGGTTTAACTTTGTATTGTACGGCTTTCAATTCCTTTCCGCCTGCACCTCCATCCCACTTGGATACACGATAGGTAATCAACTCCCAATTGGCGGTATCATATCCTAGTGCTCGAAGCAATTTGTTTGGATCGTGGATAACGTCCTCTTCACAATCCACAAAACGGCTTTCTTCAACAGTACCATCGGCATTATATTGCACATAGGTATTTGGCCCCGCTGTCGTTGTGATAGTTGCTTTCCCAGAAAGTTGGTTTTGCTTTTTTGTTTTTGAGCGTGCATAGTCTTGTGCTCTGTGTCTCATGGCACTTCTGGAAATATATTCTCCAAAAAGTTTAACATATGATGCCGCAATACTAGACCAGGCCTCTCCATTCTCACTTCTTTTTACTGCTTCGTCTAAAAAGCGGTAATACTTTTCGTCTTTTATAACCATTTCTTTTAAATTTATTTATTGTTATTTTCTTCTATTTTTTCTCTAAGTTTAGACTCTGGAAGGCCGCCTAATGTTCTATCTACCTGGAACTGGCCTTTGTAAAATATTAGTACTGGTATCGATGATATGGAATATTGCTCTAATAATTCTTCTTCGCAGTCATCAATATCAATTTCATAAAAAGTCACATTTTCATATGTCGGTTCAATATTATTTATTATATCGTGTAGCATCCTGCATGGGCCACACCAAGTACCATAAAATTTTATAACATGTAAATTGTCGTCTTTATTTAAAGCCTCATTCAATTCACTAATTGTTTTGATTTGTTTCATACTCTGTTTGTATTTCTTTTATTTTTGTTATTAATTCATTTTTTGTTTTTAACATCGGAACCCCGCAACAGTATTCATATTTAGTATTTGTATAATATATGAAATGTGGTTTTAGATGTTCAATACATAAATTATATTTTACGATATCTCTATCTTCCCTTAATTTTAATCTATTATTATTTTCGTTTTTAAATCTAAGTTTCTCAAAATGTTGTTCGCCTTGGCACTCGATTATGGTATTTAAAGACGGTATATAAAAATCTAATTTCATTTTATCTTTATATACTAGCCAATCAAATGTTTTTTGCTCAATAAACTCAATTCCGCACTCTGTTAGTATTTCATTTACTTCTTTTTCCAACTTGCTTTTACCTCTACAACATTTTGGAGTAAAACGATAATGATTATTTGGTTCTTGCCAAAACTCTCCATGTTCTGGACATATTATGCATACCTTTGTGTGGGCATTTATATAATTTACTTTTGAATAATCATATTTATTGTTGTAAATTTCATTACTCTTCTCAATAAAATCATTTTTTTCTTTTTTTTGATTACTTGCACAAAACTGGCACCCTCTTCCTCTTAATAAATCGCTTGCATTCATATAAAATATTCCATGCTCTTGGCATGTTACTGGAATTTTAAGCGACATATTTTTATAGCCAGTAATGTCATATTTATATTTACGTCCTAATCTTTCATCTACTATATTAATCTTGTTTAAAAATTGTTCTTTGTTAATGCTATTTTTTGAACATAAATCACAACCGTAGCCAAGCATATGACTAGTTGGTATTTGCCAAAATTCTCCGTGCTCTGGACAAATTATACACACTTTTGTGCTAGTGTTTACATATTCGATCTTACTATAGTCATATTTATCACCATGGACTTTTCTTGCACGTTCTATAAATTCTTCCTTTGTTATTTTTTTTCCCATCGTATTTATATATTTTTCTATATATAAATACATTTAGAAACAAATTTTTACCATGCTGCGGTGAATTTTATTACATTTATTTTAAATACTCACATTAAATATACAAAAAATGATCAAATATTACTAATTCTTTTATTTATTAAATTGTAATAATCATTATTTATTTCAATACCAACGTATTTTCTGTTTAGTTTCTTTGCAGCCAAAGCTGTTGTTCCACTACCAATAAATGGGTCTAAAACGATATCGCCATCATTACTCCATGATTTAATATGGTCCTCTATGAGGTTTTGTGGGAACACCGCTGGGTGTTCCGTTTTGTTTTGGGCAATAGCAAAATCCCATACATTTTCTTTAATTTTCTCTTTGTTAATATTGAATTCCTTATAAGTCCTTCCGTTCTCGCCTCCAATGTTCTTCGTAGTTGAATGGTATTTCTGATCAGCGCATTTACATGGGACCATTATCGGGTTAAAAGTCTTTGGCCTTCCCTTTGATAATATGAACATATATTCAAATACATCAGTGTAACGTGGTTGTTTGACAACTGGCATGGGATTTGTTTTCCTCCAACACATTACATCATTTACGTTAAACCCAATTTCTTGAAAATATAAGGCCTGACGAAATGACACCAATGTTTTGCCACCATTTTCTGTTTTATCATTAACAATCCATACAACTACACCCCCGTCTTTTGTTACTCTATATAACTCGTCCGCTATTTTTCTGAATTTATTATCATTCCAGGTTTCATTTGATAGCGTATTACCATAATGGCGAAGATCTGAGTATGGCGGGGATGTTATAGTTAAATCAATACATTTATCCTGAAAGTTATTTAGGATACTTTCTGCATCTCCTAAAAATATTTTATTTTCAATATCCATTAATCAAAACCAAGTATTAATCTATATTTGTGTAACTCTTGTGATAAACTATCAATTCTTGTCGTTGTCTTTATTCTTGAAAAATTCTTTTGTAATGCAGCCTCGTATGTTTCTGAACTGGCATATCTTTTGCCGTGCTTATTAACATATTTATCTAACATATCATATTCAGTCTTTCCATTTACAAGGTAGTCTCTCTTCAATAGTTTTATGTATGGCTCGACACAATCATTTGGATGTACATATTTACCATTACTATTTATTGCATTATAATCATGACCGTCAAATGCAAATACATTAAATACTGAGTTTGTTTTGCGCGCCAACCCAGTTGTGCCAAAATGTGACTCCTGTTCTGCCTGCGACAAAACAAAACAAATATCTATGTCGTTTTTGATACAACTGTTAATAACTGCAAGACCACTCAATGATGAAGATGGGGCAGCTTTTTGAATATAGTTGTCGACCTCATTGAGTAATGCTAATTTGATACTATCATAAATGAGTTTGTTGGTCTCATTGTATATTTCATATGTAGTATATTTATGATAAGCCCTCTTTACGTTAAATGCTGGATATATAATATAACCGATTACAAACATAAAGGCCATAATGACAAACAAAAGTTTGTAATCGCCGCTGTTACCATCCCAGTACGCTTTAATTTTTTCAAAAAAGTTTTTCATATTATTCACTTAGTATAAAATTGCCTCGCATATAATCCAGGAAATTATATTTTTCTCCCTTCTTCGTATGTATAAATTTCACATTTTCTCCGTCCTCGTAATATTCGACCTTTGTTACTGTATCTGTGTCCAAAATATTATAAGACTCATCATAAAATGATTCTTGCGGATAGAAAATTTCATCCCCGATATTAATTGAATTGAACTCTTCTTTCTTGTAGTGTCTGTAAATTAAAAACAAGACGAGCACAAGTACTAAAAATATTAATAAAATACCAAATCTCATATTATTCTTCTACATTTACTCTTGCATATCTAATTATTTTTCCATCTTTTACCCTGTATCCTGGGGTTACGATCTCGGATATATATCCACTTTCAACTCTTTTATATTGTGTTCGATATACTGCCTCATGTAAATTGTAATCAAATTTATCGCCGACATGGCCATATTGCTCTATATTATATTTACCAAGCAACTTCGTTAATTCATTATTAATGATTTCAATTCCCTTATCTTCTGGGCGGCCAAATTCTTCGGAATACAATTTCGAATTTAAAAAGCCTAATTCAACATCATCAACAATTGGTAGTAAATCTTTTACGAACTCATGTGTAGCCTCACTCTTAATACGCTCTATTTCTACATTCTTTCGACGTTTGTAGTTTTCGAAATCGGCAAGTACCCTTAAATATTTATCCTTATAATCAACGACTTCCTCTTGAATATTTTCTTGTTCAGCCATAATATTAATTTTGTCGATTTTCATTAACTTTCTTTATTTCTTGTTCATATGCAAGCCTGAGTTTCTTTGCCTCATTTAAATACCATTTTTCTTTTTCCAGATCTTGCATTATTGGGTTTTCTGGCTTTGTACCCATCCGCATGCGATACTTGAACGCCGTCATTTCACACCAAAGTGCTGTCTTTTCTGCCCCCCATATTCCCTTCATCATTGCAATTACTTCTACTGAGTAATTATTATAATGAGATGGGTGATTTACCATTTCATATTTGTCTTTGCACTCTGGATTTGAGCATATGACCTGTCCGTCCTCATCTATAATATCAAAGTATGGGGTGTGCTTTTCTCCATCTCTCACGACATCAGTGTTTTCTAAAAGTTTATCAAAATCTTCTGGTAGAGTAAAATGAAACTCTTTAACCAGCGTTTTATATGGATGTTTAACGTCAACATAAACTCTAAAATTATTAGTGTTAATTACAGTTGGCGGATTATTTGTTTCGTCACACGTAAGTAAAAATACGCATCCATCAATTAGATTATTTTCAATAACAGTTTTTGCATAAGTGTTTAATAAATACTTAGTGCCATCGAAACCATTTAAAATACTACTAATTGGTTCTATCGGGTATTTGTCTAAGATTCTTTTAAAACCGCGCAATAAACCTAAATAGGTTTCATGATAATTATGTCCTTCTTTAAAAAAATTGTCTTCCATATATTCAAATATACATTTATTTTAATATTTTATTTATTTCTTCAATTACGTGAGCAAAATCACTTTCGTTATTTTCAAATTTGCATGTATCACCGTCAATAGTAACAACATTACCCTGATACTTAGAAATCCAGTCATTGTACTTATTATTCAAGTTAGATAAATAGTCAATAGACATAGTTGATTCACATCCTCTATTTCTCTTCTCAATCTGGTTGACCAAATTTCCAATGCTTGATTGAATGTAGATAACAAGGTCTGGTTGTGGAACCAATTTGATCATTATATCAAATAACTCAGTATAGAGGATAAAATCTCTCTCACTCAAATTACCCTGCTCATAAAGTGTCGGCGCAAATATATACCTATCTTCAAATGCGCAACGGTCTTGAATTACTGTTTCTCCAGACTTCGAGATGTCCATAATATCATGAATTCGCTTGTTCATGAAATAAACCTGAAGGTCAAAAGACCAACGTTTCATATCCTTATAAAAATCATCAAGATAAGGATTGTCTTCTACGGATTCAAATCTAGGTTCCCATCCGTAATGTTTCGCAAGCATATTTGTCAATGTCGTTTTGCCTGCACCAATATTTCCAACAACTGCTATATACATCTTACTTCGGTAATAAAATATGTTTCTTTATTTCATGTGCTATCTTCTCTAATGTTTCTTCTCGATTATCAATAGTTCCGCCATATTCATCATCTTCATCTTCTTGATAAAATACGTTATCCCATTGTATTTCTCCATTAATAACTGGATGCGCTCTTAATTGACCGTAGCGTTTTCTAACATAAGCGACATATTGATCATGAAAAAAGACATCATATTGTTCTGGGCACATAGAACATGTACAAACGAAATCTACACCATTAATAGTGATTTTATCATTATCTTCATTAAATAGACTACTATCAAGTAATCTGTCAATTACGTCTGATAATTTCTCTGGATTTTTGTGCTCGTCTATCATAATAAAACTTTTGCTATTATACCTTCTCCGTTTATTTCTTTAATCTCAAAAATATCTCCTGGTTTGCAACTCTCATATATGGTTACTACAATGTCCGTACTATTTTCATCCTGTAGTTTCCCCAAATATTGTCCTGGACCATATAACGATGATACAACGCCTCGTTTCCCTATTAATTCATCCGTTGTATATTGAGCGCTGTCATCATATAACCTTGTCTCCCTATTCAATACGGCCGCCAAAGAAAACGAAACAATAATTCCAATCACTAATGATAGGAGAATCGTCCACCATGTAACTAACCCATTAAATAGAACAAAACTAAGCGAAATGCCAGATAAGAAATAAACAAATAGATTAACTAATAATTCTACATTCTTATTCTTTGGTTTGTAATCATACTGCTTACCCATAACAATAGCCGAAACGACTATTATCATTACCAAAAAGAATATATAATACCAAGATACTGTCATATTTCACATTATATTTCAATACAAATATACAAAAAATAATTCAAATGATCAAAAAATGCCACGCAAATTCGCGTAGCATCTAGTACTGCAACTGAGATTCGAACTCAGAATCTTCACCTTGAGAGGGTGACGGCTTAACCATTTCGCCTATAGCAGCATATATAACCCACAACAACAGTGATCCTTCAACCTATAATTTGAACACGGACAATGTTTGTCCTCACTATCATTCATACATGGGCAATTACCTTCGCACTTATTAATCCTATTAATTATAGCATTTACAACCTTTTCGTTTGGATTTAATATCCAACCATCCTTACAATTTAATCTCGCCTCATTTATTGTCATTTTAAACAGTTTTTGTACCCCAGGAGAGGGTCGAACTCCCATTCTTGTCCTTCGTAGGGACCTGCGTTAAATCCATTGCGCCACTGGGGCAAATTTAACGTATTGGCTAAAGATTATTTATCATCTTGTAACGTTATCCTATTTCTGTGAAACCTATATGATTTCTTATTTAAAGAGCCAAAATTATCAGTTAATGTATGACAATTTGGGCATAATAATTCTAAATTATTGATTGTGTTATTAGTACAATTTCCGTCTTTATGATGAATTTCTAATTGTATAGTATGAGTGTATTGATTCATTTCACCCCATCCACATTTTTGACATTTACAATCATATTTATTCATTAGATATTTACGTATAAATAGTGGTATCTGTGTGGCTCCTCGTAGAAAATTTTCCCCATTCAGCCATCTTTTTATTTTATTCTTTTCATCAAATTCGTTTTTGCATTTGTTACAACAAAAATCTTTATTTCCGATAAATAACTTTCCGCATTGTTTACACGTTTTTAGTTCCTTTTTATTTTTTTGGGACAGCGTATTTGATGTTTTTAACCTCGATTCAATTGAACGCGTTCTATTAAAATTATTATAAGAGGCAGAACATGATTTTGAACAAAATTTATTATCACGCTGTTGATATGATAATTTTTTCCCACAATACTTACAATATAATGGTTTATTATTATAATCTTCTTCAGTTATTTTCTTATCTATATAATCATATATATTAATATCAAAATGTTTGATAACTTTTTCTATGAATCTATAGCCACTTCCATTATTTTTATATCCAAATTTTCGCAAAAAATCCATTTTTGTTTTACATTCTCGTAAAACATTAATAACTTCATCTTTTTTTATTTCGTTTATATCCATGATTTATATCGTATTTATATATAAATATTTTTTTTGGGTGTAAAAAACTGACTGAAACCTTTATTTTTACATTCTTTTTTCAATAAAATATATGTTCGAATAATAATAATAAACACCGTTGTGTTAATTTAAAAGGGGTCTGTGGTGGAGTCGAACCACCGTATTGACGGCCACAACGTCACATTCTACCGTTAAACTAACAAACCCATAAAAATACTCTCAGGGACGAACCAAATTTCAAAGAGTGACGTCAAATTCTTCTAATTTCTGCATGTGGTGTTTTCTGGCACCCACAAGGTTTGAGAATATTAAATTTATATAGTAAAAGTAGGGGAAAAGGGGGTCGAACCCTTACACTACTATTACTTCGCATATGCTTCTAAGGCATACATGTCTACCTATTCCATCATTCCCCCATATTTTGAGCGAACACCGAGGTTCGAACTCGGCTAACTGACTTGGGAAGCCAGAGCACTACCGCTATGCTATATTCGCAATTAAAGAACACTGATTAACTGGTTCAGTGTTCGAAACCTCTGTAAATCTCTTACACTTGGTAAAAGACAATAAGATTTACCACAGACGCGCTGGGACTCGAACCCATTCGCTTACCTAGGAACTACCAGGACATGCCTTCTACTCGCACTGTTTCTCCCGAACTAGTAAACGCACCTAACTGGCAAATCTGTTTTTAAAAGCAGGGCTAGAAATTCTTCATGGAATTCTCAACCCCGAAATGAATGTATTTGTACATCCAAGAAGCGGAGAGACAGAGGCTCGAACTCTGGCACGGTATCACCCGCCTAACACGTTAGCAATGTGTCCCCTTCACCAACTTGGGTACCTCTCCAATATTTCAACAATATGTTTCTGTTGGCCTTTCTCTTTACTCCCTACTCGTTCTCCTCGGCCTGTTTCTGTTTATGTTGAAAATATAACTAACTTATTATTAATATTATGCGGATACTCCCCGACTCGAACGGAGACCACGCTATCAACGTGTACTGGTGGTTTTCCTTACTACTCTATGTTTCCATAGCCAACCCATGTTATCCGTTACAGGGTTCCCGCTTGTTATCGCAAAGAACATCTTTGTTCATTGTTTTTCGGGAGTTGTTGTAGTCTGGACTCTATCTTAACCATATTAGAATCTTGCAAGATGTATATTGTGTTACAGGATGGGGTTGCTGCACCATCTCTTACCGTATTGCTTCTATCGCATAATATACAATTCTAACTTAGGTTTCTCCTGTATAGTCTCTACACACTGTCTCTTATTGTTCTGGTCTGATTTGATGTTCTATTACGTACATCATATTGCAATGCACCACCAGCGTAGTTATCCAACAATAACATTGGCTCGGTATTAACATATTCATTTCTGAACTTAGTCTTCGCCGAATTAGGGAGGTTCTACTCTATAAGTTTCCTTATAGGCACTCAAATTGTTTAAGACCACTGCCTTACCAATTAGGCTTAAGTATCCAAAAAATTAAATAACACTTATTATGTATTACCGTTTAGATGTAGGCGTATTGGAGTCAAACCATTGTTCAGTGTGAGCATCAGTCGTTCAATGCTTCTCGCCCCAACCTAAGTAATACTTTTAATATTTTTAGGTTTTTCAAGTTGTTTCCTTCAACTATAAATTTTGTTATCCTCGTGTCATACGGCATCGTTTCACCAAAGTTAAACCAGACAGTACTAAGGTAACTAAACGTCTTTGGGTTCGCTACATAAAGAATTACCAATATGTCAATCGTACTATAGGAATGTCGCTTCCTACGCCTTAAGGTATATGATGCATTGTTTCACCCTACATCCCACATATAACCTTAGATAACAAATTTGGGTTTTAAAGTCGTTATAGTACCTCCTGCTGGATTCGAACCTGCACTACATAGATTCTTAGTCTATTACCTCTTCCAATTGGATTAAGGAGGTATAAAAACACCGCTTTCTGATACGTAATCTCCAGGTGTGTATTAAAAATAATACTGAGCAGGGTTTACTCATTTAAGTGTTCCTCACACATACATGAGCACTGACTTTTACATTCCGTGCAGAAGGTGGTAACTAGTATTGTCCTCACTTCAAAACCTGACAAAGGTTCCTTACATACCTCGCGATATATAATCAGTATTATAAAAGTTAAGTTAGATTCGTGATGCGCTCTATTATTCGCAACACCTCTTTACGGACAATTTGATAATTCCAATGATACGGATGATTCAACATATTCTCGCTAACCTTTCATAGCGCTTCATGCATCATTAAAAATTAACAAATAGAAAAGAATATTCCGTTACAACTAATTCGTTTGTCACTCCTCTTATTAGATATGAGATTGTCCTCTAGGCAGTTTTTTACAATCCCGAATTAGTAACCTGCAAAGAATGCCTCCCTATACAGGTAAGAATAATAGACTTCTTCCTCTAACTTTAGAGACTGTGACAGGACTTGAACCTGTATTCTTTACTAACTTACTTTACCTCGCCAAAGGTGATGCAGCCGTTTACCACCTGTTCCAGATGGTGTCAATCATCATAAGTGTTCATTCTTATCCAATGTCGGGGTGTTATTATATTTGGCGTATATAATATCCTTCCTACACAGCCTTATGGTTGCAAACTACGACTTCCACGTAACTAATCCCCCATGATTATGGGACCGTGCTTGATCCTCCCAACCTTGTTCTTACTAGGGCTATGCACTGTACATTACACAACCACTTCATACTAAAGGACACCATCCAGACTAATTAGCACCTGCAGTATTGCTAACCGTACATCTGAAATTTTACGGGCACATATTACACCAATTCGCGAGTGGATCGGGTGGGGTTCGAACCCACAGACCTTCTGAATGCAAATCAGACGTTCTAGCCAATTGGAACTACCAACCCAAGGTGCAAGTTTTCGAATTTAGGGTTACACGAAACTCGCTAATATTAACCTTTTCAAGAATAAGAATGACTAGTTCCTATTTTGTCTTGTCAACCAATTTATTTAGGCCCTTTCCCATGTACCACTTCAACTCTTCTTTAAGTTATCATATAGTTAGTCAAACTATTACTTTCACTTAACGTGGAGCAACCTGCTTAATTGGTAATACGTGTTGCTTCAGATTGCTTCTGGAACGGGACTCGAACCCGCAACGGCCTCTCGGCTCTCTCTAGCGTGACAGGCTAGCATGTTGACCATTTACACCATCCAGAAATTTTAGTTATAATTATTTAGAGTTGCCACAACTAACAACTTTCTTACCCCAAGCGTCTACCATTTCGTCATCTAGAACTATGTCCTAGAGGAGAACTCAAACCTAACATACATACATGCTTCCTCGAAGTCTGATAGTCTTTGTGGCCCCAATTTGATTCGAACAAATGTGACGACTTTGTAAGAGTCGCATACTCAACCACTATATGATGGGACCAAAATTAGAAAATTTTAGAGGCTAACACCATTCTATCCAATGAGATGTTATTTAAGATTTGTTAACGGGAGTTTCCTCCAAGACCATTGTACACTAGTCACGTTCGGGCTGCGTCTTTAGTTTACCGTACACCTCTCCAGTTTGTACATACTGGAATATTTTCATTGTACCGAGAGATGGATTTGAACCACCGACTATTCGCGTATGAGACGAATGTTCTGCCACTGAACTATCTCGGCATTTGTAGGCAAAATAGGAGTCGAACCTACGTGTAACCAACTACTCTTTCTACTCGGTATCAGCGAGAGGAGATATTTGCCTATACACACTGCCTAAAGGGAACTTGACAACTGACAGTGTTCGCGCATAAGTTATCTAACCTCATTGTTGCCCCACGAGGAGTCGGACCTCGCTTTTCAGAACCAAAATCTGACGTAATACCGATATACCATAAGGCAAGATTTAGTTCATATTGTTTTGTAAGGGAGACGAACCTTTCGGACTCGAACCGAATTCACTAAAGAGCATCACTTAAACCTCTGCCAATGCTTAAGTCCGACCCAAAAAACAATACACGATTTTATAGGTGATCGACCTATCACTCTGAACGGTAAATCTTAAACCAAGTGTCCATATCTCTATAGCCAGATACCAGCATCAGGTCTTATTGACCATCAGTCAACCTGTGATTAGTAGGATTTATGTCCGTCTTTCCAGAGTGTCATATGTGAGCCATAACCTCCCCCTCGGATTTCTCTTTCATTGGGGGTACCCTTCAGCAATAATTGGGCCGCTGGTTTTTACAAGTTGTCCTTCTTATTTAGTCATAGTATTTGCATATTTAAGGGTTGCGACCCCTCGTGTACGGTCTGCCTCCGCCCTATGTTAGAAACTATAACTAATTGGTTATCAATAAGTTAGAGCCTTCTCTCAGATTCGAACTGAGGGTAATTCCATATTACAAGTATGGCGGAGTCGACCACTGTCCCAAGAAGGCAATTTGCTCAAAATCGTAAAACTTAACAAGTATTATGTGTTGTCTCTCAGGTAACGCTCTCATAATAAATTTGTTAAGAAAGGGGACTCGGTTAATGAGCAGTTATACACGCTTTCTCCCTTTTTTAGAGTTTGTTCTGAACACCAGATTTAAAGTGTTTACTCACTAAATTAGGTAAGCCTTACTGTCCACAAACGTCCTATGGACCCTCCGACCTTAACTGGTGACGTTATACCAACCTCAGGCTATACCTAAAAAAGAGATACGGCTCTAAACCACGCACACGTAGAGGACTCAACGTCGTATCGGAACATTATGGAGTTACCCATTTTGTACCATAGTCCTGCGCTGATAGCAACCTTATAAATCAGCAGTCACAAATTTAGTACCTTTTACGGTTTTGTGTCTTTTCCCATCAAGGAAATGATGGTGGGGGTGGTAGTAATTTTATGGTTGATTAGACCCATGCGGTAAAAACTACAAACCTTGCGGCTTTTCATATTGAAATGCTTAGTCAGGCGGGAATCGTATCGCTAATCGCCACTAGCGTCCATCTTATTGAGGGAGAGTCAACCGACGTTAAATCGTAGTCGGAATTTGTGATGCTGGCAGGGTGGGATTCGAACCCACGGTGGATTGTTAATCATCGGCTTAACAGGCCGAACCGTTCGGCCACTACGGCAACCTACCAATCATACTATTTATATTAATTTGTTGCGGAGGTGGGGATCGAACCCACGGCCTTCAGGTTATGAGCCTGACGAGATACCTCTTCTCTACTCCACGATATTGTAGACCGAGAGGGGCTTGAACCCACGACCTTCTGATTATGAGTCAGACGCTACTTACCAACTGAGCTATCGGTCTAAAAGAGTTTTTTCTATTCTCATAGGAACTTTATAACCTACCTGACATTATACGATTCAGCATCACACAGTGCATATGGTATGCAGGGATGAAAGTTACGATTCAGAAATTACCGCGAATTATTTCTGACAATTATTTATTTTATATCTTTTTTCCGATAAGGTAAACCGTAATATTTACACCACTTACTAATCGTTCGATCAGAAACACCGAATTCTTTACCTAAAGCCCTAAATGAATATTTTTTAACCAACTCTAATAACTTTTCTTTTGCTGGTCGTTCAACTTTACGCTGCTTTAAACTCGCTTCATTCTGAGCACTTGTTCTTCCATTGTCTAATCGTTCTTTTTTAATATAACCTTTCGGTTTCTTAAATATCCCAAATCTTTTACCACTTTCTATTTTTCTAAAATTATCCAAATTTAAAGTCTTGTCTATTAAATTCCAATCATTCTTAACAGTATCCTCTGTATAACGAATAATCTTCCAGCCTAAACTTTGAATTAATTCATCTTTTTTATTATCTCTCTCTTGTCTTTCATTTTCAATTTCATGTTGTGAGCCATCTATCTCTACAACCAATTTAATCTCATTAAAAGCAAAATCAGCATAATATGGAAAAAAAGATTTTTCTCTTTCTATTTCGTATTTTTTATTAATACCTCTATCTTTTAGATATTTAATAAAACATTTTTCTGGGTACGATGTATTATTTTTTGATAATCTCCACGCTGTTTGTTCTGGATGTTCTTTCATAAATTTTAAACGGGCCTCCCTAACTTTTGATTTTGCCTCTTCGGAGAGCCTAAATCTTTCTGGATATTTTTTATGTGCTAACTTATTAGCCTCTGAAAAATTACGAGTTATACCATGTAATAATTTTAACCGAATCCATTGATTCGCTTTAATATTATACTTATCCGCAATCTCTCGTATCGATAAGCCTTCTAGGTACTCTTTTCGCATTTTTTCTTTCTCTTTTTCAGAGAATAAATAGTCATACTTTGTATTGTTTTTATGTGCCATATTCATTTATATTTCTATATATAAATACATTTTAATACCAAAAAACGAACACTTTTTTTCCAAAAAATAGAAAATAAACTGATGTGTTTAGTAGCGCCAACGAGATTCGAACTCGTGAGGAGATTACTCTCCAAGCAGCGTGAAAGGCTGCCGACCTAAACCACTAGTCGATAGCGCCATTTTAGTCCATACAGAACCCCATTGGAAAGATATGGACATTGACAACGAGTTAACATTATGTCGTTGTTCTTTTTTAAGTGAGTATTCAAAGGGTTAACCGAGTTTCACGGTCTTTTTACATCGAGCGTCCCGCAATCGTTACTTGCGCCTTGGGGTACCTCTCACCACATACATTTAAATGTGCGCACCCAGGTATCATTCGTATTCCTCGACTTCTTTCCTGGGTCGGTCGTTTATTTCCGCTTCCCTTTACTAGACCTTTCTTTGTCTCCCCCGTCTTGAACGGCGTCCACTTGCGTGGATTAAATTCTGATTCGGGAAATACCCATATAAGTGTAAACCACATAGTGCTGTTTTTGGCCTATCCCATCATTCTATGTCCATCTTCATCTAATGATGTCGCTCTCCTCACGTGAAAGAGCCTTTATTTCAATAGTGACCCGCACGGCTTCGTCCTCGGCTAAAATGGAAACGGCTGTAACTTCTAGTCTTTATTAATGGTTTTTTATAAGTAAATATTAGTTCATATCACTATATAAGGACTGATGCTTTTGGACTTTAACCAAATTCACTAATAGCATCACACATCTTGCCAATGCTTAACACCAGCCAAAGAGTAATACAATTCGAGATTTTCTCCCCGACCAGGTTTATTTAAGTTGTTTTCCTTCAACTATAAAATATTAACACTATCCGCATCATAAGCCTTCCATGGATACTTATGAATTATTCGAATGATAAAACATTTGTTTTGTGAACCACCACTATTTTTCAAGATATACGGTTGTGGATATGTTAATATAGTAAAATAACTTCAGTTATAATACTTTTATTAGTTTTTAAAGTTGTTTCATTCAACTATAAGTTTGAGAGGAATAGGCTCTCACCTCTCTATGTGGTCTTCTGCCATCCACTTTGTTACTCTTTGGCTCGTACTGCCGCCTATAAGCGCTTTTGGACTTTTATTGGTTTTTGTAAGTTGTTTTCCTCAACTAATGGGTCTACTGACCTTGAAGATTCTCACTTCACGTTTAAAACGTCTTCTAAAGTTTACAATCATCATCTAGAATCGTGATTAGAAATCAGTAGATGGGTTAAGTGCCCGAAGCATCCCAGTTCTAACTTTTATCTTCGCATCACCAGCGCAGCACTTATAAAAACAGAACAGTAAATTTGCGAACTACGGACTTGACTAAGCGCTTATTAGAAATATAAAGACTATCCATTGTCAATCGGGGCTTACCTGAGATTATTTACTCAAGCGATTTCTCTACCACCTCGCCTGGAGAACGATTCCAGATTATCAAACTATTTCCTTACACGTTCATCGTTTTAACATACGATTTCCTTATACCTGTCATGTTGCGTTGTACATTACGGCTCCTCGCGGAATAGGTTCGTCATACCTACGAAGGGGAAACCCCAAAAATTCGCCGAAACCATCAAAAGCGACAAACTGCGTATCTCGACATCTCATAGAATATTACATTGACGCGTTATAATATTCAATCTCGCCCTATTTAGGTTGCTAGTACTGTTACTGAAACTAAATTGAATTAGTTTTGATTGTCGGGTAGGCGAGATTCGAACTCACGGCCTCCTGAACCCAAATCAGGCATCTTAGACCAACTGGACCACTACCCGTTTTTGTCTAGATAGAGAGACTCGAACTCCCGATACCTTGCTTCCAATGCAAGAATGTTACCAACTCCACCATATCTAGATTTTTTTAGTTTTTTAAAGTTGTATGTCCTTCAACTATAAATCAGGCGACGATTGAATTAAAATCAATAAGTTATACTTTAATCTAGAATTGTATAACCATATGCTTATTGGGCATATAAGTGCTACCTTTTCATCACCAATATTATTAAAACCATGTGTTTTAAACCATGTACCGCCTCTGGGACTTGAACCCAGACGAACATCACTGCCCAAAAGATTTTCTTTACTACTTTATATTACTATAACAAAATAACAGCATCGTCTAACGACTTCTCGTTCAGCGGGTCTTTAGCCTACTAAGGGAGTCAAACCCATTTTGTTATTTCTTGTAGTCTGGGATTTATCTTAGCCATATTAGAATCTTGCAAGATATAAATTACACGTTCACTGCCTTAATGGTTTATCAGAGAGCTCATTGTTCTGTAATTTATAATTCTAACTTAGGTTCCTCCTGTAAATTCTCTACACACTGTCTATCTTCGTGGCACTACAATCTCATTACTATTATTTCAAGTAAGAGCAAGCCCATTCCACTATTTTAACATTGGCTCGGTATTATCCAAACGCGTTATTGGTTAGCGCTACGCCATTTCGTATTAGGTTGGATTTCCACCGAATTAGGGAGATTCTACTATGGAATTTCTTGCCATAGCACTCAAATTTCTTAAGTCTTTCTTGTCTACCTATTCCAACAAGGCGGCAAAAGAAGATAGTTAAAATGCGTTTCACAACGTGGAACTAACATATCTTTTGATCAAAACGAGTAATCATGGTTACGCTAGGATAAAATCCGTTGGATGCAACATGTTTCAGAATTGACAGGTTCCATATATAAATCTTATTCACTTACCCAACCTTAGTCTGCAGAATTTGCTATGTCGGCCAGAGTGTAATAAGAAAAATAATCAATTTAATTTTCTTTAGCCAATACGTCAAAGATCATATTCGAAAAATGCTCGTAAAAACTTGCTTGTCTCGAAATCTGCTGCAAAAGTACAACAAATTTTTGACATATAAAAATTTTGGAGCAAAAATTTTCATTTTTTTTTAGTGGCGGACCTCGATTCGAACGAGAACTTGAGATTATGAGACTCGTATGTTACCAGTTACACCAATCCGCAATATTCGTGATTCGGGTGAGACTCGAACTCACAACCTACAGATTAGTCTGCTACTCTCGCTTTTATACGAGCCAACTCCATGAGTTGTTGTAGTCTGGACTCTTTCATTACCATGAGACTTAAATCTTTTAGGCACTTCCTATAGAGTCTCTACGCCATTTATCAGATTACTCTGAACTTAGTAAGCCATCGCCAACTCCTACGTCTCCGTAAGATAGGTTTCTGTTTCTTAGGGAAGTTCTACATTCGGAGTTTCCTCCGATGCACTCCTATTTTCAAAGTCTGTTGCGCTATCCATTGCGCCACCGAACCATTATGTTTCAAAGATCACTTTTGGAAAAGTATCGGGATTCGAACCCGATTGTTCCTCACTTACGTAATCAAGGCGAGTACGTTATCTGTACCTAACTACTTCTCTGATTTTCAAATCTGGTGCAAAGGTACAACTTTTTTTTGGAATATAAAAATTTTGGAGCAAAAATTTTCATTTTTTTATCATTTTCCGTTTGATCAACTCTCTTAGATGAAAAAAATATCCTATCATTTTGTGTCTGATAGGATATTCATCATAGTATTTTTTTATATTCACTAAAGGTATACTATCAAACGTTGGCAGTTAGAGTTCTAGGGCGCGTGAAGCAGGGCATAATGTTTGTTGATCATTATGTCTTGACATCACGGTAATATTTGAACTTAATTGTTTCACGTTTTAAAAACCTTTTTCTAATAATTCAATTAATAAATATAATCAATTTTCAAAAAGTACAGAGAAAATTAATTTTTTTTCGATTTTTTTTCTTTTTTCAATAATTTTTCTTGTTCTTTGCGCTCTTTTTCACGCTCTTTAATCTGTTCAAGCGTTAGTTGAGCAAGTACTGCCATGTCCACTGCGAGACCTTGATACTTATTATACATACCAGCCGTTACAGAAATTTCTGGCTTCTCGATTTTAATCTTTTCTTTGTCTGCATCATAGTAGACCTGAGATAGCAAACCTTCAATCCACATATTTTGTGTTTTATCGTCTACCTGATTAAATGCTTCCTCGCACAATGCGATTGCTACTACGTTTTTACCAGCCTTGAGATTAGTAAGGTCACTACCTTTAACAATCTCGCCTACATCTTTACCAATTTTGTTTAATGCCAGAGGCCATACCTCGATATCTGAATCTGTTAAGCCCTGAGCAACTGCAATTGATTTTACCTTACTAACAAGGTTCTCATTTAAATCTCTTGAATACTTTGCCATATTATTTAAAATTTATATTGTTAATTATTATAGTCATTTTTGTCAAGCGATTCCGCTTGACTTTTAAAAAGTAAAGCGGTTCTGCTTGACTTGCACACCTTATATAATATATACGCGTGCGTTAACATCGTACTACAAATATACATAAAAACTTTGATAAAAAGATCAAACGCACATCTTTTTACTAGATCTTGGTTTATAAATCTTATAAGAGAATATAAGATCGATCGATAAAATAAAAGAAAAAGAAAGATTTATAATTCCTGGTTTTATAAGAGGTTTGTTCCTATGTTTATCAATTAAAAATATTTTTGTATATTTGGTTTTGAGATAACTTTAAAATTTAGAAATAATGAGTAAAAGAAAATTAATTCAGAAATCTCTATTTGGGGATGATGTAATTGCTGCCGTACTTGATACAGATACTGGCACGGTACAAGTAAATAAAAAATTTAACGAAAAACCAAACAAAGAGGAATAATTTATGACAGAAGACATTAAAATTAACAATTACGTTACTTACAAACGATTCTTAGACAATCTTATAACCAAGGAAAACGCAGATAATGTTATAGAGTTGCTTGGCGGGGATGAAAAGGTAATAAATGCCAGTTTTGGTATGAGTTTAGATTCTGGAAGTGCATATCCAGGCGCATTTGTATATAATTCAATTACGATTGCAGAGTATGCAAAGAAACTTAATGAAATATTACCAGAGTCTATACGCGTTGATAACAAATCCATTTATAGGGTAGCATTACTTCAACATATAGGTAAAGTTGTAATGTATGCTGAAAATGACAATGAGTGGGAAGTTAAGAATAGAGGATTTGCATATAAATTTATTGATCAAAACACAGCATTGCGTTGTGGAGAGCGTGCATTGTTCATCCTTATGGAGGCTGGAGTAGTATTAACAGAGGATGAGTTTGAGGCAATTCGTATTGTTGATAAATCAAAAGAAGACGATAATTTTGCTAAATTCTATTCAAATACGTTGGCTTTTATAATTAGGCAGGCAAACGAGTTCGTTTCGACAATTAATAAACGAGAAGCAAAATAATAAGTATTATGAATAAGATAGGTAAAAAGGTATTAGTTAAAAGAGGCCTATTTGTTGGATATGAAGGGGTTATTTCTGGTATATTTCAATATAAGGGTAACGATGTATATGTAATAGACGTGTGTCGAGGTAAAAATATAACTGAGAAGTTTACTACAACAGTGAGCGAAAGTGAATTTGAATATATTCAATAATTATGAAAAAAAAGCCTTACATAGTTTGTTGTATTTGTAAAAATGAAGGTAGGTATATCGAAGAATTCGTTGAATATCACCTCGAACTAGGTTTTGATAAGATTATTATTGGTGATAATAATGATATTGATGGTGAGAGATATGATGATCAATTAAAGGATTATATTGATTATGGAGAGGTAGAGATAGTTGATCTTCGTGGAAAGGTAGCACAACAATTACCATTTTATAATAATATTATCAAGAATTATAAATACGAATGGTGTGCGTTTATAGACTGTGATGAGTTTATAACATTTGCAAAATGTTCAGAATATACCAACATTAAAGACTTTTTAAATTCTAAGAGGAATATATATGCTTATGCATTAAATTGGAGAGTTTACGGAGATAATAATAGAGTATACGCTGGAGAAGGAGACGTTCTTGATCGATTTAAAATACCGATGCCAGATGATTTTAAATTTCACTATAATTTTCCTGAAAACAATCATATAAAGAGTCTTATCAAGTTGTCTGGTGATGAGTTTATTTTTGACAAAACTCCACATAATGTAAATTTTAGTGGGTATTATAGCCCAAATGGCACAAAAATAGCAACAGGACCGTTTAATCCAGGTTTAGACTTTGATGTATTGTATATCAGACATTTCTATACAAAATCATTAGAGGAATGGGTTAATAAAAAGATGAAAAATAAATTTGCTGATTGTATACCAAACAACACCTTTAAATATTACCCGATTGATGATTACTTCATATATAATAAGATAACAGACGCAAAAATTAAGTATTTAAAGCAACATGGAATCGAATATAAAAAGAAACTGTAACGTAGATATTTTTATCTATAGCCACATACCATTTAGGCCAGCAACTACTGACCATGTGTATAAGGTATTAACAAATTCTCGTGAGAACTCTGGTAAATTTGATACTGACCTTGAGATTTTTAGGGACTATACCGATGATAATATTGCTGATAAGAATATCATGTATAATGAGTATTCTGGCATTTATTGGGTGTGGAAAAACTATCCTCTTAAAGATTATGTAGGTTTTAATCATTATCGTCGAATGTACACAACCAGCAAGAATGAGTTGATGGAGTTTGGTAAAATGCCAACTATTGATGATTTGATCTATAACGGTAAGTATAAGATTATTCTTAATAGGAAGTTTGAGTTACGCTGGCATCCAGGTATGCCAAACGCTGGCCAATTAGCAACAAATAGAGAATGGTATGAGTTCTGGCATAACATTGACGACTTAAATCTCCTTGGTGATATAATTAAGGAAAAATATCCAGATTACATTGACGGTTATGAGAAAATGTGTAATAGCAAATATCTCTATCCATGTTCATTATTTCTAATGCCTACAGAGTTGTTTGAGGAGTATTGTGAATTTATATTTGGAGTACTCGGTGAGTTTAGAAAACGTCGTGGATTTAATACAGAAGAGGATTGTATAAACTATGTGAAAGCACATCAAGACCAATATATTAAGAATGACGGCTTTCATGGATACTACGATGTAAAGATGCAATCTCGTATTGTTGGATATATTGCAGAGAGAGCATTAGCAACGTTCTTGATGCACGGTGGAAAAGATTCATTAGAGAATCACGCATCGTTCTTTAACTGGGCTATGATACCAGAAAGTTACTATAAAGTGTAATTTTTTTCTCCAAAATTTTTATGTTCCAGAAAAAAGTATTACCTTTGCAAAAAATTTGAGAATTATGGATGAAATGAATCGTTATTTTGAGAAGAAGGTTTTGAAGTTTAAGGATGGTTCTCACGTCTTCTTTATTTCGGACCCACACTTATGGCATAAGGCAATTATAAGATTTTGCAATAGGCCATTTAATAGTATAGAGGAAATGAACGAAACTATCATCCGTAACTGGAACAATAAGGTAGGTAAGGATGACGTAGTATTTTGTCTTGGTGACTTCTGTTTTGGAGGTTCACAAAAATGGAATGAAGTTATTGATAGATTGAATGGACATATTCATTTGATCATTGGTAATCATGACATGAAAAACCTTCGACAGGGATACATGCATAAATTTGCATCTGTTAGTTTTCAGCAAACAATATATGTGGGAAAACAGTTGATCTATTTAAATCACTTTCCATTTTTATGTTATGCTGGTTCATACCGCAAAGATAATCCAGTATGGCAAATATTTGGACACCTTCATTCTCAAGATATGTACTATGATGTTGAGAATATTGAAGACCCAGAAGTTAAGGAGATATTAAAGAAGGATTTCGCGCGTATACAATACCTAATGCCTTATCAATATGATGTAGGTGTTGATAAAAACAATTTTACACCACTTAGTTTTGATGAGGTTAAAGAAAAAATTGATCAACAAGTGAAAATTTATAACGAAAAACAAAAGAAAAATGAAAATTTTTGATCAAAAGTTGATTTTTTAAAATTTTTCTCATATTTATAATGATTTACTAAAAAATAATTGTATATTTGTTTAACGAAACAAAAACAAAAGAATATGGCAAAACTTGAAGAACTTTTTTCGATGAAGTTGACCGAGAACGGTGACGTAGCGTTTAACAAGGTTAGTTTTAACAATCAGAACCTTAACACGTTGTTTGGTACAGAGTACTACCAGAACCACCTAAACGAGGTTACTATTGGTAATACTCCAAAGGATAGACTGTTCTCTATGTTTATCCGTGACCCTCGCTATGGTTTGGGTAAGCGTGACCTTGGCCGTCGTCTTATGAAACTTTCAAACGTTTCATTGGATAACGTAATTAAGGCTGGCCGTTTTGATGACGTCTTCGCAGTATTTGGACTTTCGAAAGAGGTTCTTGACTATGCCAAAAAGGAAATTGAGAATGGTAACGAATTGGTAAAGAAATGGATGCCTCGTTACTCTTCTCAAAATCTCTTACTCGCTCGTAAGATTGCTGAGTACTGGGGTATGACAAAACAGGAGTATGGTCACTTTATCAAGTGTAATACTACTGAAAATAAGTTATCTCGTAAAAATACAAACGAGATTATCTTTGAGCACGTTCCTTCTTTGGCTATGTTGAAGTACTACAAACGTTTCAACACAAAAGAAGACACTGCTGCTAGATTTAAGGAGTATATCGAGGCAGTAAAGGGCGGTAAGAAAGACCTTAAGGTTGCCACTACTACTGTTTACGACATCTACAGAAATGCAAATAGCATCGATCCAGATGTCTTCTTCGAGAAACTTGAGAAGATTAGTGGAAGTTGGCTTCCTATTGTTGACACAAGTGAAAGTATGTGCAACGAGAACGATAGTTTCGGTAAAGCACTTGCTATCGGCCACTATCTCGGAAAGTGTAGTACTTATGCGCCAAATACGGTAGTATCTTTCTCTTCGAGACCTCAATTGATTAAATTGGGTGTTACAAAGCCTCATGTTGATTACTGGTATGGCACAAACCATATGCCAAGTGATAACACACAATACGGTAGAGAGATACGTTCCATGTATACTGGAGATTGTACCAATACAGACTTCGGTGCGGTAATGAACTTATTAAAGGGCCTTGATGACACCCCAAAATATCTCGTAGTCCTTAGCGACATGGAGTTTGATCAGGGAAGCCGTCAATCCAAAAATGAGTTGAAGAAGATTTGGAAGGAGAATGGATATACCACAAAAATCGTATGGTGGAATCTTCATAATGGGGATTCATTTACAGCCCCAGAAATGGATAGTGAAGGTAATATCTTTCTCTCTGGCTATAATCCAATGCTATTAAAATTCCTTGAGGCAGGATTTGATGGCGAAAAATTCTTAGATAAATTACTTAGTGAATACGAAAAAGTAATCTCATAAGTATTTATTTATACAAAGGTGGTGGAGTTTTCTCCCGAAGGTCTTTTTAAAACCCCTACTAGGATAGGACGGACTCAGGGTTATTTTAGGAGCCACCGAAAAGATGGAAGACATACAGCAAGCACTGTTTATGGATCCAAAAGTAAAACTCACTTACGCCTTCTGATTTTTATCGAACAGTATTAGCGGCTAGTTTCCTCTGTGAAAAATTTTAAAGCAGTTAGTTTAAGCCAATAATATATGGAAGACATACAGCAAACACACATTACTGTATTAACGAAAACAAGAACCAAAAGCGAAACTATCAAGCCTTCTGTCAATAGGAAATAAATAAGAGAGACAACACAGCAAAAAGTATTTTATAATGATTTTGGGTTTCATTTACAAATGTCTCTTGTCACATAAAGGAAGTCGTACAGCAAATATTTAAGGACATTACTGTTAATAATGAATTCTAAGGACTTCTGAAATAAAAATAGGCGGGTTAATTCCCGCCTATTATAATTATATATAAACAAATTATTCAACATCATTACCAGTAATAACTGGAGATATTATTACCCACTTTTCTCCGTCAAAACGATATTTTGTTGTTACACCATTATAATCTTCATCTGATAGTACTACTCTCTCCATACCAACAAAAGCTTCTGTAGCCATTGTTATTTGTTCCAACTCAGCCTTTGTTTGTACTGGCATTGTTTTTGGATCCAGATATGCTTTTCCAGTAAATAATATCTGTTTATCGTATTCAATAGTGTTATTACATTTTGCCATATTCCTAACTAATTTATGTTAATAAATACTTTTATGGCATTGAAATATTATTTATTCCTTGATAAAAATGGATTTTTTATAGTCTTTACCCCATACATTCATTGTGTATTCGATTAAAGTACTATCGTCGTCTCCGTTATAGCCAGCTGTCCACTCTGTAACCTTTGCATCAAGTTCACCATATCGTTTTTGCTGAATGTATGCCAAGGCACATACTAATGAGTCGCATGCATCGTAGTTTTCCTTCTTTAATTTACCATTGTTATCATATACCCACGTAATTTCTGGATATTTTTCACGAACACAGTTCATCATAATTTCCTTTTTATCACAATCAAATGGGAAGTCGCCAAATAATACAAGATGGTTATCATCAAGTGCTTTTCTGATATGCGAATAAGGATAAACGATACCCTTCTTATTAAATTTCCTTATTGATAGAAGTTCTGGGAATGATAACATACGCGCCTCGTAACTTGACATATACGTAGGAACAATACCTAATACACGATAAACAGCCTCTGATAATAATCCATTGAATTGAACTAATTGTGTTACTGTTTGTGTATTTGAGTTTCCTGTTGCATAATTAAGAGGTGCCTCGATAATGCACTCTGTAATTCCCATGTCCTTAATGGTCGTTAGGAAATCTTCTTCAAAAATCTTTTTTCTCAATATTAATGCCTCGATACCCTTAATTTTAGAAGGTAACTTCGGCACAACATGAGTAATCTTTACAATCTCAGGTTCTTTCACACCGTCATCATAGACAATTGACACACCAATACAAGCCGTACTAATGTCTAATCCTAGTACAAGGCTTGGGTAAATCTTTTCTTCTTTTTTCTCTTCTTCTTTCTTTCTTGACATAATATTAAATGTTTTTATAGTAAAAATAACACATTCTAAAGAAAAGTAAATAAAAATTTGTATATTTGTGTTATGAATGTAGATATTAAAGATAAAATATATAAAAGTATTTCGGAATATTGCAGAACGAACCATCTTGTAATAAAAGATTATATAAATGATTTGCTTAATAAATCTTTTATGCGCGATAAATATGGCGACCGACCATTTGTTTCTGAACGGCCAGTAGAAGTTGAAATAGAGGTAAAGAAAAACGAGGAAACGAAGGAGTATGAAGTTGAAATGAAAGAAACAACCATACCTATAGAAACTGATACTAAACCTAAATTGCAAACAAAGTGGAATTTAGACTTCAAACACGATGAAGCATCAATTCATGCAACTGAAACTGAAAAAGAAATTTTAAAAGATGCAGAAGAACTCTCTAAACTAAAAGAAACAGTAAAAATAGCATTGGCTGCAAAACAAAAACCATCAGAAGAAATTACAATTGACGCTGTTAAGCAGGCTATAGAATCGGTACAAGAGGATGAGCCAGTAGAAGAAAAGCCAAAAAGACGTAAATTAAAATAATATGGAAACAGAAATTAAACCATTTGCAGATATTCAACTTGCAAATAGATACGTTAAAGTATTCATCGAGCCAGATGTAGATGAAGAGAGTGCGAAGAAAGCACTCAATAATTTCATTGAAAAATTTGAAAACAATGAAATATTAGATGAAAAAGGTATTCCAGCAGAACCTATGGACTTTCTAATCATTCAGAATAATGGAATCATTGCTTCTCATAAGACAAATAATAATCAAGAGCCTCATTGTGTGTGGCTTAAAGACTTAGAACTTTGTGAGACTGTTGAGATAATCGGAGGTGATGATATAACGGATAAATACAAAATAGAAATACCTAATATTTTAGATTTTTATACAATACCGACAACAAACGATAGTAGAGATGACAAAGAAGATTAACATTGGAGAAAACGGTAAGGTTAACATTAAATGGAATGTTAATCCGATTGATTATTCGCACGAGGAAGAAAACAACATTATATCCGCGTTCGCTAATAAATACGGAATACCGAAGGATAACATTAAGGTAACTCCTCAGTTTGTAACAAAAACGACGACTGGTGAGATAATTCCTTATGCCAATAACATAACGGAGAATATACAGGACAGTAAATTTCAGCAACAATTATTTAAAACCTACTTAGACGAGAAGGAAATTGCCGACTATGATTTTGATCAAATAATAGAGATAGACAATTTGATCAACTCAAATATTAACTATGAACTCTATGAACAGCACAAGCGTTATGCAATAAAGTGGATTAACTGGTCTAACTTTATGTCTTATGGCCCAGATAACCATTTTGACTTTACTGACCTTAAAGGTCTTGTGTTATTAACATCAGACCCATCTAACCAGGGAGGTAAAACAACATTCTGTCTTGACCTTATTCGTTTCTTGTTATTTGGTAAAGTAACATCTCGCGAAAGTGACTGGACACTATCTAAAATTTTCAATAAGCACATTCCAGAGGCGACAGAATGTGTTGTGGAGGGGTGTATCTCTATTGATGGCAATGACTACGTTATTAAGCGTACAGTATCTAGGCCAGCATTAGCAAAGAGAACAGACAAGAGTAAGGTATCTCAAAAGATTAATTACTATAAACTAGTAAATAATGAGTATATAGACCTTGATAATGAAGAGTGTGAGGAAGAAGTAACTGGACGCGAGACAAACAAAGCAATTAAGGATGCGATTGGTAATGAGGCCGATTTCGACTTGATGATTTGTGTTGATTCTGATAACCTTAAGGGCCTTATTTCACTAAAAGATACTGACAGGGGACGACTTATCGCCCGCTGGATTGGCTTATTACCTCTTGAGGAAAAAGATAAAATAGCCAGGGAAACTTTCAACAAGACAATTATGCCTAGTCTTCTTATTAACAAATATAATAAGGAAGATTTGAAGGCTGAAAATGAGCGATTAACAGAAATAGACGGTGAACTAACAAAGAATATTTCTGAATTAACTAAAAAACGTGAAGAATCGCAGGCCAAGATTAAGGAATACCAGGAAACAAAAGAAACTCTATTATCTTCAAAGAGAGATATTGACGAATCATTAACAAAGGTTGATGTTAAGACCGTCGAAGAGACCATTAACACGATTACTGAAAATGGTAAGTATAAGAGAAGCGAAAAGGAATTGAAAGAGAAAGAGTTAAAAGAGATTGGTGAGGTGTCTTTTAATAAGGAAGAATTTGACAAACTTGTTAAAAATAGAGACGATTTAACCGTTATGCTTACAGAGTGCCGTGCTAAATATAAACACATATCCGAAGATATCGATGGTCTAAAGAAGGGTGAATACTGTCCGACTTGTGGCGCTAAACTGGCTAATGTCGATAACTCAAAACTAATTGCCGAGAAAGACGTCGAATTAAAAAAATTAACCGTTGATGGTATTTCCTTAAAAGAAGTATTAGATAAAACTGTGGCTGAAATAAACAAAATGGACTCAGATCGAGAAAAATATAATAAAAAGTTACAGTTAGAACTACTTATATCTAAAATAGAGGTAGATATTGAAAATTTAGTAGCAAAGTAC